GACTTGGGGTCTCACGCATCCAGAACATACTAAAAGACGGAACTGCTTGTTTCCATTACTATGCTTGTAATAAGATAAATCGTTATTACATTCACAGCACTTTTTACTTGTATTACATTCGTTGATTGTTATTGTATCATATTTCTTGTGGATTTGCTTTCGCAATCCTTTATTCATCGTAGGCATAAAATGTTTCATTTGAGTGCTTCTACTCCAATTTCCATATCCTATAAGAATGTTGTCGCCGAAGGTTCCTTTGATTTTATTAAGGAACACATCTATACTTTTCTTACCATAACTATATTGCCTAAACTTCATTTTCCTCCAAACTTCTCGTTGGTAGAAATCTAAGGTTTCTTTGTTGAGTTTATCCTTCTCCACTAAATATATTTTGAACTTGTCGTAATCTACCGATTTACTATTTTGAAAGGATAAATGAGTTTCTTTTTCTATGATGTTGTTTCGTTTCTTTTCCACTAATAATATTCGTTGGTTTGTTTTTGCTTTGCTTTCTCGTTTTCTTTGAGGTGCAGTATATTCTAATTTGTTTCCTTTGTCGTCCATCATATACACTAAACTACGTTTTCCTGGATCACACCCAACAATATTACGAGGTGCTACTTCATTGAGTTGCTCTACTGATAAATCTTCTATGTTATGAAAATCTTGTGTCGGTAAAGTAGGAACTCTTGAACCCCATTTCTTATCTTTCAAATCCTTACGAATAAACAACAAAGAACAACTAATCCCATCTGTTTGGATTTGATGATGAAACTGATAGTGTTTGCTTTTGAATGTTTTATGTTGTAAGTTCAAAAGATTATTCCATACATCGTATTGATTTTCTTTCACATTCTTTAACAATTCACCCTTCTTTTTGTTTTCAGGACAGAATAAACTGATGATACAAGCAGTATCTAAAATAATATGATTGGGAATGATGTTATTACGAAGTGGTAAAGGTTGGAATAATTTATGTTCTTCCTTTTCCAACACTGTATTCATATACAACATGCCTTTCAAATAATCAAATGGTTTCACTTTCACATCATAATGAATTGACTTCTTTATGTTTGTAGGAAGAATATTAGGTAAATGAGTGGTTTTCCATTCATCAAACATCGTATCAGTTTCCTCATTACATTCTAATACGAGTTTCTTGAACTTGAAAAGGATTGCTTTATCATCTGTTATGTTCGTGGTGGTTTTATTGATAAACCGAAGGAAATGTTGAATAAATCGTTCTTGTGTATTATTGGATAAGGAGGTGTGTAGTTGTGTTGCTAAATAAGGTAATAAAAAAGTAGTATTCTTTAACTGGGTCTTTTCGTGGTTAAGTAAAGGTTGATATTCCTTATTGTAAAACTCTTGTAATGTTTCTAAAAGGTCAGTATCCTTACTCTTTGCTCCTTGATTGCTTCGCGTTCCTAATGTTTTGATACAATACAGAATGAACTTCTCGTTTATTTCATGTAAAGGTTGTTTGTCGTTATAACATTTCAACACATATAACCTAATAAACTGGTAAGAATGTATCATCAAATCGTTCATTTCAAAAACCAAATTAGTTATAACTGGTTGGACTTCTTTGTGGTTATGTAATACAGATTTGAGTGTGGTTTTGATGGTAGTATAAGCAGATTTGTCAGTGGAACGGAACTCTTTGAATGTATCTTTCTTCTTCTTTTTCACCATTCTATATACTTACTAAAGATATTTATTTAAGTATGTTTTAAAAATATATACTTATTCCTAAATGTTTTCATTATTCTGGGTTGCTTCCATTTTGAGTTTTTCCTTTCTTATTAAATATGCTTGTCGGTTATATTCTTTTTTTTGCTCTGATGTAGGTTTATAGTTCGTATTTTCTTTATATGTTCGGTTCCGTTCATTTATCACCTCTTTATTATTTTCATAATACATTTTTCTACTTGCGGGTGCTGTGTATTTCTTAAGATGTTCTTTTGTTGATTGTAGTTCAGTTTCTAAATTAGCATTTTTTTCTTCTAATTCTTTTATTTTTTCATCTTTATCCATTATGATACTATATATAATAAAAAATATTTATATGATTTTTATTATATTTGTTTAGATGGATTTGTTCCGTTTTAAATTACCAAGGGTGTAATTCTGGGTTCTCTTTTAGCATTACACGAATGTCTTTTATTGAATCGTGTTCCAACTTAACATCGTTTATTTTCTGTTTCTGCATCATAGTAATAATTTCAATCAATTCCTTGTTTTTGTTAGTCGCAATAGTCATTTCATCTACCATTTTCGCCATATGTTCTCGTTGAGCATTAATAATCTTGACTGCGTCAACCGTTGTCAATACTACCGGTTCTTTACCCGGTTGTTGCATTACAATAGGAGGATTTACATTGTTATTATTTTGTTCGTTAACAAGTTTTTTACGCTTTTCCTCGATCTCATTTGTTTGTTTTAATACATCTGGTTTATTTATGGGTTCACCTGGAGCATATAGTTTTAACTTTTCATCGATTTCCTCCATAAAAAACCTCTTAATGTGATTTTCGGATTGTTTGCGAATAAAATACTCAATTGGTTTATCAGATTGTTTCATAAATGTCGGGTGAGGGTTATCCAACATCTTACGTTTATCGAACGTATTGTGTTCGTGTGAGAAAACTAGGATTGTTTTACTAGGTTCTAATTGAACGAAAGGGATTGTATATCCCTTCAAAAATTCTCTCTCCTCTGCTAAGCAAGCGTCTTCATTATACGTGGTTTGTTTAAGAAGCTCACGTTTAAACGCAAATGTCCCAGCTGTTCCGTGATTAGGACCATATGGTCCACATTGCCACATTTGTTTAATATGCTTGAAGTATACATATAGTTCACTTGCTCCTGCACACAATGCTTTGCTTTTTGATAAAATGTCAACAGCGTGTGATACTCTTTCGGGAGGATAGTAATCATCATCATCCATATAAACCAAAATGTCACCCTTGGTCTTCTCATGCATTATATTACGCTTTTTGCCTAGTGTGACCTTTTCGTCCAACGCAAAATATTTGATTTGAGGAATATTTGCCTCGTCAATAAGGTCTTTTATATTATCTGTTCCGTCATCAACAATAATCCATTCCATCCTGTTTTTTGGGTATGTTTGATTACGAAAGCACTCGAACATAATGGGAATAAATGGTCGCCTATTGAACGTTGGCGTGCATATTGAAACAAACGGAAGCTCCTTCTTTGGTTTATTCTTGCTTTTTTTACCCATTTAGAATGTATATACAATATATTCTAAACTCTTTTTTGGAGTATGTATAACATGTTTATTATTGATTGTCTGTATTGGCGACAGAACCTAAAAGTGGTTCATCTATAGCACCATTTGTTTCTTGTTTATCCTCTATTACATTATGGCTAGTGTCAATTGAGCTGTCGGTGAATTTTTTGCGAAGATTGTTTAACAACTGCGTTGCGTCAATAATAAAGGTTGTTTCTGGCATGCCCTTATACATATATCTACCCCAAAAAATAAGAATAAAAAGTGCGATTGTTGCTGGAAAAATTGCGTTCAGTTTTTCGATTCTTCCACTATCAAATATATTAGACATATCAAATGCTATATATGAAAATATCATAATAAACCCAAACATAAATTTATTGTTCCAAAAGCGTTTAATTAACATTTTTATTTTGGTCAACATTTTTTCATCACAAGAATCAAATTCTGGACGTTTATAATGACTATCTAATATGCTTTTATAAATATTCCCTTCTAGAAATACAACGTGAAACATGGACATCAGCGCCATTGTCAGTGAAAATGCGGTAACCAATGTAGTTTTATCATCTTTAACAGCACCGTAAATTAGTGTCCCAATTGAACCCAATAGAATTAATATATATGCAGCACCATACCGTGAAAGTCCTTCAGGAGGTTTCAATAAAGAATAAATAGCATATGGAATGATTAATAACGCAGAAAATCCTGATAGAACAATTGACATACTTAACATGAAAATGTTCGAAAAAACATAAACAATCAATCCAACAAGGCCAAACCCGGCAACGTTTGACCTTAATTCATTGACACCATCGATTGCGAATAAAATGACAATGATAATCCCCATAATTATAAAATATGATAGAGGTAATGCTTTGTATAACGCTTTGAACCACTTCATTGGGTCTATCTTAATACTACCGAATTGTTTACCCATTGCTCCTTTTCCCATTGATCCTATTAAACCATCCATCTTACCTGATAACACCAAACCTGAAAACACATAAACACAAGAAAGAATAACAAATAAAGACCCAACCTCGAATGTTCCCTTTTCAAAGTTTTTACCCGACGATTCAATAAGAAAGTCAAATAAAATTATGAATGCCTGTGCTGGTAGAAGAATATACTTCATTAATGGGAATTGACACAAGAACCCCATACATTTCAACATTTTGTTGCCATCATAGTGTTTTACATATTCATCCGAACCCGGAACAGAAGTCAATAGAACCGTTATTTGACCTACAAGTTTATCAAATGACGTTTCTGAACTATTTAATGTTTCTTCTGCTGAAGCGTCAATTCCTTCATCCACGACTTTACCCACAATTTCATCTTTGTAATTCTTAAATATTATGTGTAGATATGAAATTATTGCAAATATGTATGCAAGTATAATAGACAAATACCGGACAAGTTGCTTATTACTCAAGAATGATTTTACATTGAATCCTTCTTCTATATTTGGCTTTTCTTCTATATTAACATCATCATCTTCACCTTCTGGTGTTATCAAATCGTCAAGTTGTTTGGTATGTATGTCTTCTAGATTGGGCAGTCGGGTAAACCCATTTCGTTTATTCTTAATGCTTTCTATTTTATTTTTTAACTCGTTGAGCGCAGACATTGAATCGTTTCTCGTGGTATCATTTTTTTTTCGACCAGCAGGAACGTGCGGTATATTATTGTTAACTTTAACTTTTTTTTTCCATTTGGTTTCATCGGCTGACATAATTAGTTACTATACATTGACAATAAAATATATAGTAATGTGCGACGCTTATTCTAAACCAGTTGTTTAATCTTAACGGGCAAGCATCATACCACACTGACCAGAAACAAATGAAAGTATATTATACCTTTCCTCAAAGACAGTAAGATTGTAATTATAATCATATAATTTCCAAGATGACTTATTAGTTCCTATAATATTCCCTTCTGCGTCACATACAGTTTTGAAGTCGTTGGAATTACTAAATTGCGGTGCGTGCGTTGTTATTTCCAATTCAACCGATTTAAATTTGCTCATATTTAAAGCGCCTGATGGTTGGTGTTCGAACGGGTCCGTATTTAAGCAAAAATTGTAGCAATATAGACCTTCTTTTGCGTTACCAGGCGTTCTGGTATATTTCTCCACATAATCGAATATCCCACGTGTCATTGTATTTTCACGATATTCACCATCCAACAAGATGCCCATTGTTAATAAGATGTGTTTCTCATTTTCTACATTATAGTCACCCGTTATGAAAAAACCTGTATTTTGCCGTGTCTTTGGGTTCTGTCGGGGACCACTTGTTATGCCCCGTTCGAACATTTCGTCTTGCACGCTCTGTGGGAAGTAATTGTTATTAGAAACGTCAAGTATACCTTCCTGGATTGATATTGGTGGACGACCATAAGGCCAATTTGTATAATTACTCCACTCGTTTCTCATATTAACGTCATTTCTTTGTAAATAAAACATCCATGATGAAACCATACCAGTAGACGTAAGGTTTACTTTTTTTGAGCCAGTTATGTTTTGATAATCATACCGGAATACATCTTTCACCAGATACATTTGTTCCTTCATTGCGAATAATCGCGACTCATCCTTTGATAAAAATCCATAGGTTGATATTAAATGAACGTCAGCATTCCAAGTATTTATCCGAGTGGCGTATTTATCAGCAGTTATAATTGGATGTGGAGGGCTCTGTAGAAATCTATACATTTGATACCGGTCTTGGTTGAAGTCAGGTGCCACATAAGGAAACTCATTATCATGGTCGAATACATCACGGACACGAAACAGTTCACGTATAGGGCGCAGTGTTATTGAAATCTCAAGCTCTGAATACTGAAGAGATACAAGAGGGAACGCGCATCTACTATCAAGTGTGAACCATGTATTTATTGGTATGTATACTGGACGTCCACGAATAGATGGTTCAGAACCTACAGAAGACCCAGTGTAAAACGCGCCGGGGTATACATTAACACGACCTTGCGAGAATGCTGGGTCATTTAATTCGTTAACGTTACCCGACATTTTATCGAACAGATTCTTTTTATCTGTGTTAAAATCTCTATCTACCATTGCTGCCAGATATTCACCTGTATATTTCTGTAATGTTAGAGAACCGCATCTTATTTCAACTTCTTTAATCATATGTGTACCAAGATTTTTTATCCACTTAAAGTCATATGGGGCCCATCTGCCATTGGTGTCCTTCCAGTAATCATCCCCTACTTTTTCTGGGTGATAATAAGGACTCCATATATCAGGTAAATTAACAACTAAATATGTGTCCATCAATAGGTCACCAAGTCGTTTGACTTTAAACTTAAATGTGGATTCTGTGTCAGTTCTTAATTCGCGCATTCCATCATAATCCAATCTAAACTTCTGCAGACCAAAGTTGGTGTATTTAGAATATGTAACCTTGAAAAAGGTCTTGGTCGGTTCTCCTGTTAATATAATATTATGTGTTCCTTCTGCTATCAAGTTTAGTAATCCACCTGCCATTTTAGATTATTTAATATATAATACAGCAACAATTTATATTGGTTTATAGTATAGTAATAAAATGAATAAATTTTATAAAAAAATGTTAATATTAACATTGATATTTATTCTTTGTTTTTGCCTATATGTACGCTTTTATAAAAACAACAAAGTGGAAGGCATGTTTGGTTTATTTACAGGTGCTGATGAATGTCCACTTATAAATACATCAATTGACTTGAAATTGAAACTGAGGGAAGTTACTGTTAAATCGTCACAAAATACAAAATCGAACGAGGTAGCTAACGCAATGATAAACGGAAAACGAATGCTGGATTTTAAAATAATATCTAAAAATAATGTTCCTTACGTAGACAGTGACCGATTAAATAATGTGCTTGATTCTGTTTTTTCAAATATAGGCAACGCACCAAATGGCAGCATGAATGGACCATTGTTTATAAATCTCAGATTCACTGGAAGCGAAGATGTGTCATTTTTTAATGCAGTTGCCAAAACTTTAAAGGAAAGTGGGTTAGCACTATACAATAAGCCTGGTTACACAGAAACGCCTCTAAGTGAAGCAAAAGAAACGGTAGGTGGTATATATAATGAATTATCAAATGCGTATGAGGGTTTTACGATACTAAACCCGAATGATAGCATTAAAACTACAATGCCTTATAATTTACAAAATGTCAATGAAGATTATTCAATGTACGAAAATGACGAGAATGATGAAATTGATGAAGACGGTCGGGAGGGTTGGGGAGGATTTAAAAAACTAAGAAGAAGAGCAAAAAAGACTGGAAGATCGATTAAAAAAGGAGCAAAAAAGGCTGGAAGATCGATTAAAAAAGGAGCAAGAAAGGCTAGAAGATCGATTAAAAAAAGAGCGAGCAAATTATCGAGATCAATCAATAAATCTAAAAGACTTAGGCTAGACGCATTTAAACGTTATAAAAAACTTAAGAAAGAAGCTATTGCTCGTTCAAGGGGACAGTCTAGATTAACAAGACAAATTGGCATACTTAATACTAAAATCATAGATTTAGAAGGGGATATTGTTGAAAAGGAGAACAAAAATATAAAGTTGTCTACAGCAAATGAAAAGATGTCAACTGATTATAATATTAAACAAGAAAAGGTCAAGTCTATAGGAGGTAGAATAAGCAATGCTTTAACAAAAAAAATAACAGATAAGAATCGTGTAACTGGTGATACATTATTAGGAGAAATGTATGGTAAAATAATAATATGTGTTGAGTTGGAAAATAAAAAAGCAGATGTGTACGACAGTTCAGCATTGAAATCTATAGAAAATATATACATAAGTGGCAATAGAGAGAGTAAGGACCCACTTGAAATGTATCGTACGAATGATGATTTGAGAAATAGAGAAGTTAATAATGCACTATTTATTACAAACGCCAATAATTACGAGGAGGTGGTGCAAGCGATGGCCGAAAAATCCGCTCAATTTATCTTGGTTCCCGAAGGGATAGGTTCTGAACAATACCACAACCTATTTAACAATTCCAAGAGTGGGTATGCGCCAATAGAACAGATGCAAAGTTATATTAAAACAGACAATGTAATGAACCGTTGCTGGAAAGAATAATATCATTGATTACAAATGGAAAATCTGTCATCCTTTATGATTAATTATTCCACAGTTTTAATGTGTTTAGATTATATATTATTATACATAGTCTAATGTCATTTTCAAATTCAACATATATTACACATTTAAATTCAAAGTCAAATTTAAATTCAACTTCAACATCAAATTCCAAGCCGACCCCAAAGTCCAAATCTGCGTCAAAATCCAAGTCTAAGTTATATAAAAGACACTTTAATTATGAACTATGTGATAATAAAATGGATTTTCATGATTGTGAACTTGCAATTCTTAGACATGCTGTAGACGAAGGTGACAAACAGCGTGGTGTAAAAATGGCACAAGACCCGGATATAACAAGCATTTTATCTATAGTTGAAGAATTTCTGAAAACGAAGGGATTAATATGTTATGGAGGAACGGCAATTAATAATGTATTACCAAAGAGTGCGCAATTTTACGATCGTGCGTTAGAAATACCAGACTATGATTTTTATTCACCCACAGCAATGGATCACGCAAAAGAATTGGCAGATGTGTATCACAAGGCGGGGTTTAAAAATATTGAGGCAAAAGCTGGCATGCACTACGGAACTTACAAGGTTTTTGTAAACTATATACCGATTGCCGATATCACATATCTGGACCCAGCTATATACAAGGAAATTGGCAAGGAGGCATTGTTAATAGGTGGCATAAAATATGCTCCTCCGGATTTTCTAAGAATGAATATGTATTTAGAACTTTCCCGTCCAGCGGGAGACGTATCTAGGTGGGAGAAGGTGCTGAAACGTCTTACGTTACTGAATAAACATTACCCCCTAAAAACCAAGGCCAATTGTAATACTGTAGATTTTCAACGAAAGGTAGAATCGTCAAAAATAGATGCCGAAAAAGTATACTACATGGTTAGAGATGTATTCGTAGAACAAGAAGTGATATTTATTGGTGGGTATGCCGTAAAGCTATATGCAAGATACATGAAAAAAAACGAACGTAATTTAATACAACACATACCAGATTTTGATGTATTGTCAGAAGACCCCGAATTATGTGCAACAATTATATCAGAACGATTGAATCAACACGGTTTTACAAACATACACATTATAAAGCGTCAAAAAATAGGAGAGTTAATACCAGAACGACTTGAAATCAAGATAGACAACGAAACGATTGCGTTTATATATAAACCCATTGCCTGTCATAATTACAATTCAATATATATTAATAAAAAAAAAATAAATGTAGGCACGATAGAAACATTGATGTCGTTTTATATAGCATTTTACTACTCGAATGAACCATACTACTTTAAAGATAGAATACTGTGTATGGCTCGTTTTCTGTTTGATGTAGAACAGAAGAATCGTTTGGCGCAAAGAGGTTTATTAAAAAGATTTAGTATCAAATGTTATGGTGTTCAAGATACACTCGAGTCGATACGTGCCGATAAAATGAAAAAATACAGAGAATTGAAGAATAATAGAAAATCACGAGAATACGATTTATGGTTCTTAAAATATACGTTTGAAGACAATGATGACAATGGTATAAACAAACGTAAAACAAAAAATAGACGTATTCATAAAAACAGAACACGAAGAATAAAGCCACCAACAAGTAATGAATTCTTGTTCTAGGTATAGAGCAACATTGCTATTATATATAAATGTAAATCAATTTGCGTCTCCATATATCCTAACAATCCTTTGTAACCCCGTTTAAACCGATGAACGTTTGAATCCATCGCGTGTTCCTCCAAGTAATACTTGAACATTGCCCCGTTGGGATGCCATACTTTGGCAATCAATTCCTCCCAAAATACCTTCATTTGTGTGATAAATAGTACAGATTGTTATGTTGATATTGTGCTTTTTTTGAATGACAAATGTATTTATTTTAGGTCGGGTTCTCTATCAACTATTGAACCAACAGAGATAGAATCAATTACTTTTCCAAATGTTGCCTCTCTTGGAAATACTGGAAGTAAATTTCGATGGATGTCTTCACACTTTGTAGAAAAGGACGAGTCCATATCAGAGTATTCTACTGGATTGTTTTCTTTCATATCACATAGAGTTTGGTTTGCTCTTCCTGTTACTACTTTAATCCCATGCAACAGTTGTTCCCGAGAACCTTCCTTGTCCCATTCATTATTTTCCTTGATATACAGGGTATTTCTTTTCTTATCAGTGCAATGAATAGGTCTTTTGTTCACACCTAACTCTTTCATGTTCTCTAAAAATAGTTTTGAAATGCCTCCAACATAACCAAGCTGTGCCTGGTTCTCCAAGTCTTCTACAGAAACCTGAATACTTTCAATGAATTCAGAAAAGTTAATGGCATCCTTACAGTCCTCGTTGAGAAATACTTGTAGGTTGAACTTATTATTTGTTGTATTGTTATTATTATTATTGTTACCCATTTTAGGAATCATTTGTTGTATGGTCTTTGTTTGTTCTTGCATGGTCTTTGTTTGTTCTTGCAAGGTCTTTGTTTGTTCTTGTACGGTTGTGGATTGTTTTTGTAAGGTTGTCGATTGAACTTGTAATAAGTTCATCAATTCTTTATTTTGAGTAATTAATGATAAAATAAGGGTTTCTTTATCTTTGCTTTTGTCTAGGTTCTCTACATTGTCTTGAGGAACTATAATATTAGGTTGAGTTGTTGAGTTGCACTTTTGTTTGTGATTATGCAACCCTTGTCTATATTTATATATATTCCCACATTCACAAATAAATTCGGCATTTTTTTGCTCCTTATTGTCATCGTTCGTCATTCGTTTGTGTTTCACAGTAGATAAATGTTTATTATAATTACTTCGCTTACAGCATATAAAGTCACACATTTTACACTCAAATGTTACCGCATTTTTTGGCATTTTTTCTGTCATCATATTGTCCTAAATATAAGTGACAATAAAAAAGCACATTTACAACGCATATAGAATTGATAAAATGCTTAAGCAGTCAAACTTTCCAAGTTAATATACGTTTTAAAGCATTATGCTTTGAATTGACTTTTCAGAAAAAACACGTTTATAGATGGAATAATTTTTTGAGATTTGGACAGAAAATAAATGTCCATTTTGAGATTTTACAAGAATGAATCCAAAAGCACTTTTTTCCTTATGCAGTCACATATTATATTTTGAAAGAAGATACAAAGCATAATATTTTTAAGGTTCTTTTTCAACAACTGAACCATTTGAGATGGAATCAATTACTTTCCCAAATGTTGCCTCTCTTGGAAATACTGGAAGCAAATTTCGATGGATGTCTTCGCACTTTGCTGAAAACGCTGAATCCATATCAGAGTATTCTACTGGATTATCTTCTTTCATATCACATAGGGTTTGGTTTGCTCGTCCTGTTATTACTTTTATCCCATGTAAGAGTTGCTCACGAGAACCTTCCTTGTCCCATTCATTATTTTCCTTGATATATAGGGTATTTCTTTTCTTATCAGTACAATGGATTGGTCTCCTGTTTACGCCCAATTCTTTCATGTTCTCTATAAACATCTTGGAAATGCCACCAACGTAACCGAGTTGTGCTTGGTTCTCCAAGTCTTCTACTGTAACCTGTATATTTTCAATAAACTCCGAAAAATTAATTGCGTCCTTACAGTCCTCATTGAGAAATACTTGTAGATTAAACTTATTATTTGTTGTGTTATTGTTATTATTCCCTATCTTTGGAATTATATCCTTGATTGTTTGTTGCATAGTAGCAGATTGTTCTTGAATTGTTTCGACTAAACACTTAGTCTCTTCTTTGTGCTGTTGTTGCTGTTGTTGCTGTTGATGTTGTTGCAGTTGTTGATGTTGGTGCTGTGATGATAATAATGTCATCAATTCTTTATTTTGAGCAATTAATTCCAAAATAAGGGATTCCTTCGAATTTGGGTTTGCTGGTTCAATATTTTTACAGTTTAATTTATGTCTTGATAAACTTGCACAATGTCTATATTTTTTCCCGCATTTACATTCATATTGAGTAGCATTATTGGTAGTATTTTTAGTAGTATTTGCGTTAGCATCCGTTAGCCGTTTGTGCTTTATTGTATTTAAATGCTTGTTGTAATTGCTCTTATCACTGCAATTGTAGTTACACGTATTGCAAGTATATATATCCGTTTTTTCCTGGTAGTTTTCTGATAGCATCTTTTACTAAATACTGCTGACATAAAAATACTTTTACAAAATACGCAACAACAACAATAAAAACCTTACGCAGTCAAACTTTTAACATTAAACTGTTATTTAAAGCATTATGCTTTGAAGTGACTTTTCAGAAAAAACACGTTTATAGATGGAATAATTTTTGAGAATTTGGACATAAAATAAATGTCCATTTTGAGATTTAACAAGAATGAATCTCAAATCACTTTTTTCCTTATGCAGTCACATATTATATTTTGAAAGAATATCAAAGCATAATATTTTAAGGTAGATTGTTCCGTTGTGTGGTTTATCATAAAAAATACAATTTACACCTTCGGTATGTAATTATCAACAAGCGAACGAAATCTGCTATAACTTTATTCAAGGCTATGTCACCATCTGTCACATTGTTCTTTAGTTTAGAAATCTGTTAAAACGTTGACGGTTTTCTGTAGCATATAAAATAAACTACCAAACAATGTGCTTTTAAGAGCAATGCCGTAAAAGTTTATATTTCCATCGACGTTATAAATAGATAGAAAGGCAAACCTTTTGAAAAACATAGTATTAATCAGAGGCAATTGGAACAAGAAATATAACATGGAGATTAATATAGGTACTTGCAGATCACTTAATATGCGGTCGACGTAACTATCACGCCTTTTTGCGTTTTCTCGTTGTAATATTTTTTCGGTTGTTACTTCTTCATAATCCCTTACGTAGTCATCACTGAATCTAACTTTTGGTATGTAGTTTGCTGTAATCTCCTCGTCGTGTAAATAAGTTTCGGTATCCATTGGTAAATCACGCGAAGGAAGGCGGGTTCTAGGTGTATTGTCAATCATCTCTCGTTGCTGTTGTGAATAATTTACATCCCCTTGTCCTGAATCCTTTTTTGGTGGACTTGTCTGTGGCATAGGCATGTCGTGAGGCTGTAAAGAATTTCCATATGGATTGGGGTGTATATTCATAGGAGCATAATTGGCATTACCTTCTTCATTTGAACCCATTCCATCCTGTGCGTTCACTTGCATCGTAACATTTTCGGGCAATTGATCTATACGTGTAGTATGTTCCGACATATAATATATTAAATTATCTAATAAATAATTTAATAACGTATTGGGTTCTATGCGTTATTGCCTAAAATAGAGAGTTGGGAATTAGCAGGTGCTGCTTCTGGGTCTGGTGTAGTTATGTCAAGAACACGTTTCGTTCCTTTATTGTCACATTTGGAAGGGGTTGCTTCGTATTTATAACATTTACTGTCGTACTTGTATATTTTATCATCAAACTCACTTATGATCGGACCGTTAAATATTATACAGTTCTTGTCAGTACACGCACGTCTAAACAAACAAGCCAGTCCAAGACCAAGTAATATTGAAATAAAAAATTGACCCAATGGTGTATTTAATAATCTTGTAAAGTTCATTATAATATATTGTATGATGACAATAAAAAATATTCAGACATTTTAACAATAGAAAAAGACTTTACTGTAAAATATCTATGCTATACTAAATAATGCGTTAGCGCATTCGGTAGTGCGTTCGTAACTTCTTGTGTCAGTGCCCTTGCTATCATGTTGTGGTAGGTATTTCCCATCCATGTTTTCATTTTCCCACATTTCCGATATGTTGTTTTTTGGTATGATTTTCCCTCCATCCGTGTCTATTTTATCGGTATCGTATTGAGAATTGGCATCGATATCTGGTTTTGGTTTGACGCGAATGTTATAATAATATATGCCGTCTGATTTGCGTTTTTTATTTAACCCCATGCTTAATAATGTTGAACTTATAAGTTTGGTTAATTTTAATTTGTCCATATTAACGGGAAAACTATGATGGGGACAAGATAATGTATTTATAATTTCACTGGCTTTAATCATATGGTTGCTGCTATCATTGGAGTTGATATCTGTATGAATGTCGTACAATAAATTAATTGTGGTTTCCAATTGTTGAATCGTGTTATTTTTATTATTTTTTGACATGCTGTCATTTTTGTCATAATTATTAATGCCATTGTTGTAACAATCATTATTTTTATGAACACTTTTTCCTATATCAAATAAAGTTTCAAAACCCTGTAACTTTTGTATGATCAATTCTGTGGTTACGAAATCACGTTTATGAAAATAGGAACTAATTTCTTTCACTTCTGTTAGCGACAGTGAATCATACGCTTTGATGAGTTTAAAATCATTAAAGTGTTCAACTAAATAAGTTGCTTGTTTAATGTCTTCTTGACCGATAATTAATCCTTGACCCACGCTTGTGCTATAAATAACACTACAATTATAATGGTTATTTTCGTTTACATACGAACCCATTGACTCAAATGACTCAAAATTACCAAATTCTACCTTCACCTTGGGTGTAAGAAACTCATCAGTTTCGGGTGTTAATATTGATGAGACGTGTTCTCGTCGCATATCTAAATAATCTAAAGGATAACGTTCTTTATTCGCAGACTTTAATATAAATTTGTCCATTAATGCTGACATAATCAATAATTGTTCAATATTATTAAAATATTGGTCGGGTGACAGATAGCCTGACAACCGACTGTTAGTTGAAGTATGTTTAAATTCTAAACAATTGGTTTTAAATAGAGTTTTCAATCTTGATTCTATTTTGCGATTTTCATTCATAAATATTTCTTTCCTTAAACGTTTAAAACTTATGACACAATCGTCCTCTATTTCAAGGTCCACAAGTATTTTTTTAAAAAATTCTATAAATGCGTCAGTTGCTAATGGCAATAATGTACGAGTTTCAGCATTGTTGTTCGTAATTAAATAAAGTTTATCAGTATTTTTTGAATCGTCCTCAAAAATATTTCTGTGTTCATAATCTGCGAATAGTGACATTATGTATATACATAGTGTATATACATAAAAGTTGACGATTTGAACGCACCTACATTATTATTATTCTTGTATAGGTATTTTTGAAATTTTACCTTTATCTGAAGGACACTTCACTTCCTGCTCTTCAACCGAAAAACAATTGTTTGCTTTGTCTCTGTACTGAATAGAGTTTATGTTTTCGTGGGTTGGATACACGATAATTTTTCTGGTGTCGGGTGCGGTAATGTAAACGGCAAATATACCAAATGCCAAACTCATAATAAAAACGGGAAAGTTAATGTATTTGAACAGATTCATTATATACTATTCGTTTATTTTTTTCCCTTACGCTTTTTTTTACCCTTATTCTTTTTGTCGCCATCCTTCTTTACAACTTCACCCATAGACGAAATTAACTCATCGTCTAAACGATTTTGTTCGACGGAACTTCTTTCTTGTTTATCTTCACCATCTACTGAGAATACCATCTTACCGGTTACTGGGTCTTTTTTTAGGTTTGATTTAGCATTTGCTCTCTCATTCATTTTATTACGCAAACGGTCTCTAGTTGAACCTTGTTGTGTCATTCGTGTAAGAGCATTAATGTCCATCTTGGCGTTTTTACCAAGTCCCATACCACTTGCAAATTTCTTAAACATTTCATTCATCTCCTTATTACCACCCATATCCTTCATCTTCGCCAAAATTTCCTGTGCTTCCTGCATTAGTTCATCTTTCGAAATGTCTCCGCTATCCATCTTTTTTTGTAACTTATCCCCGACCGTTTTTACCATGTCCATCATTTTTTTTGGATTTTTCATTAATTTCTTCATTATATCCTCGCTCGATTTCTCATCACCACCTTTCATCATATCTTCGAATTCCCCTGAAATCTCTTCTGCTAGTTCCTTAGCAAGACCTCCAATTTTCCCATCAAAAATGCCTTTCAAATGTTCGTGTAGTCCATCCATATCGGGAACATTGTCACTTGCATCAAATGTAAATTCAGTCTTATTGTTAGACGAATCTGTACCTGAACTTGCGTTACCTTTCCCATCCATTCCCATGTCACCAAAAAAGCCTGTAATACCTTCCATTGTTTCCTTTAATTTAGACTGTAGGTCGTCCTCATTGATTCCATTGAATAAATCGGCAGCATCACCAAACTTGCTTTTATCATCAATAGAACCAATTGTAGTAAATAATAACAATTGTAGGTATTTCCATAATGTCTTCTTTGTGTTATCACTAATGCCTTCGCAATTATATAATAATTTGAAATCTACACCTGGTAAAAAACACACGTTTGTCACGCAATCCTTAACGAAAATGTCGTCATTCTGGTATAAAATGTCGAAAAATCTCTCAGGGAATACACTCGTCATGTATTCAAATAACTTGATTAATTTGTCGTCATCCGCACCCGTCCATTCTTGCCACAGTGAAGCGTGCTCTGGATACGTAGCATTTAAATCTGACAAAAGGTCGTTGACAGTCGTCTTGAAATTTTCAGGTATTTCGGGCATTATTATATTAAAAAATGGGATATGTTTATATATTATTTTGAAGATAAACAAATTGTAATAAACGCATTTATATTATCCGCTTATATGTCGCATTAGTTCATTTAATTTTGTGTTTCCTGTGTTTACAATATTCTGTTGTATTAAATTATAATCTTTGAATGGATTTCCATATATTTCATCTTCATTGATTGACAATGATTCGTTTACCGCTAATTTATTAATTGGCACGGAACGAACAAGTGGATCACTGTAATAACGTTTTAGTTGCGGAGGTGGATCACTGTAATAACGTTTTAGTTGCGGAGGTGGAACACCAGTATAATGTTTTAATTGCGGGTGTGGTAACATAGTATCGTTCATAACACTGTTTATATATCCGTGTGCCACTTGATGTGTAAGTGTCGGTTTAATACAATTGATGGAGCTTATATTAGTGCTGGTTGAATACGCTCTTTGGTTTCCCTGCGATGACTGTCTTGCAATTGTATACATGTCGTAATAAGGGGTGTTTATTGAATTGTAGCAGACATAAATATCGTCTTGTAATTGTTTCATCATGTAATTGTTACTTAAATCATTGCTAGTTATATATTTATTCAATTTTAGCATAAACGCCGACAGTTTGGTTTTTATGTAATCACTTTTTAAATTGTTGTTGCTTCGACACGGGACATTGTTAAACAATGACGGCGTAACAAACGTATTGCCGGCGATTTCCCTAGCTTCATATAATAACTCTTGTGTTTTAAGTTTAAAAGCAAACCGCATCAAGGTATCATCATTGTTATTTTCGTCAGGAATCACGTGTCCCACGCACAAGTTTTCATCATCTTCTTTGACCAGCAATTTGATTACTACTTGTTTCATTTTCGATACGTGAGTTTTAACGTGGAAGTCACGTTTGGTATTTGTTGAAATGTTCGACAAATTCAACTCATTAACCCATTTATTTGTTTTCCAGTTGTATATTTCGCCATTTACAACAGTTATTATTGGGTCATCGAGTAAGTTGTATAGTATATTATGAATGATTTCGCCATATACTAAACCGGAATTTTCAATCTTATCAATAAATCTGTATTCACCGTTGTGTTGTGAATCACCCAGTATGGATAGCATTCTAGCATCGTGATTCATTCCGTATCCTATAAATATATTTGAAACACCACTCGGGACTAATCCTGCCAACACAACCGGGTCAACCCTCCCACCATTCGCCTCTCCATCTGTCATGAATATTTGTATATATTTGGTGCTTTTGTTAATTTTTATTTCCGCATTGATTCTCTCATTTACATCTAACAGGGCCGCATCCATATTTGTTCCCCCGTATGGTTCTATGCGTTTTATGTCAAATATGATACGGTCTTTATTGTCGGGCGTTAGTAAGGTAAAATCCAACACACGGTGTACTTCATCGTTGAAATTATTGATGGCTATGTTTGCGTTAATGTTTGAATCGCATAGACTTTCAATGATGCGTGCCATAGTAAACAATGAATGGTCCATCTTTGTCTTACCATCTTTCGTCGCATCGTTCATAGATGCTGATGAGTCTATTGTAAATATGATAGTTGTATTTACGGGTTTCGCACCCACGTCGCTATCAATTGTTTTGAATTGTAATGTTCCATATTTGTCATCAGTATCAATTTTAAATGGCAGATTTGAATTGTCGTCAATAAATGACAGAGAAGAGGAAGCAAGTTTTGAATTGAAATTCATTATAGATGATATTATTTATATATAATTGATATATTGTTTATTTTCAATTTTTATATTACTTAATTACACCTTTGAAGATTTAAAATGGCACGGTTGATATATTTTTATACAATTATTATGTGAAGCATAAAAGTCCAGACTATAAATTATCTGCTGTTAAATATTATTTGAATAATAAAGATGGATATTATAAAACCTGTAAAATATTTGACTGTAAGAAATCTTCAATCAAACGATGGATACATACATATAACACTACAAAAACTCTTACCAGAAAGAATAGAAATCCTGTATCATATAAGATAAATAAAGAACAGGTTAGAACCGCTCTAAATACGATTGATAAAAACGAACAAATTACGATGGACGAATTGATGATTGATATGAAACAAAAATATAATAATTTAGACATTACAAGTCAACATTTGGGTAGTGTTGTTAGAGCAAATAACCGAACCAGAAAACGAACACGCCATAAACACTTTCCTAAGGAACGATGGAAACAACCTACTAATCAAAACAAGGAATTAGAAACATTCTACACCCAAGTTCGCAAATATCCAATTGATAAAATTATTTGTCTGGACGAAACCAGTATTGGTTCTCATTTGAAACCATCGTATAGTAGATGTTATATTGGAAAGAGGTGTGTAATCAACACAAATAATAGTTTTGTATTCCGCAGTTTTACTTTGTTAGTTGCTATTAACAATTCAAAGTGCGTTGGAAAAATATTTTATGATAAGGGTGGAACTACCAAGGAAAGAATGGTGGATTTTATTGAAACACAAATCGCACCTAAATACAAAGATCATCTTATTATATTAGATAATGCTGGTAGTCATCATAACAACCTGGTTAAAGAAGCAATACTAAAAAGTGGTAATAAATATTTGTTTTCCGTCCCATATAATCCAGAAACGAATTCTCCAATAGAAAGTTATTTCAATCAAATAAAAACCTACATCAAAAAGAACCGTGATGTGTATACATTTGAAGGATTAGAGAATAATGTTGTTAAATCAATAGATAAGGTAAAACCTGAAAATTATAAAAATTATTTCAAAAATGCTTACGGAATAAAAGATAATAAAAATTATACACGGCAACCATCAACCCGTAAATGTAAACTGAAAAAATATAAACCGTAACTCACTTAAAAATATTTATATTGATATATTAGATATGAATATAGACGATATACTGGTTGAAAACAAAAAACTCAAGGTAGAAAATATTGAATTAAAACGACAAGTAGACACATATTCTAAACCACAAAAGTCATATTATGAACGAAATAAGGAAGTCGTAAATCAAAAGGCAAAGGAAAGAATGAAACAACTATCACAAGAAAACCCAGAAAAGTTAAAGGAAATAAACAAAAAGGCATATTTAAAACGAAAAGAAAAAATGGCGGTCAGTGATATTTAGAAGAAATACATTTTCATAAAAAACTGAAACATTTAGGAATAATTAATATGTTGATAAAGAACTTAAAATTATTTTCTTTATCTAATGTAGAATGGAAAAGGCGAAAGAGAAACCACCAGAGTTTTTCAAATCCACAAAAACTTCTCTAAAAAGCATACTGAAACACCATGAAATCAACACAACGAAAATCAATGATGTAGTTATCAAGGCACATAAAATCGTTATTCACACTTTACAATTTCTAAAAATGTATACTCTTCATCATTATCAAACACACTCACAAACTATACCTATTATTGATAAGATTTTGATTTTGAATGTTATGAAGGTTGTTTGTGGTGAAAAACATACCAAAACAGGAAAACCACCCAAGAAAGAAACTGTTGAACTCACCGCAAAACTTAATTCATTCTATACCGTCCATTACAAACCGTATACACAACCAGAGCAATTGGATTATGAATATATGAGTAATGTGCTTTCTTACTTGTGTGAAGACATTATGACGATGTATGAAAATAACATTCAATTACACTATGTGAATTATGTGGAACGCTTTGTAAATGTGGTTTGGAAAAAGAAGATGATGGTTGAGAAGATACGAAAAATATTTCCCACCAAAAAAGAACGAGAAGCGCGAATTAGATGTTTGGAAAAGGAGTTGCGAAAGATAAAGAACGATTTACTGAATGTTGATAATAAAGATGAGAATACATCACTACCGTATTATCATAAATGGATTACCGAACAAAAGAAACACATTATTCCAGACAAAGAGAAGTTCCAAAAGCAAAGCATCTATTATGATTTGAAATGTAAACCTATGGATTATTTCCCATGTATGATTGCGATGATGAAACAAGTTGAAAATGATGATGAAACAATCAGTAATGTTTTTCCTTTACGAAGTAGTATCGCACCTGGTTATATTCGGTTAGACACGATTACATTAGTGTATTTGCTTTTACGAAAAGAACAAGGAAAGAAAAGTGATTTTAGTAATCAAGGCAATACAAAGAAACACGAAGATCTGATATGGAAGTTCTTTTTCCGCACAGAAAAGAAAGCGTTTCATAAGACAGATTTTTCATTCCATCATATGATTTCTACTGATGGTGTTGGTGTTTCCATATTATTTTTACGAGATGATTTGGTAGGAAAGCGATTACCAAGTGCTAAAAAGGGTGTATCAAAAGAATTGTATATTGATGAACTGAATGATTATTCTGCTTTACGAGATAAAACGATTGTGGGTGTCGATCCTGGTAAAGAAGATTTGATTTATTGTGTTGATGATGCTTCAAAAGATGCGAATGTATTTCGGTATTCACAGAACCAACGAAGGAAAGAAACCAAGATGAAAAAATACAATAATATCATTTTAGGAATGAAAACGCAGAAAATACAAGGGAAATCGGTAATTGAATATGAAACAGACTTATCACATTTCAACCGTAAAACACTTCATATAGACAATTTCAAAACATACATAAACGAGAAGAACAAAGTAAACAATATGTTATTTGGATTTTATGCGAAGCAGTTGTTTCGTAAGTTGAAGTTTGGAAGACATATCAATATCAAACGCAACGAACAAAAGATGATTCGTGATTTTAGGAAAATGTATGGTAATCCAGAAGAAGTTGTTATTTGTATAGGAGACTGGGAACAGCGAAAACAAATGAAATACAAAGAACCAACATTAGGAAAGGGAATGAGAGGGTTGCTTCGTAAAAACAAATACAAAGTGTATTTGGTAGATGAGTTCAGAACCAGTTGTAAATGCTCCAAATGTGATGGAGGAGTATGTGAGAAGTTTATGGTAAGGGAAAACCCAAGACCAAAAAAAGATGATATGCGGTTGGTTCACGGACTACTACGCTGTAAGAGCGGTTGTGGGTCGTGGAACAGAGACCGTAATGGTTCATCAAACATCTATAAGATAGCATATCAAGCGATATATGGTTTGGAAAGACCAGGTTATCTATGTAGAACAAGTAATCAAGTAGTTTTAACGAATTGCTATAAACAAAATATACACAAGGTATGAAAAGACCTAAACTTTGAATGTATTTATTATGAGATTTTGTCCCATTTTAAATCCTCAAAGGTGTATATAGAAATGGAAACTAAATGTCTATCAACTGAATTCGAAAAGATAATGGAGAAACGGAGTAATGTTCAGAAAAAACACGCATTAATCGAAGAAAAACTATCAACAATGAAGGACAAATACACTAACCTTGTGAGAACAAACTCCAAAAAAATATTTTTATATTGCCTGGATTCGTTCTTTTTTCAATATAAAATTCTATCAAAGGAACTTGACCATTATAAACAGATCAATGCTATGGTATACAATCGTATGTATGGAGATTATTATAAATTGTTTAATATAATCATCACACAATGCAGAGAAGGTGACATTCGGTTAAAGGATGTAGAAGAGATGGAAAATATTCCTGTTTACAAAGATACGGAGTCTAAAACTGAATACAAATTAGATGACCTTTTAAAATTACATATTAACATTTTAGCAATATTAAAACAACTTAAGGAGTTATATGAAGGACGCAACGTCAAGATTCAATCTCAAGATGACTATATTTACGTTGGGTTTTCAATTACAAGTTTCATTGAAACATTATCATATGAAAACCGATTGTTAAACGAACAAATTATGCTATACACTAATTATTTGATATTTTATCACTCGTCACAGAATGGATACCTTGATAAAATCACCGACAAACTCAATGCGTTTTCGGACAACATAAATCACGAAATATTAATTAATCACAAATCAAGCAATAAATTGATTTATAACTGTGTTAGTGAGACAGTATTTGACGATGTAAGCACAAATACATTGTCAGTTAACGTTCCCGTTGTGCTTGAATTTAAACAAAATGAACAAGATGGTGATGAAAAATGTGATGTTCAATGTATCAACGTAGGAGAAACAGAAGATGATAATTTTGCAGAATCCGAAGAAGAGAATATTGAAAAAACTATAGAAGAGAATGACGACAAAATTATAGAAGAGAATATTGAAAAAACTATAGAAGAGAATGACGACAAAAACAACGTTATTGTATAATTATTTTTAATATACACACGTATATTGTCGTAATCAAACCCGACATATTTTCTGTGATATATATATATAATATGGATAACAAAGAAGGTTCATTTCCATCTGAAATTGAGTCTGTCAACGGTTTATCAAAACCGAGTAAAAACGCGGATTACAATGTTGATAAAAAAACAAAGGACAAAACAGTAAAATGGTCACCAGAGAATGAAGAAATATTAGTCGAATGGTGTGACATAGCCAAAATATACAAATGGTTAAATTCGAAGGAAAACGCAAAGTTGTCTAGACAACACGCATGGTTTACTATTCCCACGATTACATTATCTACTATCACAGGAACAGCGTCATTTGCTCAAGCCAGTCTACCACTATGGATGCAAACTTATTCACCCGCAGTAATAGGTTCTATAAATATATGCATTGGTATATTGTCGACGGTGCAACAGTATTTAAAAATATCAGAATTGAATGAGGCCCATCGTGTTTCTGCCATTGCTTGGGACAAATTTGCTCGCAACATTAAAATAGAACTAGCAAAAGACCCATCAGAGAGAACCGACGCAGGTCAGTTTTCGAAATTGTGTAGGATGGAGTATGACAGATTAATGGAAACTAGTCCACCCATATCACAGAGTATAGTAGATGCGTTCAGTAGAAATTTTAAGGGTAAAGTCGGTTCAGTTGAAAGAGAACACTACGATGAACTACGTAAACCTGATATATGTAATAACATTATTACAGCAGATAAGTTTAGACACCAATGGTATAGACACATTAACCAAGAATTTGACGCTGAGGATGACATAGAGATGCAACGAAATATAACGTGTTCAATTAAAGAGAGATTGGAAGTAGATGAGATTAAATTGGCTGAATTAATTAAACTGAAGGAAGCCAAAGAGTTAGAAGATATACAACAAAAACAACTAGAAATGTTGAAGGAACAAGAATTAAAACTGCAAGAAGATGCAATAGAACGAGAAATTTTTAAAATCAAGGAATACATAATTGAATTTGAGGTTAATGCTGGGCGAGATCCATTGATTGATGAAATCATATCAAACATGCAAGGAACGGTTAGTGATGACGCTCTTCAAATGTATGCAGACACAATATATACAACACATATATAAATTTCGCTTACTACAACGAGGAAAGGAGACGTTCGGTTTCCGTTTGAGATTGCATAATCCAATACCTACATAAGACAGCAGTGAGCGACCCAATTGCAAATAACGATAACCCGATAATAATACCACCAGACTTAAATTGTACACTACAAAATGCCATTAGAATTATCCCAGCAATATATAAATATACCAAATCTAGATATAATGTTGATGTATAAAAAACAATTAATATATACACAATAAATGGCATAACATTATTATTCAAAATTTTGTTCGTAAAATCGGAAATAAACGCCAATGATTTGTCTAACAAATTCAACTCCATTTGTTTCGGTTTTGCCAATTCGTCAATCCTCCATTGTATAAATGGTAATATAGGGGCTTCAGGCATATATATATATAATCATCTTATATTATACCGCAAGACAAACACACAACACAGATGCAACCTTTATATTTCTAAATTTAATGAAAAAACGCAGAATTTATTAGTATCGACACGTATTGCGTAACACATACAATTGGCACGCTCTGTTCTCAAAGTATTTATAAAAAGAATATAAAACGACTTCCATATGTTATAATATACTATAGAGCAGTTCCCCCCCCTAATAGTTTTTTCACAAGACAATGAGCTTTACAATTCAGGACCAGAGGAGATACGATGACGACGACAACGATGACGATTCGGTTGGAATCTCAGAACATACACACCAAAATCTATCAGGTGAGGAGTTGAGAGAGATGGAAAGGATGCGAGAGTTGACCAATCCAGGTTATCATAAGATCTACAAGTCATACAAGAATAAGTCGATGAAAATTAGCATGTACGCTACTCGTAACAATATAGGGTCACGTATCCGCGACCCAATCCGTGGGTCTTTCTCCAGTGACCGTGTAGGTACTAAAGCCGAATATTATTATTTTAAGGTTCGACTAGTAAGTATTGCTAGTCACACAAATGAACCAGTTACTTTGTATTACGACAGTCCCGAATCATATGAGAGGCATCAATACATGCGTGTTAACACAGATACGAAGAACCGGTGGCACGAGCGGCGTGAAGCGTTTACAGGGCATTCCATTCCCCGCCTAGACGGCAACACAACCACTGTTAGTTAATCAAAATTTCATTTAGTAATTATAATATATAATTACTATATAACGATGTCATCTATACTAGGAGGACCGACAAAAGAGGGTTTAAATAACGGAACAACAACTGTGGAAAAAGGCATGCCTATTAAAGATTTGTCATCTGACAATGGTTCGTCGTTTACAATGGGCAGACGAACATATGGACGTGCTCATCAAATGATACAACCAACGCAAGCTATTGTCATGGAGAAAAAATGGTATGCTCCTCGTGATGGGTCAAGTGTTATAGAAAGACGAAAGAATAACGCAATTGGACTCGGTTCGTTGAACGCTAACGGGGGTGATATGTCATTCACTAATGGTGACGATGTAAATCTTACACGTCAGGCTCTTTCACGAACACGTAAAGGAGGTTCTGTTGTACCAAAAAAGGTTACAAGATCTACTGAAATATTCAAATAATTATGTGGTTAATTATATATATTATATAATTAATGTTTAATTATGCTACATATAATGGTGTTCCTCTAATGACGTATGGTTTGGTTGGCCTTACCACGTCAATTCTAGCATTAATTACATTCAATCCAAGCATTTTAGAGTTGAAAGAAGGCGATGAGAAATCGTCTATAGGGTCTATGATGGGTTTAGATGAATTAAAGATGCCCGAAATGTCTATGCCTGAAATGTCTAGCTCAATTGACACTTCTTATTTACCTGGTATAAACATGTTAGCGCAACCGTTCAGCACAACAGGTGAGGACTCAACACCACCAACGTCACCAACACCTATTACTAACTCACCACCTAGTGAGCCAGTGCCGTCTTTAAGCCCGAACGACGATGATGTAAGTGATGACAATGATGTAAGTGATGACAATGATGTAAGTGATGATAAAGATAAATATGATGTAAGTGATAATAAAGATGACGATGCTACAGGTGGAAAGAAACGAAATAAAACAAAGAATAAGCGGAAGTTAAAAAGACGTAAAACGAAAAGGCGTAATTAAAATTCTTTATCAATAAACGAAAATATCTATGTATCCTATATATAGATATTTAGTCATGGCTACAAATCACCTGTTTACTGACGGTTTCTTTGCAAAAATCCCCAAACCCATTATGGACGAATATAAAGAGTTTAATCTGCGTTATTTAAATGGCATTGTTAATCTACAACCTGGTAGCAAATCATTAAGGGGTCGTAATGTACCACATATTGTAAATGGAAATATGACTTTTAAAGGATTGAGTAGTAAATTATTAGAGACTTGTAGGAATGGGTTGAATCTAGAATACATAGGCAAAGCAATGCAACAATCTATTAAGACGGCAATGAGTTCAAATAATTGGTCTCAACACGAAATATTGCTAATAACAAAAATTACGGGAGATGAATCGCAGTATAGTGAAATTTCGGTTAAGAACATTCGGACCGAAGATATATTAGGTTTCATTATAATCCAGGTTGGTGAATGTAGACTTTACCCATCTATTCCTGCTTTGAAAATTATATGTTCTACTGACGGACAACATTCTTCAAAGGTTTCGAATTTTCTTATGTATGTTTACTTGAGAGCATTGAAAGAAAACAAACACGAGTATGGACTATTGGAAGTTGCTGGAAGCTATATGAATCCAGGTGCGCTTTGTTTGTATAATAAATTCGGCTTTCGTGAAGACGCGTTGCTTGATGAAAAAGGTTGTTTTGGTGAAACAGGAACACTTGCTATGAGAGCGAATTTAAACAACATGGCATATGATGACCTTGATGATGTTATATTAAAAAATGTGCCGATTAATATTAATTCCCCCGAACCTATGTGCGAAAAGGGTTCTAATATTGGTCGAAATGGGAAAGACCAAAAACAATATATACGTATAAGGAAACGCAATCGTAAGTACTTGGATGATTTTTTTGCTGACGATGATGCCGATACAACTGAAGAATTGTTAACAGCTCTCGACATAGACCTTGACGTTTTAGCTGGCGATGGGACAGCTGATAACGGCAAGCTTTATGCAAAAAAAGAGTTGATTGAAAAAGGCAAATCAATAGCACTTAATGACAATCAAACTATCAAACAATTCTTTAATAAATCTCAACAGGCAAAGAAAATCAAACAACCTTCGGTAGATTCGGCAGATTCAAACGATTCAAACGATTCACCCCTTGACTCGCCCTCGGCAATTACAGAAATAACTCGAGCAAATGACAGGCATAGGAGGACAGCAAAAACACATTTACAGAGGAAGCAAACACATTTAAAAAGGAAAACACAAATTAAAAAAGAGATTGCTATCTTAAAAAAAGGCTTTAAACATAGGGACAAAACGGCAAAGAACCTTAATGTTAAACGCAAGCGACAATCCAGTAACACAACGTCCAAAACCTCTAATAACGCATCTAACACAACCTCTAATTCACCTTTAAGAAAAGTTGCTCGTCGCACGAGTGCACACATATAACGTCAAAAAAAACATCATCTACCAAAAGTATTTGAAATTGATATAATATAAAACAAAAAAGGTTACAAAACACCTTTTTTGTTTTATGCTCCGAACAGGACTCGAACCTATGTTGACTGAATCAAAACCAGACGTGATAACCACCTACACTACCAGAGCTTATTGAGACGCACCTATCTCACTTCATTGTTGAGACGCACCTGTCTCACTTCAAATACTCGAGGCGGGGTTCGAACCCGCGGCTTCGCCGTTGCAAATGCGGATTTGAATCCACCAGGTATACCTGTTAAGTATAAGCAGCGCGCTCTAACCAGCTGAGCTACACGAGCATTTGAGACGCACCTGTCTCACTTCACCGACCACACTTTTTATGATGAAACGCCGTTAGCGAATCTTTTTTTCTAATCAACACACACCACTCGCTCACCCTCACAAGTTATTATACAACATATTCTTTAAGTCTGTTTTATATAATACAATTGTCTACTTCTTGTACTTCTTCTACTTCTTCTACTTCTTCATACTTACCACCCTTTGACAAATTGTCGTGAGCCCATAATGGCTGTAAATTTGTATAATGGAAACATGTTTTCTGTCCTTCTTCTGTTGTTAAATCAAAACTACAACACGGACGTATATGGTCAATGTGCCAAGTTCCATGATTATCCCACGTCATTCCTTCTGTGAATTTTGCTTCTAGATATTCTTTGAGGAAGTCAAATTCACACCCAGTTAGTTTCTTTGTTCTGTGAAGTTTATCCGCTTTTTGATTAATTAAAGCGTGATATAAACGACATCGTAAATTTCTTTCTAATTTAAATGCTGGGTCTACTTTACACCGTGCAACTTTATAACTAGAAGTTTGTTTATTAATTCTTTCCTTATTATCTTTATAATATTCCTTTCTTTTTTTTGAAGCACATTCTCTACACGCAGGACGTATTGTTCCTTTACATTTATGAACAAAATATTTATCTAACGTTTTTTCTACATTACAACTACTACACATTTTTGTTAGTGTGTTGTCAATGACAACTTCCTTTGCGTTTTCCTTGATCTGTTTATAGTAGTCTTGATTTTTTTGTTTTTCTTCTTTCTTTTTTGTTTCAGTAAAGTTAGACCTCCTTGTTTTTTCGTAATCGTTTTTACATTCTTTACACCATCGTTTACCTTTTGGTATAATTTTTGACACTAAACAGTTTGTGCATTCATCTTCGTGTTCGGTTGGAATTCGTTTTTGTCGTTGAACTGCCTTTTCCTTATTATAACAAGGTCGGCAAATTGTTCGTTTGGGCATTGTTTCATTTACTTCTTCTTTGCATTTTGAGCATTCCATGTTATTGTTATTATTAAAGGGATACCTTTAAGTGGTTTTGTTGGTTTATGGTATCCCTTTCTATTTGTTTAACCCGAACTGACCTCCATATCTATTGCTTCATACTTGCCCCCTTTTGACAGATTGTCGTGTGCCCATAACGGTTGCAAATTGGTGTAGTGGAAACACGTCTTCTGTCCTTCTTCCGTCGTTAGGTCGAAACTACAACACGGACGTATATGGTCAATGTGCCAAGTTCCACGATTCTCCCAAGTCATTCCTTCTGTAAATTTTGCTTCTAGATACCCTCTAAGGAATGTCATATTACACCCCGTTAGTTCCTTTGTTGTATTAGATTTAACTGCTTTTACGCTTTTAATTGCGTTACCAAGACGTGAACGTAAAGTTTGCAACAATTTGAATTCATGGTCAGTTGCTCTTCTGTTTTTTTCATAAATAAGTTGTTTTTGAGTCAATTGTGTTCTATTGTCTTTTCTCCACTCTGTTAAACAATCTTTACATTCATTTCTTAATTTATCCCAATGATTTTCTGCTTTATTAAAGTTTGTTAATGCGTTCCATTCCTTACAAGTGCAACAACATTTCCCCATAATGTTATCTTTATCTTCGTGTAAAATTCGTTGCTTAGATGGTTGTCCTTTCACATTATCATCAAAATCATTGTCCTTTTTAATTTGTTCCCAAGAAGGAATGTCTACTTTTTGTGCAGTTACAGTTTCTATTTTAAATTCATAACCTCCCGTTGTTTTTAAATGTCCTTTAATTACTTTATTAACATTGGTTGTTCGCAATTGTAATGCTTTTGCTGCTTCTAACTGTGTTTTATATTCAGTCCATACCTCTTCTTTTGGTTTTTTCGCATATACTCTAGAACATGTTTCTTTCTCATTATTCCGTTTGTCTACTGTTGATTTGTTATATAATGAAATTCGTTCCTTATTGTTGTCTCTCCATTCTTTTGCTTGATTACGACATTCCACACATTTTGTCAATACCTTTTCTCCTTTTGTGAAATCAGACACGTCTTTATCTTTTCTACAAGAGGAACATTTAACCATTATAATAATATAACTAAAAATATCTTTAAGTAGTTATATTATTATATAAATAAGGGGGGGTGTTAATCACCACCTCTTAACCGTAACACCAAATGAAGCGTTGACTCTTTCTGTATGTTATAGTCGCTTAAAGTGCGACCGTCTTCTAGTTGTTTTCCTGCAAAAATTAGCCTTTGTTGGTCGGGTGGAATACCCTCCTTTTCTTGAATTTTCGCCTTAACGTTATCGATGGTGTCTGACGGTTCAACGTCAAGAGTGATAGTCTTCCCCGTAAGTGTCTTAACAAAAACCTGCATGCTTGTATATACTTAAGTATATATATTGCTCTAAATACTTTCAAGTTTAACACTTCTTATCAATGGGTTGTTCTTTTCAAGTAAATTTCGTCCCATTAACTTATAATCGAAAGAACAATCGTGACCGGATTTATCAGTTGGTGTGTGTGCGGGAATACGACAATTAGAACAGAAAACATTTGGTTCTCCGTTCTCGTTAATACACCTACAATTAAATCCGATAAGTCCTACTTTTTTGTTGCAGTTACAGCAGCGTTTTTTAGATACCATGTTTAGTGTGTGTGCTAATAAATGGTAACATTAAAAGGGTTTCAATTTTTTTAATGTTGTGTGTTTTGTAAAAAATTGATTACAAATATAGGTATAATTATATTTGTAAAACAGTTACTAATATCATGCTCAATCGTGTAAAACATTTAAGAGCCATCAACGCACCAGTTGCAAATGAGACCAGCGTGTTGATTGGAGGCGGTCCGGGTTCAGCATTTGAACCTTATAAATCAGTTAAGTATATACAAAAGGAACACAATCGCTCCTTTCATAATGTCGGGACTTTGTTTAAATGTAATAAGGTGCGTTGTTGCCTTATTTCATAGAATTTAAATAATTGTTACACCTTTCGAATAAAAGCTCAACCTCTTTGGGGTCTGAGTCATTAATAAAAACACTAGGACGTAAGTTAGTATCTCCTTTGTACCAAATCAATATTGCCGGAATGCCATTAACTATACGCTTGGTCTTGAGTGTGGCATAAACCTCAAAACTGTCGTCAATGTCTATCTCTATAATGGTTACATCCTCACCCATATTCGTCTTTAACTCCACCATTTTTTGTTGAGCAATGTCCTTTATCTTTTTACAAGGGTTACACCATGTAGCACCCATTTTAATCACGAGGATACCAGGATTGGTATTGATAAGTTCTTGCAATTCGATCATGCCATCAATCTCTCCTTCGAAATCTTGCATAGTCATAATATATCTATACCTGGTAAATTTTTATATTGTTTACTTTTTTTATGAGTTAAAAAAATAATGTTATTTATATATATTTATGTCTGGGTTCTCTTCTCATAATCTAGATCTCTCCAAGTATTCTTTCGAGGATGTTCTTGATTTATTCGACCTATCTTATGATATTACAGCCGAGGATATGAAACGTGCCAAGAAGGTTGTATTGATGACACACCCCGATAAATCTAGATTAGACTCCAAGTATTTTATGTTCTATAAAAAAGCCTACGAATTTGTGGTAAATTACTATAATAATAAACAGAAACATACCGAACGTTCTAATAGGAAAGATGCGGCTTATACTCCTCTGGAGAACCAAGACGTGGGAAGTAAAGAAGTTAGTGGCGTTATAGGTAAAATGTCTAAAAAGGATTTCAATAGCACATTTAATGATATGTTTGATAATAATATGGCGGTTAAACCCGACGATTCTCGTAACGAATGGTTCAAAAATGGTGATTCTCAGTTCACTGGTGTAACAAATGTTACAAAAGATAATATGGGACACGCATTTGACCAAGTTAAGCAACAACAACAAGGTTCTATCGTTCGTCATACCGGTGTCCAAATGTTAGGTGGCGGCGGGACAAACTTATATGAGACTGATGGCGATGCATATGTAACGTCTGACCCATTCAGTAAATTAAAATATGATGATTTGCGTAAGGTTCATAAAGACCAAACGGTTCTCACTGTTAGCGAACAAGACATTGGTAATATAACTCAATATAAATCTATGGACCATCTGGCACAAGAAAGAGGGCGACAAGAACTTACGCCAATGCGAAAGATCGACGCAGAGGGGATTATTAGCAAACAACAGAGAGAACAAGAACAGATGATTATTAGAAAACAACACGAATCTGACCTCAAATCTATGGAATATGAAAAGAAGAATAAGATGGTTCTTGGTAGATTCTTACAACTTGAAAGATGAGCAGAGGAGAACCTAACAAATTCAAATTTAATTAACACATTATTTTTATTACCATACAAATAATGTTTTTGAATACATCTAACTTATGAAAGTTGGTGAATCATTTGACCTGACACATCGACAGATGTCATTTGAGACTTAATTGTTCTAATGTCGCTTTCTAGTGTTTCCGTTCGGTTTATCAAGATTTCTATCTGTTTTTTTAAATCTGCTATCTCATCAACCTCGCCAACAGCCATTTGTATAGTTGGCGATACAGATTCCAGTTGAACTGGAGGTTTGGGCATTTGAATTGTCTCCAACTTACGTTCTTCTATCTGTTGTTTAATGAGTTCATCCATGTTCTTAATTGCCCCATCATCTGCCTTTTCCTTAAATTCTGGCTCTGGGGGTTGGGTGCGTTGATACATAGTGTTATATTCATTTTGTAAATTAGCATATTCACCTTTATACGAATCTGACCTAGGTTGGATTCTATCCTGTATAGGTTCTCCAAACGGATTATTTAATGCTTCATTGGGCTGGAGAGAACCCCCAGTCATTTGTTTAAGATTGTGTATCATTAAGCGTATAGTGGATTTATTGAGCTCGAGTAACTGCGTTTTATCTAGTTTTTTATTGTTATTTTCAGAATAAAAGTTTCCAATTATATCTCGAAACCATATAGGCTGTTGCTCATGTGCCAACTGATTAAACAATGGATTCTTTTGTATGGTATTCCATAACATTTCCTGGTTTTTTGGTGATATGTATGATGACATAACCGTTTTTTATAAATCGTATATAATAATATTTATATCACTTTATGCGATTTTATTCATAATTATTATTTAATCCCAGTGTTTATAGTAGAAATATATTGAACTTAAAAATAGAAAGATTGTTATAAATCTGTATATGTGAATATCACTTATATAATTATTAACAACCAAATGAGAACCTAACCATATGCCGAAAATGCTGCCTACAACTACAAGCACTGTCGGTTCTAATAATATATGTTCTCGGTAATTATAAACACCAGGCAATGACTGTGGCAATAATTGCATTATCATTATTACAGAAATAGATTGTGGTATAGTTAATCCACTATATACAAGAAGAGGCATTGTAATCAAACCAGCCCCCATACCAATTATTCCCATTGAAACACCAGCAATACTACCAATAACAAAAAAAGAAATCAAATGAAATAGACTAAACATTGTATATTACAATTACACTTTTAGTTTGTAAATAACTGTAATTTCTTGGTTTTCTTTTATGTTCTCCGGTGTTTCTTCATTTACCAATTTATCTCTAGTTTGTATCCGTTTTTGCCCTTCCGATTTCCTCGGTTTGTTCCGCAATTGCGTTCTTCCGTTCATCTTCGCCATTTTTATTGGCGGAACACGGTTTCGATGAATCTTTACCTTCACTGTTTATTCTGAAAATCTCACACCCATCTCCCCCAGTTACACGATTAAAACTACCATCGACACCATCGCTCGTAAAAACTTCTGTATGTCCATCCACTTTACCTACTATGTCCCAATCACTTGTATCCTCACTGGAAAATGATGGCATAGATGGAATGCCCGGCAAGTGCTTCAAACTATTGGGAACATTCTTACCTAAGTTCATTTTAATGTCATTGTACGACAACTTGGGTATAAATGTAGCTCTATTCAATCCATACAACGGATTACCAAACTTGATGGATGACATATAAGAAGACGAATCATTCGAGAAAGTGTAAAAGGTGTTTGAAACATTGTTAATGCCATTGTTCAAATTATTGAACACAATTTGGTTTTTAGTCGTTGCGATTCTCAACATATCGTTTTCATTGGTCTCAAAACCAGCAATCATACTATTTAACATATTGCGGTTGCTTGATGCAAAACCATTTACGCTATCAAATATTATAAAATGGTTGTATTCAAACCTGTTTTTATTTTCATATGATTTATTTCTTATATTCGTTACATCTATTTGCGTTCCGGCAAAATCCAAGTTCGACGTTAATTTTTCATAATTGTGTGTAAACCCGTCTACGCTATTAAAAATAATATTATTGTCGTATTTAAAGTTGTTATTGTCTTCATATGATTTACTGCTTATATTCGTTACATCTATTTGCGTTCTATCAAAATCTAAGTTAGACGTTAATTTTTCATAATTATTTGTAAACCTGCTTACGCTATCAAATATTGACAAATGGTCGTATTCAAACATGTTTTGATTGTCATATGATTCCTTGCTTATATTCGTTACATCTATTTGCGTTCTGTCAAAATCCAAGTTCGTCGTTAATTTTTCATAATTATTTGTAAACCCATTTACGCTATCAAAAATATTAGATGGGTCGTATGTAAATTTTGACGAAGAATCTGGTTTTGACAAAGAATCTGGTAGGGATTCGAATGTTAAAGACCTCATCGTGTTATCCATGTCTGTAAACTGCTTGTCTAATGTTGCTTTGATATCATCCCATCTGGATGTATATATATCACCAAATTTGGTTGCTCTAGTTTTATTAACACTATACTGGTTAAAAATATTTTTCAGAAATGAAGCCGGAGTAATATCCTGAGTAGCCATTTATAATATAGTAACTATATATTATAAAGATTTAAAAAAGGCCTTACGATTTTAAAACTGCGGTATATAACTAAATGTACCGTTTTCATAAATGGTGGCATTAAATGTATTATTATATCCTTCGACATAGACTTGGTCACCGTTTGTAATCGAATCGCATCCGTATTCTGATGTACAGCTCTTTCCCTTGACACTAACTGGTAGTTTGGTATTTACCATACCGGTATTTGAAATAGTATAGTACTGCCAATTGTCACGTCCAGCCATATGTCGTTTACCCATTAATGGTAAAATAAGGTTCTCTTTGTCATTGTTTGTAAGAATGCCAACCTGCGAATAGCTACTTGCAACGCCACGTGTCTCTACATTAACTGGTACCTGTATTGGTGGAGGAACGCCCCTAATGTCACTTGAATCTCCACGGAAATAAAGACCGTCATTTTTTAATGGGGGTGCGTAAGGGTCATTCAGGGTATCACCCCTTGTAGCAACACCAACTAACGTATTGTGTTGATGCTCACCATGCATTTTCGCTCCATTTGTTTTACCCGACTTGCGAGATTGGTGTTTATACTGTTGGTAAAATATTGTCGACAATAACACAAAAATTACGACTAAAACAAATAAAGTCATGTTTTCAATACATATTACACCGGGTGCACATTTACGAGGCATTATATATAAACAATAGATATAATCACAAATGTTAAATGTTTTATAACACAGGGAATGGTTTTATTGCCCCGATATTAAAGCACGAACCTATTTTAAATTTTATTTTTAAATTATTATCTATAAATCCAATAATCAATTGAAAAATATTTGTCTTCTCATATAACCAAGCCTTTGCTTCTTTATCATAGTCAAAATGTAACAAGGGGTAACCCAGTGCTTTGCCGACTATTAGGCTAGGCATTAATACCAATTCAAACAAAATGTCAAAAATGATATACTGTAGGAACATAATAAATGAATTTAACACCCAGAATACAAAACACAATGGGGCAGCCAATGCGTATTTTGTTATCGTCTGTATTGTTTCAAAAGTCCATTTAAAAATAGCCTGTAAGAATTCAGCGAAACATAATATAGCAACAAAGAACGCCGTAATTTTATTAATTTTTAATTTTTTTTTTAGGTTGCTGACCATTTTGTTTATTGGTTTCATAATGGCTTTCTTTGCTTTTTTGTATATTTTACTAAAAAGTCCCATTTTATACTGTATTATATAAATATAATATTTATCCTTAGAATTTTGGAATTTTCAGGTCCCATTGTGGGAATGGACCGATTGAGTCGAAACTGTAGCATGTTTTCATTAATTTTGGGGCGAAATTATTATACAATGTCATTAGCGATGTATTATCCCTTAATGTCTTTTTTCTCTTTGCATCATACTTATAAGATAAGGGGTAACCAAGTGCCTTGCCTACTATCTGACTAGGCAATAGTATGACGGTTAATAACACATCCAAAATTACAAACTGTAAAAAAAGCCATATTGCATGAAATATATAAAAACAAAAACAGAATGGAAGAGTGAATATAATCATAATGCAAACACGCAGTGTTTTTCCTGTCCACACAAATACTTTTTTCAAGTAATCAATCAGACATATAACAAAGTTAATTACTTCCATGATAAATCCTAGAGGTTTTAAAATAAAATCAAACATTCCTATTATAGCTTATAATATATTATAAATGGAAAATATATTATAATTATTTCATCATTTCTATCATTTTGCTCATTTGTTCAATCATGGGTGCTAATTCTTTCAAACCTTCAATTGTTTTAAGGGTCTCGGGGTTCTCTAGTTTTGACAATGCCTCCTTAAAACCGGTGGGTAGTTTCTCGTCGCTAGTCATAGCCTCCTTTTCAAATTCTTCACTGAGTTCATCTTTATCCATGTCCTTGTGTTGTTTCTTATGTTTTTTTTTTGATTCTGCCTCTTCTTTTTTATCCTTTTCGCCCTCTTCCTTTAATTTTGCATCTATGTCAATTTCTTCCTTATCATCATTATCAACAGTTAATCCCTCTTTTACTACTATACTTTTACCAAGAGCATAGATGTTCGTAATTGCTAAAGCAGCCAACATAATAACCATCATATTCTTGCTGAACATAGATGTAATGTATCCAGCTAGCACGAATACTCCGACATTTACATAAGCACCATTGCTAGCCATGTACAATAAATCAGATATAGATATAAATAAAACTAAATACAATAAAAATACATTATTTAATATTTTTGTGCTGCCTGATTTTGTTAAACGCATCTGTGCCCTTTTCAATCCTTCCGATAGTCTACTCTTTGACATTTATATATATATCAGATTGATTTTATTTTTCTAAAATGACAGATATTATATTTTGGATTACACACGTACGCCCACTAACATTCGTTTTATGTTTGTTTGATTTATGTTTGTTTGCGTTAAATGGTGTATAATAATATATGTAAACCACTTAAACCGTAAGCATCTATTTATAGTATATAATTCTAATATCGGTATCTACTATATATTTAGGAATGACCGACAAACTTGACGAACCCATTTTGAGAGAATCTACTGACCGTTACACGCTATTCCCTATAAAATATCCAGACGTATATGATATGTATAAACGTCATGTGGATTCGTTTTGGAGAGCGGAGGAAGTAGATTTATCAAAGGATTTGACTGATTGGGCAAAATTAAATAAGGACGAAAAACATTTCATTAGCATGACACTTGCGTTCTTTGCTGGTAGTGATGGAATTGTTATGGAAAATATATCTACTCGTTTTTTAAACGATGTCCAAATGTCAGAGGCACGTTCTTTCTATAGCTTTCAAGGTGCAATGGAAGCCATACATTCAGAGATGTATTCTATACTCATCGACACGTATATTAAGAAGACGGAAGAAAAGAATAAGTTGTTCAACGCAATTGAAAATTTCCCGTGTATCGGTGCCAAGGCAAAATGGGCTGAAAAGTGGATGGGAGATGAAGCTGCGTCATTCGCAACAAGGTTAATTGCATTTGCGTGTGTAGAGGGAATATTCTTCAGTAGTAGTTTTGCTTCTATTTACTGGATTAAAAAGAGGGGTATTATGCCAGGGTTAACACTGTCCAATGAGTTTATATCACGTGATGAAGCTCTACATACCGAGTTTGCTATCCTGATGTATAGTAAATTGCAACACCGTGTTGATAAGGACGTAGCAATGGGAATCATTAAGGAGTCTACCGAGATTGAAAAACATTTTATCACAGAGTCATTGCCGTGTCGTCTTATTGGTATGAATGCCAAGCTTATGACACAATACATTGAATTTGTGTCTGACCGTCTTTCCGTTCAACTTGGGTATGACAAGATTTACAACTCTAAAAATCCATTTGATTTCATGGAGCTTATCAGCGTAGAAACCAAGACCAACTTCTTCGAACGCTTCAACTCCGAATACGCAATGACAAACTGCAAAAAGGATGACGACATATTCGACTTAAATGGCGCATTTTAAACCCTTTGACATTTTCAAAGAGTTTTGTAAAAGTCCCAACGTGTCACACGTCCGTCTATTATACTTGTTTTTTTCCACATCTTCATCTCTTCTTCTATATTTTCTAGATAATCTAATAAATATGGTTCGCATACCAGCATAGACTCACTTGGTATATATGAAGGATGTATATCGATTATAATTACACGCTCATTTGTAATGCGAATGCAATTTTGTAAAACCTTTATTCGGGCACTTCGTGGCATTTCATGTAAACCGAACATACACGTAACTACGTCAAATTCGTATGCGTTCCCCCAATTCTCCGCATTTCCCAATACAAATTTGCCCGAATCATTTGGCGGTTTAATCCAATTCGCCATACGTATCATTTCTTTGCTTGTATCGAGTCCAATAGCACCTTCTGCTGTAGACCTACCTGTTCCACAACACACATCTAATATTCGTTTATTTGATTTTACGTATTGTTTTATTGCCTCACCACGAATATCACGCCCATCGTATGATATATTGTCAATTAGTTTTGTAACAAATGGAGCAAATGTTGCATGAACTATCCCACCAAATCCAGTATTTCCTAGTATATGAATTCTTGGGTCGTCCCAATAATTATAACCTGATGGTGGCTGTGGTTCAAAACAAGGCTTGGTAGGTAAAATACTATTATACCACCTCGTTTGACACGCCAAAACTAATGTGATAACCCGAGTTAATATCATCGTAATTTGTATAGTATAAACATACTATACAACTTTTGTATATGCCCTTTTTTTACATTTTTAACTTATATCGGCGGTATATCTCAAGAGCAACTAAACCACCCATTATCTGTGACACAATATAAGGTATCAACTGTGTTATGTCTAATTGTCCTGCGGAAACCATTGCAAAACTAACCGCTGGATTTATATAGCCACCTGATATGCGACCAATGGTCAAAATTAAAATTGTTAGAGTTGCACCAATCGCAAAAGCATTTCCGGTAGCAAGAATTACATAAACAAGCACAGCTGCTCCTAAAAACTCGGCGAGATAATTGTGCCAATTCATTATAATATATAGATATATATCTTATAATGTGAAAAATATTTAACGACGGGCTCTTCCCATGGGCACAAATGACGCGTTAGATTCGTCACCACCAGCGCTAGAGTCATTGTAATTACGGTTCATTGCCATTTGCTTTTTGTATGTGATGTAATCAGATGAATCAGGGACAAACCTAGTATTGCAGGAAGATGGAGGTATTGACGAACCATCACAGTCTTGGGGTACAGAGCCACCGTTCGCCTTTACACTTGCATTCTTGCTAGATTTAACTGTATTGGGTCCACCACACGAATAATTCTGACGATTAAGGAAATCACCTAAATTATTAACCGCACGGAAAGAACCGATTGCACGCTTTTGTCCATTAAATTCTCCTGTAGCATATGGGGTATTCCACGCACGGCGTAATATCCCACGAACTGATGCCTCTTCGCTATCTTTGTAACTAGTAGTGGTTTGTTTTGTAGAGACGCCTTTAGCACCTCCACCTAAATCAGTAGGGTTAATAATTGCTCCGGTCATTATATTGTATACTATCTCGTAAGATATTTTATAAATTATATATATATAAATAAATGGTAAATAAATCTAGTTTGACTTCATCAGATGACGATATAATGGTATCATCTAACACGTTAAGTGGCGATACCACCACAAACTCTTATAATTCACTAGTATTAAAATCAGATTCCTCTACCCCAAGCGTTATGTCCAGCATTGATTTAGAAAATCCAAAAAATAGGACGCCAATGAAAGAACGCATAAACAAACTACAGCCTCTGATAAATGATGAATCTGCCTTGTTTTTTGATTCGGAATGTTTGAAAAAACGTATAAATTGGTCAAAAGTGAAAAAAGGACATAATCAAATTGATAGCATTGATACTCCCGACCCGGCTATGTTACTTTCAGATTTACCTACATACTCGCCTAAACTGTATACGCTTATTAATAAAATAGAAGCACTTGACAAAGCTGACTTGAAACAAGATGGCACGCTCTACAAGCATATGATTTTTACTGATATGAAATCTAACTCGCACGGCATTAAAATGTTGGCTTCGGTATTTGCCGCAAAAGGAATGAATTTAGGATTTAACGCAGAACAAAATCCAGGCTACGACCAAGAGAACGACGAAGAAGATATTGGCGAAGACGCAAAGGGGAGTGAAAACAAGAAAACGAAAACGAAAGTGAAGAAATTTCAAAAGATTTATATGCTTGATGATAATAAACTACACAATACCAAGAGTAACAATTTCTACATTATGTCATCTGTTAACGTATTCGACCAACCATTATCGGTTCAAGTCAAGAAGGATATGTTATCTAGATTCAATTCACGCCCTGATAACGTTCACGGAGAGAACATACGTTTTATGTTGATGGATAGTGGCTTTAAAGAGGGCATTGATTTATATGACCTCAAATATATACATATTTTTGAACCTCAGACTACACCAGCCGACCAAAAGCAAGTGATTGGCAGAGGAACACGTACTTGTGGACAAAAGGGGTTACGTTTCCACCCTAGCAACGGATGGCCACTTCACGTTCAGATTTACGACATGAGTATACCCAAAGAATTACAAGGATATATGGGAGGCGAAGAGAACCTATTCAATTTATATTTAAAATCACTCAATTTAGACCTTCGTCTTTTTAATTTTGTAAAAGACCTCGAAGATGCAACTATTATGGGTTCGGTAGACCATGACTTAAATAAAAACATACATAGTTTTAAGATTACGGGAGGAGCAAAGAAAAAAGCACTGTCATTGTCTGACATTGATACTAACGACTTAAATCCTGCTCTTGGGATGGCTATGGTTGAAAGACTTCTAACAGACAGACTTCGTTTAGAACCGGTAAAGTCCATGTCGCACGACCAGATGAAAACATACATTAACTCCAAATTCTCTAAACATAAATGGGACAAGGCAAAAATGGAGAACCTTTGTGAAGAGAAAAGTGGGGGTTCTGGAAATATGTTAACATTTACACCCACACAGGGATTTATAAAAGACTATTTTACACCACAAGCACCTGTAAAGGGTATGTTATTATGGCATTCTACCGGGTCGGGCAAAACTTGTAGTGCTATAGCCACTGCTTCAAATGAGTTTGAAAAACAAGGTTATACTATATTGTGGGTCACTAGAACAACGTTAAAGAACGACATATGGAAAAATATGTTTGATATGGTATGTCACGAAGTGTTAAGGTCAAAAATAAGCGATGATGGGTTAATAATGCCATCTCAACAACCCAAGCGTATGAAACTTCTGTCGAATTCATGGCGCATTCGCCCAATGTCATACAAACAATTCAGCAATCTAGTTAGTAAAAAGAACGCTAACTATGACAAATTGGTAAAGATAAATGGAGAACACGACCCACTTCGTAAAACACTAATTATCGTAGATGAAGCACATAAATTATATGGAGGTGGGGATTTATCATCAATTGAACGCCCTGATATGCCCGCTTTCCATAAATCTCTCATGCACTCATATGCTGTATCGGGTCAAGATTCAGTTCGTCTGTTGTTAATGACCGCTACACCCATAACAACTAGTCCAATGGAAATGATGAATATTGTAAATCTATGCAAGCCTATAGAACAACAATTACCAACACATTTTGACGATTTTACCAAAAAGTATCTTAATCGCGATACTGTTAAATTCTCTCCAACTGGTTTACAAAAATATTTTGATGATATTGTCGGCATAGTTAGCTATCTCAATCGTGAAAAGGACGCACGTCAATTTGCTCAACCTATTATCCATCACATTAAAACACCCATTGTCAAGATGAATGATGTTTATGAATATGATAAACGTGTTACACGTCACATTGCGTTAGAATCAACTGAACCAGTAAAAAAACAGATAAACGACTTTGTTGAATCACTTAAAGGTGAGCTGTCAGATTTAGACCCTAATAAATTTCATACATTACTCGATGAATGTAAATCAAAACCATACCAGACAGATGACACAACTTTGTCGGATAAATACGACAAAAAATGTAACAATGTAACAAAGAAACATATTCGTAACATAGTTAATCGTTCAACGCAGTATGTAAAAAAGGTGCGTTCTGTAATTAAAGAATTAAAAGATGACATCAAGAGATTAAACACAAACAAACAAAACAAAATCAATTATATTAAAGAATGGGAAAAACAAGACCCCGAACGATGGATACAATTCAAGAATAGTGCATACTATAATATACGTTATAATTGTGGTAAAACAGTTAAATCAAATATATCATTTGATGAAATGGTAACGTCTCACGATGATATTATACCATATGTGGAGGCAATAAATGAATGTGATGAAAAAATTAATGAAATACAAGAAGCACTGAAAATAAAGGTAAATGCGTATAAAACACGAATTGATGAACTCAAAACAATGATTAAAGATGGACAATTGAATGATATAGAAAAGAGCGTCGTTCGTTCAGCAATCAAAGATAGACAGAAATTAACAAGAAAAATCATAGCAAAGGCACGTCGTGAAACAACAAAACGTATTGGATTAATAGATAAAGATAAAGCTGACCTCATTAAACGTAGGAAGAAAACCATTAAGAATATTAAAAATAAGATAAAAACTGATATCAAAGTAGAGATGGTAGAACAAAAACGATTTGACAAAGAATCAAAGGCAATGAAGAAAATTATGCGTAAAACCGGTGATTATAAAGATGAAATTAACAATAATGTATTAAAAGAATTCATCGTAAATGAAAAAATTTCATTAAAAGAAAGCTTAACCAATCTACACATCGAATTCGATAAAGAGTTAAAAGTGAAAACGGAGAAAACACAAATGAAGGAAGATAAAATGGCAGCACAACTCTTGAAACAACAAGATAATGAACGTAATCGAATGGCACGAATTGAAATAAAGGAACGAAAAGCTGAAGAGAGAACTAAAAAACAACGAGAAAAGGAACTTAATAGAATGGCACGAATTGAAATCAAGGAACAAAAAACAGCAGAGAGAACTAAAAAACAACGAGAAAAGGAACTCAAGAAAATGAACAAAACCAAGAAAAATGGTGCGTAGGTTTATTAGTCCATAATATAACGACATATTTCATATTATGGATTCTATAATCTACGATGCTTCGGGAAATATTACAGATGAAGAAGGAGAACCCAATACAACAAGCAATCAATATATAGATAAAATAACAATCGAATTGCTAATGAACAAACCTCAATATATAAAATATTTAGAAACAACTGATCCCAAAGCGTGTTCCAAAATAAATGAATTTCACGCAAATATTTACAAATACAAATCCATTATTATGGACATCACAAATGAAATGTGTAGTCAACCTGACAACACCAATCGTTCTATTTACATAACAGATACATTTTCTGATTTTGCGAAGAGTTGCATAAAATACATAACTACGAAAGAGTTAGAAACAGTAAACCCGTATAACAAAGAGGATGATGATGATATGTTTTCTAAATGCGATGACATAGACCGTAAAATTAAAAGTGATTATACAGAAGAAAACGACGACGACGAACCCGAAGAAAATTCCAAATCTTATTGGGGTGACGGAGCGATTAAATCTCAAACCTCATATGATATAAGAATGTTAGCAAAGAGGAGACGTTAGTCATTTTTTAAGTTTAGAAAATTATAGCAATTATATATATATAATATCATGTCAAAAACAAGACAAAATAATAATAAAAAGAAGAAGAATAGCATTAGACATAATAAAACCAAACGAAACAAATCGAAAGGCGGGCACAATAAACCGAAGGGTGGATTTACAAAGTGTAGTCCCCTATCGGAACGAGACTCGGTAGGAGACACGTGTCTTACCGGGGATATACTGAACGACATTAAAAAGTCATTCAACTCAAGTAACCCCAGTAAGAAAATCAAAGCAACAAATCCTAAAAAAATTCTAAAGATGCTGAAAACACATACTGATTGCAATGACGAGAATTGTTGGTTAAACGCACTTCCTAATAAAAATGAATTGCTTAATTCCATTTTAAGACCGAAAATACCAAAAGAGTGGAAAACGAACAAAAATGAATGGCTATCCAATTTCGACATATTGAAGGTTATAAAACAATACGAACAATCCAATCCAGAATTCGAATTCATAGGTCCGACATTCATTGATTTCGCATCGTATGACGAAACAACTGACGGACAGTGTGTAGAAAAGGACCTATGCAATTTCGACTTGAACGCATACATTAAAAAAGGCAAAACTAAGATTGGCATTATATTTAATTTAGACAAACACGACCAAAGTGGGTCACATTGGGTATCTATGTTTGTCGACATAGAACAGAGGTTCATTTTTTATTTTAATAGTACAGGTGAAAAAATTCCTAAGGAAATAATGCAGTTAGTAAATAAAATAGCCGAACAAAGCAAGACCACATTTACAAAGGGATTTAAAACGTACTTCAATAAACTAGAACACCAGAGAGAGAACACGGAATGTGGTATGTATTCATTGTTCTTTATAATATCGTTATTAACTGGTTCAATTGGAGGTGACAACTCACATCTATTACAAAATGAAACAGATAAGGTAAACTTCTTCACAAAAAAACGCATACCCGACAATGATATGGAAAATTTAAGAATAAAATATTTCATAAATAAATAATTATGTCCATATATTATAGTTTAACATGGCATCTAAAAAACAAACACTGCGTAATAAAAAACAAACACTGCGTAATAAAAGAAAAACACTGCGTAATAAAAGACGCATTCGCAAAACCAAAGGAGGGAAAGCAACTGAGAAACAAATATTCAAAGTAAGAGTTGAGGTAACCAAAGCACCTAACGACAAGGGAACTATCACACATATAAAAACAATGAATTCGAAAGATACATTTGCTGACGCTTTACGTGGTGTAGAAGAGGATATATCCCGATTAGCTACGGGAATAAAAGAACTTCAAGACCCCAAAGCAGCTATGAAAGCAAAAGAAAGAACTAAAAGAGTTGTCAAAGAATACATAATAAACGCAGAAGAACCTGCCACCGAAAAAGAATGAGAGGGAGTAACAAAAACATTATATTTTCCTATAATGTTTTTCTGTATATATCTTATACTAATGCAATCAATCAAAAAAACAACTTCTATAGAATTAAACTATAAGAATACATCTACACGTCGTGTATCTAACGATATGAAATATGAGTATCATGGTAAGAACAATCAACCAAATCTCGTTCTTTTAGATGGTATTAAACAATCCGCATACATATCCAATAACATCGTAATACAAAATAATGAACTGCAAATACACCATACGTCCAGTTCAAATTATCCAAAAAAAGCTATCGTTATAATACCTTTAGTCACAAGTGCGGTTGAACCAAAGAATGGCATTGACCGTCTTATTCAATCGAAATACAATGACGTGCTTGATATAAATCTTAATAAAATTATAAAGAATTACAGCGTTGAAATAAATGATTCACAGAAAAATACGTATGTAATTCGCCTCAAAAACCCTGTGTTTATAAACAGCAATTTGACAATACAAAACACATCGGTTGAAGGGTTTCAAGAAGGCGCGTGTGGAATGAGTAAAGATCAACAAACTAGATTGTCTACTTTGGAAACTGGATTGAAGAATGTAAAAGACCACAGCGAAAATAAAGGAACACACAAACACGACGGTCTATCGCAAAAACAAATAGACGCACTGAACAATTTGGATGCCAACGCAATCGCTGGACTCTCATCATACGGAGAGATGACCACCAAAAATGGGTTAAAAGAAATGGAATGTTTCCCAACGGAGGGTGATGTCTGGAATCAAACCTTTACAATTATAGGTAGTTATGCAAATGACAAAAGCACATATGAAACGAACGGTGAAATTATTGACGATTCTGGTAAGATTGGTTCGGCTTCAAACGCAATTGAAATTAAGAATGCGATTAACGATGAAGTCAAAAATTTGAAAAACGCAATTGAAAAACTTGGTGGCATTTACACGACCGACCCATCATCAAATATAAATTTTACCATTCAAATAGTTCCCAAAGTGGAAGAAACCACGGAAATCAAAACCGTCCGCATTCATGACGAAACCGGAAAATCAATAGATGCTATTCGCAAACCCTCTCAAGCAAAAGAAGCGGTATTAATAACTTATGCAAAAGTGGGGAGTAATAATCCCATAAAAATGAACGCAAAAGCTTTTCGGAGGGATAAACTGAGTGAAATAAATGAATATACACACGTATCTATACCAGGATATATAACCAATGACCAAAATAAATCTATTCTTGCACTCATGTATTTGATAATTTTATTTTTAGGGTCTATTATTTCATTTTATACTATACCTGAATTTTATAAAATATTCATAAGACGATTAACAAAAGACGTGAAGTCGTGTAAAATTGACGGAGATAGCACAATGGAACACGTAACTGGATTTAAATTGTTATTCAATATTTTTTTCCTACTCATACCTATAATTACCATGGTGACAGCCCAGGGTGTAAATGGTTCACTAGGAGTGTTGGGTTTATGGGTGATTGTATCTTCCACCATGTATGCCAAGTGGAAGTTAGAACCAGGTTTCTTTGCGTCTTTCTACCCAAGAGACGGGATGAGATACTGCCATTCAGCTCCACGGGCAGCGTCCATCTTTCGAACCCCTTCTATATTTTCTAGAATAATATACGGTTAACTTCATAGATAATAAATTTATATATGAAGTGTTTTTTTACATGTCACTTGCGTTGTGAATAGACTCCGACACGGGTTTAAATGACGTTTCGATAAAATCCGCAGGCGTATTCTTGGGTATAGGTGCCATCTTACTTACCATAACCTCTTCGAGGGAAGTTTCTTTGGTAGGGTTCATTGCTTTAAGTTCTTGGTCTACCTGCTGTTGAACAGGGTTGGGTTCAAATAATTTAACCTGTGTTAAACGAACGGTACTGCGACGAAGAACCTCATAAGACACGAATATTGACAATACGCCGAGAATTGGGTGGGTGTACAAGAATAAATATAAGGTGATTACTACAATGGCAACCATTCCCATGCTACTATCGATGTATGGAATTAAAACGTTAGGTGTTTCTACCTGGAATACAAGATAAAATACAAACATAACAAATGCAATCATTTCCAAAGGACTAGCAATAAATTTCATTTGGTATATTTTAGAAGTAGAAATTATTCGAAACCATATTCTTTAATATCACAAATATATATATATGCCACCATCGAATATAAAAGTCAAAAAGAATACTAAGCGTGTATTGATTAAGAAAAAGAACAAAACGAAATCTAAAAAAACGTCGTTGAATAACAAAAACTCACCCTTGCCTGTGGTGAAAAAACTAAAATTAAACATCGTTGATAAATTAACACCATCTAAATTGTCACGTACATCAAAATTGAAGATACAAAATCCCAATCATACGAAAAAGAATATGACAGATACTGATTTAAATACTAAACCACAAGTTAAATTAGATACGCCTAAAAAGATAAGTATGGCTGATATACCAACATTAACCGAAGTTGTTACGATACATAACAATCCACCGAGCGAACGGTTGAATGAAAAATATATTGAATTATTGACAACACTTGGTTACGTGATGAGATATAATAAAGACTTTATGCGTGCTCGGGCTTACGGCAACGCACTTGAAACAGTTGAAACATTCTCTGGTGATATTACTAGTCCCGAACAACTCAAAGGCAAGAAAGGCATCGGCGTAACAATATATCAGAAACTAATTGACTATAACGAGACGGGCTCGTTAAAGGTATTAGAACGAAATAAAGAAATTGTTGAAAAGAAGAAATTATCCGATGTATTCGCCGACATTTATGGCGTAGGAGAGAAGAAGGCAGAAGAACTTGTCGATAAAGGCGTTCGTACAATTAAGGAACTTGAGAAACGAAAGGATGAACTACTCAACGACAAACAGAAAATTGGATTACAATATTACGATGACATTTTAAAGCGTATTCCCAGGGATGAAATTGTGGATTTTGAGAAACATATTGCTTTGTCGTTTCCAGTTGATGTTCCCGACGCACGATATGAAATCGTAGGTAGTTACCGCAGGGGATTGTCCAATTCTGGCGACATAGATGTAATCGTCACGTCGTCTGACCCCAAGACATTTAAGACATTTATCGACTCGTTAATTGACCAAAATATAATTATTGAGGTTCTCTCGCGTGGCAATACCAAGTGTCTAGTTGTTGCTAAACTACCATGGGGACAATACGCACGTCGTGTTGATTTCCTATATTCATCTCCTACTGAATTCGCATTTTCCATTTTGTATTTCACAGGAAGTAAGGCATTCAATACATCTATGCGTGAACGTGCTCTCAACATGGGGTATAGCATGAACGAACACGGGTTCTCTATAATGGATAATAAAAAGAAAGGACCTAAGGTCGCGCAAGAATTTCCTGACGAAAAATCTATATTTGATTTCTTGAAAATGGACTATAAGACACCATTGGAACGTATAGATGGAACTGCTGTTATCGCACAGGCAGGTGTTGGCACTCGGGTTCTGCGTGAGGGGGAAAAAGAAATTAAACCCAAGAAACTACTTCGTCATTATTCGAAACCACTTAAAACCACAACCGAACACGTAGCCGAGTTTAAAAGTAACGGCATGAATGCTTTGGATAAGATGACTGAGAAAGATGTTATATTAATGTTAGGCGCAGCAGATGTAGCATTTCATCAAGAAGGAACTGACCCCATAATGAGTGACGCCGAATATGACATTTTACACGAATATGTTGAAACCAAATACCCACAAAACCAAGCGATTGAAGAAATTGGAGCACCAGTAACCAAAAACAAGGCAACATTGCCTTATGAAATGTGGTCTATGGATAAAATCAAACCTGACACTGGAATTATTGGAACATGGATGAAAGAATACCTCGGTGATTACATCATATCAGGTAAATTAGATGGAGTTAGTGGTATGTATACCACAGAAGGCGATGAACCTAAATTATACACACGTGGTAACGGTAAGGTAGGTCAAGATGTGAGTCATCTTATTGGTAAACTTCGTTTACCTACAGAGAAGGGTATTGTGTTAAGAGGTGAGTTTATTATTAAGAAGGAGGTGTTTAAAACCAAATATGCTGACAAATTCTCAAACCCACGTAACATGGTCGCAGGGATAGTGAACCAGATAACACAAGACAAACGCATATTAGATGTGGATTTCGTTGCTTATGAAGTTATTAAACCAGCCAATTTAACACCTGCCGAACAAATGACCAAAATGGACGCACTTGATGTTATTGTAGTCAGGAATGAAGTTCACAAGACTATTTCGAACGAGGTGTTATCGGAATTATTGGTAGATTGGAGAAACAATTATGATTACGAGATTGATGGCATTATTGTAGCGAATGACAAGGTATATGCTAGGGTTTCAGGCAATCCAAAACATACATTTGCGTTCAAGATGGTGCTTTCCGACCAAATGGCTGAGGCACACGTGGTTGACGTTATTTGGACTCCAAGCAAAGACGGATATTTAAAACCCCGTGTTCAAATTATGCCCGTTCACTTGGGCGGAGTGACAATTAAGTTCGCAACCGGCTTCAATGCTAAATTTATAGAGGATAATAAAATCGGTATTGGAGCAATTATACAGCTCATACGGTCAGGTGATGTTATTCCCAAGATACAATCTGTTACTCAACCCGCTGAAAACCCCAAGATGCCAAACGAAGAATACGAATGGAATGAAACCCGAGTTGATGTCATGCTTAAAGATGCCGATAATAATGGCATTGTCCTTGTAAAGAACATTACGGGATTCTTTAAAGGGTTGGAAGTCGATGGTCTAGGAGCAGGGAATGTCGAAAAAATGGTTAAAGCCGGATATAATAGCATCCCAAAGATTATAAAGATGACACAAGATGATTACTTAAAGGTAGATGGATTCAAAGAAAAGACAGCTACCAAGTTATACGAAGGTATCCAGACAAAGGTTGCCGACGCACCACTATACGTTTTAATGGGCGTATCGAATAAGTTTGGACGTGGTTTCAGCTCAACTAAAACAAAGCTCGTTATGACTGGATATCACAATGTATTAGATGTGGGGGAACGCAATCTAGAAAAGTTGACGGCATTAAAGGGGATTGAAAAAAAATCAGCAGAGGCATTCTTAAGTCACGTGGACGAGTTCATCGAATTCATGAAGGAATGTGGATTAGAAGATAAATTAAAGGTTAGAACACCCACACCAATCCTTTATGACGAGACTCACCCATTATTTGGTAAAAATATAGTGATGACTGGTTTTAGAGATAAGGAATTGGAAAACCAAATCATAGCAGTTGGTGGAAAAATGGGGTCAGGAATCAGTAAAAATACGTTTGTGTTATTGGTTAAGAATTTAGATGAAACATCGGGAAAAATTGAGAATGCCAAGAAACTTGGCATTGAAATAATGACGAAAGAATTGTTGTTGGACAAATATATGTGAATTATATATAGTGTCACTATCATTGAACCAAACTGTTTGGACTGAAATGATGCTACAATTTAATCATATATAATTATTTAATGGATTTAATGACATTGTTCGTATACCACTTATAGAGCAAAATGATGCACACAGATGATGAATGCGTTGTCATTATAAACAATATAACGAAAAATAATACAACAAATGGGGAAGCGTCACACGATTTAATATCAGCCGATGGCATCAATAGTCGTCGTGCCACGATTCGTTACGCCACGTGGGGTGGCGTAATATTGTTCACATTGATGGTTAGTATTCATATGTTCTATTCTATAAACAATTTTACATCAGAAATACAATGGTTTTCTCATAAATATAGAGTTGATGTATTTTCATTACTCAAACTGTTTTTGATACCAGGTGGAGAAGGCGGGACTATTCAAGAACGATTTGTAGCGATAGGAACACTTGCTTTTAATTTAAGTGAAGATGTTATTATGACAACCAATACCCGATGTGGTAGAACACTAATGAACCGGTTGGCTTCATTCGGGGTCACGGGAGAGATAGTAAGTCATTGTGAATCTGCTACGGCGGCACAATTATTTAATACGATAATGTTGGATTCGGGAATTCTTGTAAATTATGGAGGCAATTTAATAAGAGACTCCATATTAACATTAAGTGCTATTGCCTATACACGTCGCCACATTAAAGCAATTTGTTCGACGGAAACGACAAAAACGGAAAAATTGATTTAAAATACAATGACTATACTATTATAGTAATTGTAACTACCTATAAACTATGCCTCCTAAACGAAAAAAGACGGTTAAGCCTCCTCCCCACAAATTGGATGATAAAACCAAGAAGGTTATACTGGACGCATCATATATTGGGAAAAAGGGGTATACTATTCCAAAATCCATGATACCAGAGAAAGAACTTGAATTCTTGAAAACCGACCTCTTTTTGAAACCGGTTGTTCCTGGACCAGCATTTGCACAAGCGGCAGCAGAAGACGCATCGTTTCCTGTATACAGAGAAAACTCCAATAAAATGTATATACCACGATTTTACGGGATTGAACGATATGGTATGCCAGAACGGTCTGAACTTGAACTGGGTGAGGACATTAATGTGTCTTTTCCAAAGACTTTGCGTGATTACCAACAAAATATTGTTGATGTATATACTTCACACGTATCACAACCAAATGGCTCGAACTGTGGTGGGGGAATTTTGGAAGTGTATTGTGGTGCAGGAAAATGTCTGAATTTAAACACACCCATTATGATGTATGACGGTGCTATAAAGATGGTTCAAGATGTTGTCGTAGGCGATTTATTAATGGGAGATGATTCAACCCCAAGAAAAGTGCTAACGTTAGCACGTGGAAGAGAACAAATGTATAGAGTTGTTCCAAATAAAGGCGATTCTTACATAGTAAATGAAAGTCACATATTATCACTCAAATGTAGCACTAATTATAACAATAAATATACAAAAGATAGTATTCACGACATTTCTGTGTTGGATTTTCTAAAGTTACCGAAAACGTTTCACGGAGGAGCAGGTCCTCTTGTTGGTTATCGTGTTCCTATCACCTTTCCTAAAAAGGTTGTAGATTTTGAACCATATGCTCTCGGGTTCTGGTTGGGTGACGGAACTTGGGCGGGTGCACCAATTACAACAGAAGACATTGACCTTCTACGACTACTGCAACAATACAACTTAATAACCAATAAACACATTCCCCATGATTATAAATGTAACGAACGACAAGTTCAACTTGAATTATTGGCAGGATTGATGGATTCCGATGGTAGTTATTCGAACAATGGTTATGAAATTATTCAAAAAAACGAGGTGTTGCTGGACGATATAATATATCTGGCAAGGTCACTCGGGTTTGCCGCTTATAAAAAATCGTGTATGTATAAAGGCGAAAAGGAGGGAACATATTATAGAACAATCATTTATGGTAAAGGATTGGAGGAAATACCAGTTAAATGTCCTCGTATAACCCCCAGAAAACAAATTAAAAATGCTTTACACACACGCATTAGTTTGGAAAAGTTGGAGGTTGATGATTACTATGGATTTGAAATTGACGGCAATCGTCGTTTTGTATTGGGCGATTGCACTGTAACACACAATACTGTTATGGCGCTAAAAATAGTAGAACTTCTACAAAAAAAGACACTGATTCTGGTGCACAAAGAATTCTTGATGAATCAATGGATTGAACGCATTGAGGAATTCCTACCAGGGGCTCGGGTCGGCAAAATTCAAGCAAGTGTATGTGACTGTGAAGACAAAGATATTGTTATTGGTATGATTCAAACGATGTATAATAAAGTCTTCCCACAAGAAGTTTATTCGCAGTTCGGTCTTACTATTATTGACGAGGTTCATCGTATAGGTAGTGAGGAATTTTCTAAAACCTTGTTGAAAACAATTACCCCGTGTATGCTCGGTATATCAGCGACTGTTGAACGTAAGGACAAACTTACAAAACTGCTCTATATGTTTATCGGACCGAAAGTTCATTCGCTGTTAAGAGAACAAGATGATATTGTAAATGTGCGTGGCATTGAATACATTACACCAGATACTGAGTTTAACACAGTGGAATATGATTATAGAGGAAATACCAAATTCAGCACTATGATTTCAAAACTATCCAATTTTGGTCCTCGTTCGGATTTCGTGGTGCGTGTTGTACACGACCTATTGACCGAAAATGTTGGGGGACAAGTTATGGTTCTATGTCATAATAGGTGTCTTCTCACTTATTTACACGAATCCATTACAGCAAAGGGTATATGTTCTGTTGGATTTTATGTAGGGGGGATGAAACAGGTCGCATTGGAAGAAACCGAGGGTAAACAAATTGTATTGGCTACATATGCTATGGCAGCTGAAGCACTTGACATTAAAACACTAAGCATGCTTGTGATGGCCAGTCCCAAAACTGACATTACACAGTCAGTGGGTCGCATATTGAGAATCAAACACGACAATCCTGTTGTTGTGGACATTGTCGATAGTCACGATATATTCCAACGACAATGGTTACAGAGAAAAAGGTTCTATAAGAAAAGCAATTATGCAATTCGGTATATTAAAAGCAACGAATATACAGGAATGTCATTGGATTGGCAGAATGACACGCTATGGCGAACGCTTTATGACCCAAATAATAAAAGCGTATCTGGTAAGACTAAAAGTGACGAGGATAAGATAGTTGGTAAATGTATGATAAACATTGAAGGATTATAGAAGATATTTATACTTGTCTTCTACTGGTGCTACCATATAACATATGAAATGGCATTCGTTATGTTTCCTTGTGTTTTGAATAAAAACACCAGAAATGTGGTACATAAAATTGATTTTTTTAGTTAATTTACACTATACTGACAAACACACAAATTAATAATGAAACTTAGATCCGGATCTAGATACGTAAAGGACAAGGTTGCAGAAAGAAAGCGAAAAACACATAGAAAGTATACGATTTTTAGACTGGCATGCGAAGATTGCATTGGTCAATTAAACGATTCTGTGAGTGAAGTTGACCGTCTTCGCATTATGCACGCAATGCACACTTATATTAACAACAACAAAGATAATATATACGAATTAATATTATACACACCCGCATTGATGTCGTTTATAACTAGTATAGCCGACCGTTCGGTTATCCATGTCAAAGATTTATTGTATTATTGTAGAACAGAACCCGACTTATATATTAGTAAAACAAATGGCATTGAAGAAGCACGCATGGTTTACGAATTGATGAATAGACTTTACACTATTGTAGATAAAGCACGTTCTTTCATCGCATCACGCACCATTGAATCAGGCAAGGCTTACAACTGGGTGAGCGAAGTTCGTCGTTTTATATGTGAGAGAAACACGTTCTAACATTGAAGACTATAATTAAAATTATATGTATGTGATATTTGAGTCTAAAAACATACCACGTTATTTTACATATGAATTCAACTATAATTTTGTTGTTCTATTTTTTTATATGTATTTCAGCGAACAATTGTGCTTGGAATTATAGGTATGATGCGATTGATAATCATTTTAACCTTGTGTATCCTGATAAAAATGCGGTATATTTAATGATGGTTATACCACAGAACTCTTCTACTTTTGTTGTTTCAAATGGGATGACTGACTCACGTTACGCAGTGGGTATACCAAATTATCCTAACGCCGATTACTTTTCCATACAGCTATATGAAACGGGCAATTACATTACCTCCACCTTCCATATTAATGACAAGGAATTAATGGGGTTAGAGAACCTGACACACAGAAATGGTTCATATGAATATAATTTACAATTAAATAGAAATACTTCATACATTGGTTTATTCCGTATTTATGCTTCTAATATATCGCCAACAACATTTGATGTTAATCGCCACACTATACTCCAATATTGGTCTGGTATTCCTCCTAACACATATATAGATGACAAGTTGTATCCACTTTGTGATATTAATTATACACAACACGATAACATTTATACCAATTTTTCGCACGACATTAATATACATACTGGAACTGTATGTAACACTAATACCGCATTTACATTCATGAATGTCCCTACCGGTTCTCTTACAAATGCTGACGCCAATTACATGATCGCATGTGTCCAAAACTCTCTCTTTTATAACATTACCATCCGAATGCCGTCTATTATGTGTTCTTCGGGATATAACAGCGACGACAAACATCCTTGGATTAACGAGACATATGATATCAGATATGCTAGTTTAAATTTGGTGTCTACCAATAGTCCACGTCCAACTATAGACAGTTGGAAAATACCTTGTGACCAGGAGAACTTTACAATGTCTATTTGGGTTGACCCAAGCATACCACACCCCGCATTCCTATATAGACAAATACTACCTGATGATAATTTTACATATAGCATTAAATCCGCAAAAACAAAGTGCTTCGATTATGTTAACAATCGTTATGATGATAAATGTATTGCATATGTAATGGATGTGTATTATCCTAGCGTAAATGCTGACATATGAACTTTTTACATAATACACCCATATGCAAGGAAATCGTTATATCTCTTGGTTAGGGGATTGATATGTATTCGTCTCCATTCTTGAAATCATCGTAGGCAAGTAACACGTCTTGAGTTGAAAATAACTTACATATACAATGCCTATCACAAGGCGTTCCCATATGAACATAGACCGATGCCATAAGTAATTTGCGACCAGGCATTCGGTCCATAAGATGATGTCTATCTCGTCGACTGCATATGGCTCTATCTTTCGGCTCTATGTATTCACATAATATATCGTAGTAATAATGGTCGTTCAGTGACATGTTCTCTAATAAATATACTATACTATATAGTTATTAGATTTTTATTCAAATGTCCTTGTCAATTAATGAATCATTCGATATTGAATCTATTACTTTACTGAATGTTGCTTCTCTTGGAAATCCGGGAAGTAAGTTTCGTTGGATATCTTCACACTTAGCCGAAAATGGTGAGTCTATATCTGAGTATTCTATTGGATTGTCTTCTTTCATATCACATAAAGTCTGATTCGCCCTACTTGTTAATACTTTAATTCCATACAAGAGTTGTTCACGAGAACCTTCCTTGTCCCATTCATTATTTTCCTTGATATACAGGGTATTTCTTTTCTTATCAGTGCAATGGATTGGTCGTTTATTAGTTCCCAATTCCTTCATGTTTTCTAAAAATAACTTCGAAATGCCACCAACATAACCGAGTTGCGATTGGTTCTCCAGGTCTTCTATGGAAACTTGAATGCTTTCAATGAAATCTGAAAAGTTGATTGCGTCTTTACAATCCTCGTTGAGAAAGACCTGAAGATTAAACTTATTATTTGTAGTATTGTTATTGCTATTATTATTATTACCTATTTTTGGAACGATTTCTTGTATTGTATTCAACAATTCCTTTGTCTCCTCTTTGTGTTCTTTCCTTTCTTCATTGTGTTCTTTCCTTTCTTCATTGTGTTCATGTTGTTGTGATGCCAATAAATTCATGAGTTCTTTATTCTGGGTGATTAATGCAAGAATAAGAGACTCTTTGTCATTCGACAGTTCTGTGTTAATTGGTTGTGTCACAATTGCGTTATTATTCGTCGGTTCAACGTATGAACAAGTCTTTTTGTGACGATAATATCCTTGACGATATTTATAAACTTTATTACAACCACACGTATATATTCGTTCTGTTTTATTGTCAAGGGGGTCACCATGATTGTCACCATTTGACACCATTTTGTGTTTAGATGTAGTCAAATGACGGGTATATTCACTTTTGTAACAGCATACATAGTTACAATCTTTACACTCATAATGTTCCTTGTTTTTGTTTGTTTTATTATGAACCATTGTTACTAAACAATGGTGACATTTAAAATTAAGTAATATTAACGCAATAAAAAATATAAAAACCTTACACAGTCAAATGTTCTCATAAAAAACAAGAATTAGAGCATAATGCTTTGAAGTCACTTTTCAGAAAAACACGTTTATAGATGGAATAATTTTTTGAGATTTGGACATAAAATAAATGTCCATTTTGAGATTTTACAAGAATGAATCCAAAATCACTTTTTTCCTTATGCAGTCACATATTATATTTTGGAATGATTTCAAAGCATAATATTTTAATGCGAATTTATTTGTTAGTATTGTCGTGATTCCAATAAATTCATGAGCTCTTTATTTTGAGCAATTAATGTAAGAATAAGAGACTCTTTGTCGCTTGAATTATTTGTATTGTCCATAGTTAATGATGGTATGTTGTTTCCGTTGAGAATAACGTCACAATTTTTCTTATGTTTACACAACGACGAAATGTGCTTGTAGTTTTTGCCACATTCACAAGAAAATAATTTGGGTAGGACATTGACATTTTCATTGGCATTTGCTAGGCGTAAATGTTTTGCAGTTAAAATGTGTCGGTTAAAATCCTTCTTGTTACAGCTATTAAAGTTACATATATCACAACTATACTTATGTTCTCTTTTAATTTTCTGTATAGGTTTTGGCGATGGTTTTAATGATACACACATATTTATGGGTTTTGTCTTGGGTTTCGGTGATGGTTCTATACTGTTCAACGTTGCCTTGTATTCTTCGAAATATTGTTGTTCTATTTTCTTAGCAGAAGCAAGTCCATCACAATTGCTGAACGCAATTATCGTCATATCCCAATTGTCCCATCCATTATTGTCACGTATAAACGTGTATAATTTACATGAATGACAATGAGCATTGTTATTGCTACAATTATTTCTATGGTCATACTTTCGCCGAACGAAATCAGTTGTATGTCCAATGTACAAGTCAGTTACACTCGGGTCTTTGCATTGAATTTTATAAAATATAGTATTTGAATAATCCGCTTTTTTAACATTTGACATCTTATGTAATATAACAGCATTAGACTTTAAATACTTGTTGTAAAATAGGCGACAATAACATCAGTTCCTGTTTTTGTAATAACTGTTCCTAATATAATATTTTAAAGTGATTTGTATACAAGATTGTTACAAACGAAATCATGTAAAGATTCAACGTAAATGCGGTCAGGGTATTCAATTACAACGCCATTGTGGAGCAACAATTTCACGGTTGGACATGTTTCAACATCGTGTTGTTTAATTTCTGTGTTGAAATTATCACTATTACATATTAACGTTTTCAAGGTCTTACGTGTAACAGCATCATTTTGCGTAATTACTGCGTCGAAATCAATCTTATCTACTCCACCAGAGCAATTAACTGAACGACACCTAAGTACGGAATTGCCGAAAGTGCTATCATCATATAGTTTTGTAAACTTATCCCATACTATTTTATTAAGCATGCTAATTGGACACCAATGTATATAAAAAAAAAAAAATACAATAGGTTCACGTGTGTCTACAATAGGTATTTTTTTAAATCTACTACATGCTTGAATTGTGTGAACAGGTATAATAAATTTAGGTATTTGTATGGTATAATTTGCGTTTCTTGGCGAGCGAGCACATTCATTTATTGTCACCATTTGTATAGATAATGGCGACAAAAATATTCAGCCTCCTCCTAAACACATTGGACATGGTTAGCAACTAATTTTCCCCGCTCTCAACATCATAGGCGGGTCCATTTAATATAAACGAGTGTAAACATTTAAATGCTTATTGTAATAGACATTATACAATGATAACGATTGAGATAATGGGTGGTTTGGGTAATCAATTATTTCAGATATTTGCGCTGATATCATACGCTCTTAAAAACAAGCAACCATTCTTCTTTGAAAACAAGGTGCCTGAACGTGCTGACCGTCCAATGTATTGGGATAATTTCTTATTGTCCTTGAAACCATTTGTTCGTAATGTATCATCAGGAACTCTATCAGTCTATAGAGAACCCACATTTGAATATACTGAAATATGGCCATTTAATCGTATAAACCGATCATTCAAGATGTCAGGATATTTCCAATCCTATAAGTATTTCGTGGAAAATCAAAGTGACATACTACGCCTTATAAAATTTGATAAACAACAAGAAGAAACTGGTTTAAAACATAAAAATTTATCTTTGGAGAACACGATTTCGTTACATTTCCGAATAGGAGACTATAAAGCCATACAAGAATACCATCCATTGGTAGGCGTTGATTATTATAAGAAATGCTTACATAAAATAATTGAGAACACAGGAAAGAATGACTGGAATGTGTTATATTTCTATGAAGAAGTAGACAGAGAGTTAGTAGAAGCAAATATAAACGAGATAAAGAATGCGTTAGGTTCTCTTAATTTTGTGCCAATTGATACGAAATTGGAGGATTACACCCAAATGACACTGATGAGTCTATGTCAACACAATATAATAGCAAACAGCAGTTTTAGTTGGTGGGGTGCGCATTTAAACAACAATAAAGATAAGATAGTATGCTATCCGAATCCGGATAACTGGTTTGGTCATATAGCGGGCAAAAAGAATATGACGACGATGTTTCCTGATAATTGGTGTAAAGTGACTTAACCCGTTTGAGATTTAAAATCTTACTATATAATATATATAATGATTACAATTCATACATTTGGAGATAGTCATGCTGCTAAAACTCATTCTCATTGGGGATACATAAATTTACCCGATGTTAAAATAATTTGTAACCACATAGGAGGTACATTAATGTATACATTTGGATGTCAGGGATTAAATATATTAAATATTAGAAAATATGGAGTAAAGGAGAACGATATAGCAATATTTTGTTTTGGAGAGATTGATTGTAGAAATCACGTCGACAAACATGTGAGTGAAAAAACTCCCTATAAAGATGTGATTGATGAACTTGTTATTAACTACTTTGATTCGATTAATAAAAATAAAATTTTATATAATAATATAAAAATCTGCGTATATAATGTTGTTCCACCGTGTCGATCATTTCCCGAGGATTCAAACCACCCCTATCCATTCTTAGGTTCTGATGAAGAACGTAAATTATATCACAATTACATGAATTCAAAAATTAAAGAGTTATGTAAGATTAATAATTTTATATATTTTGATATTTATAAACAATCATGTGATGAAAATGGGTTTATGGAAAAAGAATTTTCGGATGGCAATGTACACCTAAGACATACAGAACATTCAATAAACTTTATCAAAACAAATCTATTATGATGTATCATTAAATAAAATTTAAACATTTGAATGAAACGATTTAAAACATTTCCATTTTAAATATTCAAATGCGTAAAATGGAAAGTGATAATTATAAACCAACGAAGAATTCAATCAGTGAGTCAATTACCGATAATCATTTGAATAATATCCAAACGGGTGCGAATTCAAATGATAATAGATTTAAATGTGTAGTTAGCGTGGGTTCTAGATGTTTTACTGAAATATTTTTAAAGGAACTAGGTCTAAAAAAATTCAGCACAATGTTCGACGGAATGTATAATTCTTCAATCAGTGATATAATAAATGTAATGGAGAATGGGTTAAAACCTAACGATTTGGTATATACAAGCGAACTGAATGACAAACTACTCGAACCTCTAGTTGAAATTCATGGACATAGAACAATGCACAAAAAAATAAATTATAACAAAGACGACCTGACATATTCATATCACAAAGCATTTCTACCACACCATGACTTATCATTACCGAACGTTAAAACACATTTCGAACGATGTTGTACGAGAATGGAAATAATAAAAAATAAGAAAATCAAGACGTTATTTTGTCTATTTATATTTCCCAATTATGATAAAGATTTAAAAATAACGTATGATGATATATTGATACTGTCTAACTATCTAGGTGAACATTATAACTGTCATCTACTTGTTTGTAATTTCAGTGCCAGAACAATGAACCGCGAAAAATGGCGTGTGCTCAACGAAGACGAGGCACTAACATTTATAAATATAAACAGTGGCAGTCACGCATTTCAACATAATGCCCAAGCCCTGCGTGAAATAATGAACAAAATGAATGTCAAATGTGAAGAATTACTATCATATGGTTCAATAGTATAGATATATAAGATGCTACGAGCAAATACAATGTTAGAGATAGTAAAAACTCACGGAACAGAACACATGGTTTACAAGTACGATACGCCATTGTACAAAATTAAAGACTTTATGTTACGTGCTTTAAATGTAGAAACATTAGCTGGTATAGAAAAGTTTTAAAGATTTTTATAAATTGAATAATTTAACCAACTGACAGATTAATGTGTCTCAACTGGTGTAATCTCGTATAACGTCAGAAAAAGCAGAAAGCAATAATGGTTTGCACTGAACGCCGAGATGAATTATATCGCAATATAATTCATGTTTTGTTACCATATTAGAATTAACGAGGTGATTGAAAATGTCTTTGTATGCGATGTCGTGTTTATTACAAGATAGTTGTAATGCGTTATTAAACTGTATAGTAATTTTATTCCTTTCTATACAATTTGAATATGATGGTATTTGATCATTACCATTTGGTCCATTGTGAACACCAGACGCAATAACTCCCCAACAACCAATTTTAAAACCAAATTTGTCTCTTGCTTCGAGAAGAAGTTCAATGTAATTAGAAACAATACAATCTATTAATTGCGTTTCTTCGGTGGGATTATTAGAATTAAACCCAATATGACATCTGATATCAGTTTCCCCGTAAGAGAAAAAGACAATATCATCTTTGGACAAGTTCAAGTTATGTAAAAAGTTAAATATAACATCCTTTTTATTATGTATATTATAACAAGTGTAAGGAAACGTGCGGAATGAATTAAATAGTTTATTTGTAACCAATTTAGCATCAGGAGTCATGCATGTTATGTTATTGGAAATAACGAAAGAGGCTGTGTGACTATCACCAAATAACAGAATCATAATATTATAATAGACATGTATAATAAATATATAGAACTTACGCACATTAACAATGTACAATGAGCGACCATACAATAATAATACAAGGAGGTCTAGGCAATCAATTATTTCAAGTTTTTACATTAATGAATTATTGCATAGAAAACAAATGTGAATATAAGTTCCCAAGACAAATGCAAGATTGGGACAAATACCGGCACCCGTATTGGGAAACGTTTTTCGGTGAATTAAAAAGTCAGGTGGAATCGGTTGATGAAAATAGTTATGCCGAATATATTGAACCAAATTTCAACTATAATGAGATACCTTCGTTTCTAAACAACACAAGATTAAATGGATATTTCCAAACGGAGTTATATTTCAAAAAGAATTTTGCTGACATATGCGGTATCTTAAACATAAAGGAAAAGCAAGAGGAAATTAAACATAAATATGTAGAACACAATAATTCCATATCTCTGCATTTTAGAATGGGAGATTACGTGAACCCTGCTCACCACCCAATAATGCCAGATGATTATTATATAGATTCGTTAACTCATATTATAAATACAACACAGATAGAAGAATGGAATGTATATTACTCGTGTGAAAGCATAGATGATGATGTAGTGATGAATAGAATAAATACCATAAACATGACATTCAACCATTTGAACTTTATAAAAATCCAAAACGAGATGGAAGATTGGGCACAAATGTTAGCACTGAGTGTATGTAAGCACAATATAATAGCAAATAGTAGTTTCAGTTGGTGGGGAGCACATCTAAATACAAACGTTAATAAAATAGTGTGTTGTCCATCCGTGTGGTTCGGTCCAGCAAAAAAAAATCTTAGTTTAAAAGATTTACACCCCGAATCGTGGACCAGAATTATATTAAGAAATACACGATAAAAATTCCAATTTATACGTATAAAGATAAAGATGCATTTGTATTTTATACATTATGCCAGATTTCAACAAGGATTTCTTTACACTTATCAAGGGTTATACAAGTGAGTTTTTTGAAAAATATCCAGTATTTATTGAAACGGGAACATACAATGGGTGGACTACATTTGCAATGGAACCACACTTCAATGAAATCCACACGATAGAAATTAAACAAGATATATACGAAAAAACCAAAGGGGAGTACAATGGCGATAAAATCAACTTTTATCTAGGAGATTCATCAGTTGTTCTCAATGATGTATGTAAAAAGGTGAGCCAACCGTCGGTCTTTTTTCTAGACGGGCATTGGAGTGCGGGAGATACAGGAAAAGGCGACAAAGATTGTCCGTTATACGAAGAATTAACAGTGATCATCGATAATTTTAAACAAGATGCTATAATAATTATCGATGATTTTAGATTGTTCGGTAAAGGACCATCAACTAACACTGAAGTGTGTGACTGGGAGAATATATCCAAACAAGGTATTTTAGACATTGTAAAAGATAGACTTAATTGTGAATATCATTTGCCTTCCCATATGGATAATACAGATAGATTTATATTACATATAAATTCGTAGAATGGTACGGAGGTGACGAACGTGTATTGATATAATGCCGATGTATGGTGGTAAATTTGCGCATCAACCAATATTATTGTGCAATAAAAAATAATACAAATTAAAAATATAATATAAATAAATTTTAAGTATTTATATTATTATGACAAACAAGATAACAGTAAAAGTAAAGGACGGAAATTGCAATCACGAACCCTCATTTTTTAACGATAGTGATAACATTAAATATATAAGAAACTTAACGCCAAATGGCAATGGAGACTTGAATATTAACAAAGGTGACATTGTAATGTATACGGATAAATTCCTGCATAATATAGATCCCAATGCCAAAATAAATATAGCATTGATGATGGAGGGTCAAGAATACCATCGTCGGTATTATGATTACATATCAAAAAATAACGAAAAGTTTGACTTGGTTTTAACTTTTGATAAAACACTATTGGATAGAGGTGAGAATTTTAAACAAAATTTGTATGGGACGTGTTGGTTACACGATTCTTACATAAACATATGGGATAAATCAAAGTTGTGTTCTATGGTTACATCTAATAAACAAGTAACAAGCGGTCATAAGTTCAGACAAATAATTACTCGGTTCATAACTACCAATAGTTTAAACATCGACATTTATGGTGGAAATTATAAGAACTTACCCTATATGACGTCAAAAGCATTTGATAAAGACCATAGTGGTAGACATATAACAAATGGTAAAATAAATGGCATAAGGGATTATATGTTCTCAGTAGTGGTTGAAAACAGTAAGGAGGATTATACATTTACAGAAAAATTAATAGATTGTTTTTTAACAGGAACGATTCCTATATATTACGGTTGTCCCAGTGTTAATAAATTTTTTAATGTAGATGGTATGTTAATTATAGATAACCTGGATGATTTAAACCGCATTATTCCTACTCTCAACGGTGACCTGTATAATAATATGAAATCGTGCATAGAAGACAATTACGAGAGAGCACAAAAATATAAAACTTTCAAGATTAATGAAGATTACATATTAGAATTACTTACGTGATTTGTGTGCTCTCCTTCCAGAACAATAAATGTTTTGTTTTAACATCACTAAAGAAACGTTTCCAATAATCATTCATTTTATTATTGGATTCACGGTTTGTATCCGAATCGTGAACGTCCAAATAACTAAACATTGGCAATAAATGTGTTTCTCCGTAATTCCAAATGAGAACATCAGCGACAGGATTGTTGTGATTTGACAAATTAATAGTCAGTAATTCAACATTGAAATGCTTTTCAACAATTTTACTTGCAATTTTGCGGGATATTTTATAAATTGTAGTGCCTGCGTCAAATAGCCTTTCAGGAGTCATAGTTGAAAGGCTGTTTTTATAACTGTCGCCGGTTGTTTGTAGTTGAAGTATTTCGTAATCGTCATTTTTCAAATATTCGTGATGTTTTTCCTTCCAGTAATTTGAATATTCGTTAGATAAGTCGTCTTCGGCAATGAAACAATAAGGGTCTTCTGTTGATTCCAAGAAGCAAGAAAGAGCCTTCAAATGTGAGATCGAACAACCGTGTTCTCCTCCGTTTAACTTTGGATGTTGTATGACGGTATAAGGGTGAAAATTGTTTTTATAATCGATTGCTTGAATGCGAAAATTGTTATCTTTATTATTTACCAATAACTGTTCCATGTGTTCTCTCCTGTCGGGTCTTCTGTCAAGATTAATCCAGTATATATTCCACGGCATTTTGGGCAAGGGATATGACATTTAATAAATTTTACAATAAGCATTTAAATACATTTATTGTCTTACAATAAATGCACTATTTTACAATTGGAGGAATTTTCAAAAATGAATCTCACATATTAAAGGAATGGATAGACCATTATCTGTATCACGGAGTAGATCATATTTATTTAATTAATGACAATAGCACGGATAATTTTTCGTCAATATTACAACCATATATAGAAAATGATTATGTAACGTTATACAATTGCGAATCTAATCACAAACGACTTGGGTTGCAGAGTGCAAAATACAATCATTATTTTCAAGAAATTTTAAAGGATACGGTATGGTTCGGTATATTGGATCTGGATGAATTTTTATACTCTCCGGTTGAAGTCAATATTACAAAAATTTTAAGGCAATATGAAGATGCGAATCAATTGCGGATAAACTGGGTTCATTATGGTTCAAGTGGATACAAAGAACAACCTGATAACGTTGTCAATAGTTTTATTAATCGTGGTGAATACAATAGCATAAAAAACGGACCAGATGGAAGATATAACTCACATAAATCCATTGTTAAGACAGATGGCAATGTAATACTAGGTATTCATTCTCATCAATATAACAAAAATGGTACAGGGATAAATATATCATTTGACGCAAAGAACACACCACTGTTAATTAATCATTACGCAGTACAATCAAAAGACTTTTGGACGAACATTAAAATGACAAGAGGTGATGCGGATAGTTATTATGATAGTCGCGGATGGAATAGAAACGAAAAATTATTTAATGACATGGATGTCAACGATATATTGGACGAACGACTAAAAAAACAAAATAACAAGATGTAATCAATAGTCTCTTTTTGTCGGGTTGTCCCATCCAATGTGTTTTATGAATCCTTTGTCATTAAGAGTTATTGATGACGAGAACCCGTGCCTATAATAAAGACTAGATAATGCTTGTTCTACTCCACCACAGTTACATTCGGGCGAACCAAGGTATTGTGCGTAAGGTGCAAACAAATTGTAATCTTTTAATCTTCGTAATCCTGGATTAAAAGTAAACCCCGACCATATATTGGTTCTTTCTTTAAAAACCCCCATTAATCTATGTGTATTGTTATAAATATCGGGAACGACGGGGTGTCCATTTTGTACAACACTGAAATTAACATACTCCCTTAGCCAAACGGTAAATACCTTGTCATTGTTCTCGAGTATCTCCAACGATTTTTCAATAAATCCGTGTTCGTAAAATTCCCAGTCGTCTTCGCAATGAAATATGTATTCCGTATCTACAAACGAGTAAGCTTTATCTACTGATTCTATTTGACCGATATTGCGTTCGTTGTATATAATCTTGATTTCGATTCCTTTGGGAATGTGCCTGACACATTCATCAATGCATCCATTGATTCCTGAATCGTCAATTATAATAATTTTGCGTACAGGATATGAATTGTATTTGAACAATGATAAAAGCGTTGGTTTAAGTTCCTTTGGTCTATTACAAGATGTTATGACAACTGTCACATCTTTGGTTGATATAGTTTTGCTATCATTCATAATAATGTCAGCGATTAAGTTATTCCTTATGTTGGTATACTTTGCATTATCGCATTTACCATCGTCGTGAGTAACTTGTCCTGGGTGTAATCTATAATACAATAATGGTTCTTGTATATTATCTATGCTACCATATTGTTTCAATACTCGCAACACTAATTCAAAATCTTCATACATTGTATGTATGTCAGAATTGTAATTGCCGATTGATAAAATAGGAGATTTACGAAAGCAGAATGTAGGGTGATTTGTAATCCAATGTGATTTATGTTGTTTATAACTTTCAATGCTAACATTGGGGTGATTTGTGATTCCTGTGCTTACCATCTTACCATCTATGTCTTTAAACATATTTACTTGTGCACCACATAATACACAATCATTGTTTTTATTCATGTATTCCAATTGCGTTGTAATGCGTAGTGGGTACATTATATCATCAGCGTCCATTCGCATAATTATTTCATTGCTACACATATTTACGCCCCGATTTAGTGTGTAACCCAAACCTTTATTCCCGTCATTCTCGGCGTATATAACTTTAATAAACCTCGTGGTTTTTTCAAATTTGTCAAGCATCTTTTTCAATATTAATGTATGTAACGCATCAGAACCATCGTTGATCCATACAAGTTCAATATTAAACAATCCTTCTTGAGCCTTAATTGAATCTAAACATTGCTGTATATATATAGCTTTTGTGTTCAAACTAGGAACTAATACAGAGACACATTCAGTTGGGGGTAAGAATTGTGGTGGCAATTTAATGGAGTTCATAATATCATAGTTTTGCTTGGTTGAACCCCATTCCTGATAAGCGTACATTTTCCCGTGCCCTTTGTATTCCATACCCGAACAATGAATTGGCAAGAACGAATATGACGGAAAAACAACAAGGTCCTTATATAATCCTGTGTTATACATTCTAGTTAAAAGACCAGGACCGACAGTTTGCCACGCACGCTGGTGTGTTGTCGCTACGCTTACCGTATTTGCTTTCATCCAGTCAATTGTGCCTTTAACAAGAGGGTGTTTGGGTGGAAACCCCATTGTTCCTGTGGCGATTAAACCTTGGCGTATTTGCTCTTGTTCCCAACCGGCAAAGCAAGGACAAGACATAAGTGTTTCGTCGATGGGTTCAATGCATATGGAATCCGCATCTAGAAAAACACCGCCATATTCATATAAAATTTCCCAGCGTATGATGTCAGCCTTTCCATTTATCTCTTGCATCTCGTCAATACGATGTTGACAAGACAATTCGAGACCACGTTTTAAAATCTCTTGTTCATTCCAGCGAATGTATTCGAAATCGGGGTGTTTATCGCGCCAAGAATCCATGAATTCGGTGGGTGCTGGTTTTGGACCTATCCACAGTTGGTGCATTATCTTTGGTATTAGATTTGACATTATGATAATATAAAACGTGCATTGGTTTTATATTATATTTCACTTGTCCTATTTATTTTTGTTTTCATTTTAACGATTTAACCGAGAACGTGTGCGTTTCGTTCGACGTTTGTTCTTCCTACTTTTGCGTTTATTTTTATTGGGTGTTCCACCACTGGGTGACCGTGTGTATCCAGATGAACGCCTGAGTTTTTGTATCGAAATACTCCTTGTTTTTAATTTAGTCCCATCCCTTTTGAGTTTGCGTTTCCCCCCACTCTTGCTTTCAAATCCCCAAGGATCGTTATTTAAACTGTGCCCTTGAGGTCCATTTAGAACTGCGTTGTTGTCATTCAATTCAGCTGCCGTCATTATATGATAACTATTTAGAAATTATTTATAGTTACGCACAAGGTTGCTAATGTTAACAATGCGTTTCGTGTCGTGATGTTTTACAATACGCTTAGGAACCCACCTCCTAAATTTACTCTTGTATTCACATTCAATTAGGGCTTCTCGGTTGAGATCCACATATTTATCAAGTGACGTATTTTGAAAGTCATCTTCATCTTCGCTCTCTTCTACACAGTCCAAATTTGCGTTCTCGTTAATCGTCCTGAAATGTGCATTCATATAAACGCTTGTTGTATAATCAGGAATGTATGCTGAATTGTAGTATGTATTAGATTGTCCGTCATTGGCAAATAATCTGTATATATCACACTGGAGGTCCGCCTTTACCAAGAATATTTCACGGTCTCCATTGTTATTTCGGTTTGTGTCTATCGTGTAACGGCATTTATATATGCCATTGTGTTCGTTGTTGACGGGCAATTTACGTTTCTCCATAATGGGGCGTTTGGTAAGAGATACATTGAGAAATGGTACAATGTCACCTAACACACGACATTGTATGTGATGAACTATGTATGGTATTTGTAACTGTATTTCATCAGGAATCTTATCACTTTCATTGTTATTAATCATCCACATAACAGGCAATGCTATCGTAGTATTATTGCTAGTGTTGTTTATTTCATTGGATAACATATCGTTGATATACACCAACTTTTCACCTGGATTCAATCCCTTTAAATTGATGCCCTTATAAAAATAAATGTCTTCAATCAAGAATGCATCAGTTTCTTGTAAATATACACCATATAACATCGTTCCAAGAGCAATGTCTTGTGTAAATTTATGATGAAGAATTGCACATTTTAGAATACGATTGTCTTTATTAATGTCAAGCATGAAAAGAGCATCTTCCCCTTTATAAAATGTATACCACAAATATACCTTTTTACCAGTTGGTATTGCCATTGCTAAATTATATTTTTCCGGAACTTTCTTATGCGATACAGTTTCATAAGAAGGTTCGAAATCGGGAAGTCGTTTTACTAATTGTGACAGTTGGTAACCGTTGATTATATTGTTGGGCATCTACATTAATATGTCGGTTTCCTTTTATGTTTGTTCTGTTATATGTTTATTCTAAATCATTCATAAAGTCTGTCAGTTCCGTTTCCATGTCATTTTTTTCATCAATTGTAGGTTCTTCTTCAAGATTGATTTCCTTTACACTTTTGAGTTCGTTAATAAGTTCTTCATATTTTTTGGATTGATAAATGCCTATATTTTCGGTTCTCTCGGGCGTCACGTGATTCTTCATATACGTAAAACCTGCGTGTATAACAAATATTATAATTATAGAAATAAAAATGGTTATTGCGATTGAAGTCATTATAATATATCAACTAAAATTATTGTATATTTTTAACGACATTCACGAAAAAGCATTTTTAATGCCATCTACATAATTCAACTTATAACCATCATTTGCACATACAGTTTTGCCGAATATAAATGTGTAATAACTAAATTGTTTACCAAATTCGTTCTTTTTTGCTCCCATGTACGAAAAGAAACCCATGGCAATTGATGCAATTGCGATTGTGTGTAGATAAAACTTGATATTTTCTAACTTTTGGTTATTGATATGAACTTCAGGATAGGGTTCACTGCCTTCCTCTGTAGATGAGTTATTATCTTTGATCTTCAGAGTCAACAAGTACGAGAACGCAAACAATATCATTGAAGATAAAAATGTGAAATGATGACTATTTATCAACAATAGGAACAATGTGTATAATATCGATGTAATTTTGATAGCATCTGCTAAAACATACTGTTCGGTCGGGGATTGTATAGTTACAAAAAACAAAAGTGTTAAAAAACCAAAAAAGTGTTTCAATAATACGTTATTTGACAATTCCTTTTGAAACCTACACGGAAACAACTCTGCTAAAAAATTGCCTCCAATTATCAGAATAAAAACAAAAAGAGCATCGGGTCTTATCATTTATATTATATTGTTAATTTTATTAGTTTGGAATAATTACTTAAAAATAAAGAGTCTAATATAATAAACTCAATGACTACTATTATTATTATTGAAAAGACTGGCGTGCTAAAAGAGCATGTAATTAGTGGAGACATTGATATTGACCAATTGCATAAGATTGCCAAGTTTACGACTGGCGATAATTTCGAGAATGAAGCATCGTGGGAAGTAGATGTTGACGATACAACGTATAACATTTCTCTATTTGCAAAGACAACAGGCAGGTCTGGTCAGGAAAATAAATATGAGCTCCCACCGCCGGTGGATGATGTGTTATATTTTGGACGAGCATTGTTGATAAATGAGAACGGAGAGAACCTTACACTTGAATTGTGGAGTAAGATATACAATGCGCTGTTTGGTGGTTTTGACGATTTGGGTGACGATGACAGCGAAGACGATGAAGAAGAAGACCTAACCGGTGTCACTCTAACAAAAGATGGATACATGAACGATAGTTTTGTAACAGATGATGGTGATAAAAGCGACGAAAATTACGTAGAACCGAAACCAGAACTGGTTGAGGGAAAACGAGCAAGAAATAGTCTGCGTAAACTGAGTCATGATGATATGGAATCGCATAGTGATACAGATGATGGTGATTTTATGGTTTGCACTGACGAACTAGAGGAAGAGGATTACTTCTAAAAAATTGAATATATATAAAAAGATTATAATAATGTATAAATAGACATTATTATGAATAGAACTATCGATGACCCCACCAAGTTTCGTTTGAATGTGCGTGATAAGTTTAAGGTAATCCTCAAGTGCATAGATGACAAGTCTCCACTGTCGATAGCATCAGGTAATCTAGAGAAGGCGATATTTAATTATGCCATTAAAGAGTGTAGAAATCGAAAGATTATATGTAAATGGGACAATCCATTGTTCGTCCAAATCTATATTGACCATATGCGAAGCATTCATGTGAATATGAAAAACCCAACAAATTATGATTTGATAGTGTCTCGGGCAATTACTCCACGAGATTTTGTGTTTATGACACACCAAGAGATGAATCCTGGCAGGTGGGAGGTGTTGATTAAAGCCAAGCGCATTCGTGATGAGAATAAGTTTAATGCTAAGATTGAGGCATCGACTGATATGTTTACGTGTCCGAAATCAACGTGTAGGTCAAAAAAATGTACTTATTATGAATTGCAAACACGTTCAGCAGATGAGCCGGCAACCATATTTGTTACATGCTTGGATTGTGGAAAGAATTTCAAGAAGACATAGTTAGACAAAATCCTTTCTATGTATATGAACCGAACTATAAATTATAATCATTTTTTATGACATAAAGGAATAATCATATTACTATGTGTGTGGGTGCGTGTGCGAATGAATCACATTATGCCTTCATAGCTCAGTTGGTAGAGCGTTGCACTTGTAATGCAAAGGTCTCAGGTTCAACTCCTGATGGAGGCAAATAAATAATCAATAATTTATATATTGATTATTTTAATTGAAAATTAAGATTGCGAACCACGGCGCAAACGCATATACGATCTGTAAATCATTTTGTTTATATATATAGTATATTAAATAAATGATTTTGAATAATAATGCGGGCAGTTTGTTCGGCATACTACGTGTTCTCCAAGATATTGTAGTCGCACCTGCGACTAGTGCGATTGATGTGTGTAGCACATTTACTGAATAACTCATTGCACTACATGTTGTTATAACTTCTAACGCAATTAGTGTACGGTTTCGTTTACTCTTTACATCAAATACGTCCTGATTGTTTATATCAGATCCATTGGTTACATTAAATTCAGTGTAATCGTTTATAAGGATAACCGTGCTATCCCCATTAAATGGTGTGACATTCGCCCGTTCATTGTTACTTTCTTCGTTTAATCGTTGCCTCCATATAGTTTCTATATATCGCTTATAATCTAGGTTAGAACTTGTAATGACATTCGCCGAAATGTCGTGTGATTCTTCAGTTAATTCAGCATATTGTATTTCTATGTCGTAATTAAATTCAGGTATATGTATTGAAGCATTACATAATGGACATGATGGTTTTTGTACGGTCCATTCGTTTAAACAATTGTTGTGAAAAGTATGTTCACATTCGGTTACATACTTATCTGAAGTAATGGGGTAGAAACATATTGAACATTCTAGCGATTCTACAATTTCGCTCATGTATATAGTATATTAAATGTTCTTATATTATTATTATTCATATGTATGTAAATAGTTTGGTTGTAATACAATTATATATAAAAATATAGTTGTATCGCAGGATAAAGATGTATCGACAAGTTTACGTGACAAAAAATTTGAAGTGATTCAAATAAAAATGGATAATAAAAATTTATTAGGTGGAGGCATTCATTGTTTGACGAATGATATATAACACATTAATTAATGATTTCGAGGTCTTTCAGTCTCCAGTATTCTGAACCGCCACTTGGAAGAGGCCTGCGAATAATAAATGGAATCTTCTTCTCCTTGAACTCTTTCAGTGCTATGAGATATGAATCAATCACATTGTCACTTATCTCAATAAATGGCTTTGCTCCCCCTTCTATTTGTTTTGCTCGTTCACCAATAACTCTGGCACGCTCATACCTGGTTACAAACGGAAGTGTTTTATGTAAGGGGTCAATGATTGTGCCGTTTGTGTTTTTTACGATATTGCACATAAGGTCTATCTCCTCCGAGTTGTGAGTTTTCAATTCGTGATGATGTTCACTTATGATATTCGCATTCATGTCAGAATCAATCTTTTTAAGGTAATCTTCATCGAATCCGTCCTCATCATCATCGTCATCTTCATCGTCGCTAAATTCATTATTGATGTTGTTTGGGCGTTCTGTATCCATTTGTTCCGAAATTGATGCCTCATTTGGTTCTATGTCATCGTCGTCGTCGTCGTCGTCGTCGCCATCATCGTCTTCGTCATCGTCATCGTCAGGCATATCGTCCTTCTTATCATCTTCATCAATTACATCATCTTCATCATTTGCGTCATCGTCACTTGCTTCCTCCTCTTCGGCATCACTTTCTACATTAACTATGGGGTCGTCTTCGGTGGTTGTCATTATATTATAAGGGGTGATTATTTCTAAATTTGTTTTGGGTTAACTCTATATTCAATTTTATAATTACGAATTCCAAGTTGTGTCACAAACACAACAAATGTAAGTGTATTTCAAATTAGCATCGTCATATCGCATATAAATTACTTCATTATCTTTCTTTTCTGTGTGTGTTTTGCATGTAGAATTTGGACACGGTATATTGTTAATTCGTGGGAGGGTCGGGTCCATCTTCGTATATTGATTAACCTGTTGAACCTTTTGCGATGATGTCTTGAAGTTAGTGTCGAGCACACACAACCCTTCGTTGGTGATTGTATTGTCTTTGTTTCCACAACTTCTACAGTAATATGTTAGATTGTCATCATTGTCCTCTTCTACCGCAATATAATACATGTTGTCGCATTTGTGGCAAAAACGCATAGTTGTCTGTTTAAATTATAATAACATTTCTTTTCTATATTTCAATTTTTAACATTTATATTTATTTACTAAACAAGTTTGTGTGTTAAAATATGTTGTAAATCATAAATCGTAACTTACATCAAATGCAATATGATATAGATTTTCACATTGTTATGTATATATAACAATGTCAGCACACGTGGGTTGACGTATGACAAAGATGAATTTATGATATAAACAAATATGTAAACAAGTCAATAACTACAATATCAATTAGCATTTGTGTTTTGTGCGAATCATTATCAAAGCACAACACGTAACGTAATTTAAATAAACACGTCAATGTATAATGCGAAAAATTGAATGAAAATATAATAAACGTTATAATATACAACTAACCAAGATGGACGGGAATTCCAGAAATCACACTTCTAATAAAAATCCAAAATCTTTACATAATGGAAAGAAAGGGTATAAGAATTACCAGGACTTCATCGGGGCTCATTTTATGGACAAGACTGACACACGAGAAATTACTAATACACGAATTTCTGGAGGAAAATTTTCGATCCCCGATTCGGAGTATAATACATTTCTTGGAATGTATTACAACGATGTTGTAGCAAGACGAGGAGAAGAGCATTTAACCGAAAAACAGAGAGAGTGTGGTGGACCGATTGCGGTTGACCTTGATTTTCGTTACGATTATGCAGTTACAGAACGTCAGCATACCAATGAAGATATTCACGCTCTCGTTCTTATATATTTAGAGGAATTAGGAAATATGTTCCAGTTTAATGGCGGTACCGAGTTTAGTGTATATGTGCAGGAGAAGTCCAGCGTGAATCGTCTTAAGGATGAAACGAAGACAAAAGATGGTGTTCACTTGATTATCGGAATACAAGCAGACCGAGTAGTGCAGGTTCTTCTGCGTCATCGTGTTATGCAGAGAGTGAAGGAGTTATTTGCTCATTTACCATTGACAAATACACTTGAGGATGTATTTGACAAGGGCATAAGTGAAGGATATGTAAACTGGCAATTGTATGGTTCAAAGAAACCCGACCACGATGCATATGCGTTGACAGGGATTTACCAGTTCGAATACGACGATTCTGATGGTGAATTCATAGAGTCAATTATTCACCCCAAGAAGTTCGACTGGGTCAACGACTTTCCAAAGCTTTCAGTTCGCTACCGAGAGCATCCATCGTTCTTCATGAAGTCAGATTTTATTGCCGAACACGACAAATTGACAGCCGATGGACCCAAGCGCAAGATGCGCAGGATTGCTTCGAATAGTGTTATAGAGCTAAAAACATTAGATGATATTAAGACTGCTTTGGAAGCCTATCAAGAGTCTCTTAAATCAGTTGATTACGAAAAGCGAGAGGCAATTGACTATGTTATGTTACTGACTGTAGATTACTACGGTGATGGTTCATATAGTAAATGGATGCGTGTTGGTTGGGCTCTTGCGAACATGGACAAAGAACATATGTTTATCGTATGGCTTGCGTTCAGTGCTAAATCACCTACTTTTAAGATGGATACTATTGACGATCTACGCACTATGTGGTTGGGGTTCGAAACCCATAATCAAGATGGTCTCACGAAGAGGTCGATTATGTATTGGGCGCGTGAGTCAGCACCAGAAGAATTTAAACGCATACAAAATAATAGTATTGACTATCACCTTGACTTGTCGGTAAAAAACATTAGTATGAACAGCAAAAGCAGTATGAATGGGTGTGGAGATACTGATATAGCCAATATCCTTAACATGATGTACAAACACGATTACGCGTGTGCGGGAATCAAGTCAGACAAATGGTATCGTTTCTCAAATCACAGGTGGGTAGAGGACGAAAGTGGAACTACGTTACGTAAGCATATATCAGGTGAGTTGAGAGACCTATATAGAAAGAAGCGCGATGATGTTTCCAAACACATGTGCGACGCAACTCAACCAGATGATAAGTTGAAGATGTGGGAGAGTCTATCAAATAAGCTCGTCGATATTGTAACTAAACTGAGTAGCACGACTCACAAGGACCACATATTGAAGGAAGCACGTGAATTGTTTTATGATGCCGATGTGAAGTTCCTTGACTTGTTAGACAGTAATCCACAGTTGATGTGTTTCAAAAATGGCGTTGTCGACTTTAAGGAGCGTTCGTTTAGACCCGGTCGTGCTGAAGATTACCTTGAGAAGTCGACCAACATTTGTTACAAACCTTTGGACCGGAAACGTGACGCAGTTGCGATTGCAGAGCTCAATGATTTTATGGAGAAATTATTTCCACTAGAGAAACTGCGTAATTATATGTGGGAACATTTTGCATCTCTGCTCATTGGCGTCAATCTTAACCAGAAATTGCACATGTATATTGGTGAAGGTGAAAATGGCAAGTCGGTGTTAACTGATTTACTTTCACAGAGTTTGGGAGATTATTACGCAATATGCCCTCTTTCGCTCATTACTCAGCCACGCCAGAAACAGGGACAAGCATCACCTGATATTGTATCGCTTAAGGGATTGCGTATGGCAGTAATGCAAGAGCCATCGAAGGATGACAAAATTAACGACGGTGCAATGAAGGAACTAACAAGTGGCGTAGAGCCAATTAAAGGTCGTAATCTGTTCAGTACCCCAGTTACATTTATCCCACAGTGTAAAATTGTTGTGTGTTCGAATAATTTCATGAAGGTCAATAGTCAAGATCACGGCACATGGCGTAGGATTGCAGTAGCAGATTTTGTGTCACTTTTCACTGACAACCCTGATGCACACGACAAGGAGAAGCCGTACCAGTTTAAGAAAGACCCAACTATCAAAGATAAGTTCATTCAATGGCGTGAAGTATTTATGGCTATGCTTGTGGAAATCGCATTCGATAAACAGGGTAAGGTATCTCCGTGTGATTTGGTTGACGAGGCAAGCAACAGTTACAGACAGCGTGAGGACCACATTGCCGAATTTATTAGCGATAAGATTGTCAAGAGCGAAGGTGGGCGGATCACCAAGACGGAACTTGCTAATGAGTTCAAGCTATGGTATGAGAGCACATATGGACGTGGAGGGCCGAATATTAAGGAGGTTCAGGAGTATGTCAATAAGAAATATGGTAAGGTCAAGGATGGTGTTTGGTCGGGAATTCGTATTAAATACAATGAAACCGCTGACTCGGGTGGTGACAGCGACTCGGGTGAGGAGGTTGATGAGTAGTAAATTAATAATATTAGGTTTGATTAATATTATTACCAGGAACTAAAATTCCGTTTTTTTATATATATTTCCCGTCATAATCGACAATACATAGACAAGTGTATTATAGAAATATAAGGTTATGGGTATGAACAAGATTGGATATAACGTAAAAAACGCAAGAATAAGTCCCTTGGTTATCTTATCCACCTCTGTAGATGAAATTAATGTGTATGCTAAACCAACTACTACCAGTATGTAGATTATCATCATCATCGATTTCATAAAATTCACCTTCTCTAGTTCCAGATATTCAAAATCCGCACGACGATTGGTTGTTGATTTCTTATAATTTTTTTCGTCATCATAATAGTCGCTCATGATATATGTTCTATATTATGAGATGATATTTATTTTTAATGATATATTACAATGTATTTGGTTATAGTATTCATTATGCGGATGATACACATTTACCAATGCTTCCGTCATAAACCATCTTATCGCTACAACACGCAGCACCAGTACACGTTGAACTATTGTTAATACCTAAAAGGTCACCTGACGCAACTGCTTTGGCTCGCAAAGCAGCACGAGTCGCATCAGTATTTATTTCTGGTCCAGGCAAGTCTAATCTATCATAGTTCGTATTTTCACGAGAGGAAACATTTACAAGCGTTACCAAAGCATAAATTATAACGAATGAGAATAACAAAATATGTAATAATGTGTATACCGAATCGGGAAGTATTGAGAACTTAACACGAGCGAATTTCATGATTATTACCATTGCGAGTGAAAAAACAACCAGTATTATTAAATTAAGATAAGCTGCCTGGCGTTTTCGGTGACTTTCGTTCAATTGCAATACACGCATTTGTCCTTTCTGTGCATTGTCTATTTGACTCTTTTTTTCATCAAGTCTCGTCTTTTCATTCCGAAGAATGGTATTAACATTATTTTGTTTGGTTAATGCTGCGGTTAATGCTGATTTTATAGCGTAAGCGTTAGTGTTCAACTGAGCAATTTTGGCAGTCGTTCCTTCACTCGCAACCCCACCATACTCATTCAATTCGTGTCTTAATGCGGATATAATTCCATATTCAGTGTCAGGCATAATATAATATATATATTTTCTGTATATATTATTGTCATGGATTGCGTCTACCAAATTGCCGTGCTAAGTATATAACTAATTTCTCGCTAAAAGTATGGCAGTTACTAAAAATGTTGCGGCTGTAAGAGAACCCAATGTATATAAAGTATTTTGTTGTCTTAACATTTCATCTAGGTCTTCTTCTATAGCATCTATTTTTGCCCGCCTATCTTTCACAACATTACCCGAGTTGTCAAATACATCCGTTTTGTAGAAATCTGTGCTGTTTCCACACGCATCAAATACAAATGGGATTAAATTATTATGTGCTTCGTAATCGTCGTTTATCGTTCCTCCACTATTATCTATATAATGCCAATTTAACGATATATCAGTTATGTTTTTCTTTAATTTATCTCGGTCGTCACTAAACGTATTCATAACGTCTTCGATGTGGTCGATGTCTTTATTAAACGAAGTTTTATCGAATCCTTCGACAAACATAGTTCCAAAACCTTCGTTTGAATATGGTGTAAATGTTTCCAGTCCTATGTTATCTATTACACCAACTTGTCTTTTAAGTTCAGGGGTGATTGCTGTGTTGATGTCGTGTATATTTTTTCCTCCATTGCCGTTAAATATTCCTTGAATCGTCAATCCAGTTAAATCTGAATTATTCATTTCTATATATGTTTCGTTTAGATTATTATGCGTGACAATAGATTCTTTTATTTCTCGGACAAAACAAGTATTGGGAGTGCAATCCTTGGGTGTAGCCTTTTTAACAATTGAATATAGACGACCCTCTAGTAAGAACTTTTGCGTAGGGGGGAGATTGTATGTGTTAAGCTTGTAAATAACAAATATGTTCGTATTTGCACCAGACCCAGTTATATGTGATTTTTCAGTATATTTATGACCATGTGTCCCTTTGTTTCCTTTCGAATTTATGCTCGCATATGTTAGTTTATTTGTGTTAAAGCTCGAACCAAGCTTGAATTTATATTTCCCACCTTCAATTGTTTGATTTGCGTTCAACTGAGATAATGTATCAGTTTTAAAAATTGGGTCAGGATTATACGGTATAATATTCCCATTATTACAAAGTTCTTTAGTTCCTAATTTTAAATTTCCATTGTTGTCTAAAGTCATCTTAGCATCGCCATCCGACATAATAAATGTGTATGTGTCAGTGTCATTGCCCGCAATTTTATACGTAATTTTACCGTTCTTTATTTTAACAATTGTAATGTTTTCAAGTCTGTGATTTATAGTGTAGTTAATGGTCATCTCCTGGTCGGTGACACCCGTTGCATTTCTACAGTCACCAACAATGTCTGTGTTGAAAATAGACCCACTTAATGGATTGGGTATGGCATCGGTTAGCGTGTGTTTAAGTGCGTTAACTTCCGTTGCCCGTTTCGTGATGAGGTGGTGTGGGCTACTGTCAAAGTTGTTCTGTGTATATATACCATCGTTATTGCAGTTCATATTTGACGTTGATGTAAACCCTTCTTGTGAACCATTGTTCATATTTCCAAACCCGGACATTTCTTTTCTCAAGTAGTACTTTTTACCATCAACCCGTGTGCTCGGATTTCGTTTAAATCGTTTCACTTGCACCCTTGCTTTATCCGACATACTGGCGTATCTTCTTTTTATCAGGGCGTCGGCGTTGCGTTTATTGGTCTCTCGCCGAATCGTATTGTTACCCGAACTTATCCTGTTGTTATATGTTCTTTTGCATCTATTATATTTGCTACGATTCAATCGTGTTTTCCTTGTATTCTTACATTTCCTTCTCCATCTACACGACCTCCGCCGTCTAAACCCCTTCCACTTATATTTACACGACCTCGTTTTTTTTCCGCAAACATTTTTCCAGTATTTAGTTTGGCTCCAAGCACGACAACTTTTGAGCCGTGATTTATTTCTTTTTTTGCTTTTTTTATAATTGCTAATGCGTCGCTTGTGATTGCGTTCATTGTTTCCATAGTTACGACTAGTGCGTTTGTATGTTTTTTGCCTTCTTTTAATGCGTTCTAAGTTGTGATTATTAACGGTTTTGGCAGTAGATGTCCGTTTGTTGAGTTTTTTGCGGAGAAACTTTGCTACTTGTTTATTGTACTTCGATATGTCCTTTATGCTGGACTGTGTTTTATTGTAGTGTTTCTTCATATCTTTAAGTTTTGAACCGGCAACCGTGTAATATTGTGGATTGTTGCGATTGCTTTGACTGTATCGATAAGATGATATATCGGCCAGTTTTGATTTCATATTTGTCGCTCCTTCGTAACCAACATAACCTTCGTATAAAGAAGTAGCGTTCATTGGTGTAAATCCAATGCGTGAATTAACACCCCTTATGAGTTTGGCATCTTTCGCCCGTGATTCATCCCTCACAATAGAATCCTTTATTTTATTGCACTTTTTTTTCCGTTCAATGTTCATTAGTGCATCATCAGGAATGTCCCTAACTGATGTTTTTTTACACGTGACTGTGTTTCCACTGCCAATTATGTAGTGATTGGGTAATGCTATGCTGTCTTTTTCGAGTGTTATGTTTCCTGATTGTCCATTGAATCCTGGTACAGTTAACGACAAACCTGTTTTTGTGATATCAACGGTTGAGTAGTCTCCATTGGTATTCATGTTTTCAGGCAAAGAATCAAATATGTAATATTTAAACTGGTTATCCCCTTGATGAACTATGGCATAACAAGGCATAGGAGATCCAGCATTATATTTAGTAGCGCACCGATTTTTTGCATTTCTTATAGCCCAGAAACTTGAATATGATTTTGAAGACTCCTCAGCATAAGCAGTTTTGACAGAGAGTCCTTTCTCTATGCCTTTTAATTTTATTCTTCTAAACTTTGTTGTTAAATATGAGCTCTTTATATTATTCAATATTTCATTTTCTTTTTTTATTGCCGTTGCAATTTGACTACTTGTCATTGAAGACATATTATATATAATATTATAACAAAATAATTATAATATTAACGGATGCGTCATTAAAAATGATTTAACTAGTAAAAGCATAGAATACCAATGAAGATGCCAATACAGTCCACGCAAGACTAGCATATATGGTGCTGTCTAATTGCATTCCCTTTTCTGTTATGTGTGAATCGCCCATTTGGTTCAATTCCGTAACCTTATTGTCAAGTATTTGGCGTTGTCTTCTCATTTTGCGGTCATTACATAATATTAGATCGTGTCCGGTAATGCCTTTGCAACTACCATAATCATCTCCCGGCACAATGCCAGCAAGTTCAGAGTCCTCCAAATCCGCTGTATTATCTGTTAATTTGGTGTATTCACCATCAGATGTCACTTCTGCATTGAAGAAAACATCTGCGGCATTAGACCGTTCGGAAAGATCTTCGGACGCTTCCAACCATACTAGTCTGTTTTGTTTTTCGTTATTGTGAACAGCATTATTTATATGATCCTGGTAATCGATTCGGTCCTGAATAAGTGTTGAAACAGTTAATCCTTCTATTCCTGCCATCGCTTCGACTAATTTACCCTTCATATCATCTTTCCCCATTGACCATACAGATTTGTCTTGTTCTGATACTAAATCTAAAGACCCATCATTGTTCAATTTCAATTTGACAGCAGATTTATGTTCACCACTCGTTAATAACGCCTTCTCATTTGTTCCCTTGGACATTAACAAAGTGCCTGACCCGCCTATGTAAATTACCTTAACCTCGCGAGGCATTGTGTATGCCCATACCCTTGCCACTTGCTTTTTTCCGTTAGTTTTTAATACATATTCACCATCACTGTCTGTTATGTATTTATACACGTAAAGTCCGTGTTTAATAAAACGTACATAATGCGATTTGTCTTGACTATTAATTCTGTCCCCTGATTTTAAATATTGTTTATTGTCCATATAGTTATGAGGGCTGTCATTCGACATACGTTTTAATGACATAGTAACAGCACCTTCATAAACAGATGATTTGCACATTGCCATAACAAACACAATCGCTAAAACCGATATTATAATTAATTTATTTATAGTATTTTGTTTCATCTTATAAAGTAAAAAGAGATAATAACCTTTTTACTTTAATATCAAATCATTTTTTGGTATATTTTGCAATAAGAACTACAGCAGCGATCGCTCCTATTCCCAATCCAGTTGCCTCTAAATAAGAACGATTAAAAAAACTCTTAATGTTCAAGTATCGTTCCGTCTCTTTTTCTTCAGGGGTAGGTTTTGTATCAATTACAAAACCTTCCGTGTGTTCTTTCTTTTCGCTGTTTTGAACATTGTGTGTTTCTAATCCTTGCTTTTTACTAAATCCTAGACTTGAGAACATATATACACCTTTGAGGTTTTAAATCTGCACAAAAATGCGAAGATAAATACATTCAAAGTTAGACGAAACCAAGTCTATGTATATTTAGGTTGGTCTTGCAAATAAATTACAAGGGTTGGTTAGACCGACAGCGATAACTGCCACTGATTACGAACAATGTTCGTGGTTTTTGAGTGGTGTAAATGTGGAAACCGCCAAATTGCTTTTAAAGCAAGGAAGCACCCACCCACGAATGGATCATAGAGGAACAATAACAAAAACCTCTTCTCATTGGAATAACATACTAAATATTCTTTATGTTGTTTTTGTGTGCGGATTCAAATCTTCAAATGTGTATATTAATAAACAGTATTTTCTAAACGCAAACACGATAATAGTTTGTTTTTAATGCTGTAGCACTGTCACGTGTGATTTTGCATATATCACCTGGTCTCAAAGAAATGGCCAATGCTTGTGGGTCGAAGCGACTCAGTTCAGGCAATTGTTTTGTATTGCGAATACTGAAGTCTTTCATGAACTGGGTCTTTTCATCTGCATCTAAAATCGTGATGTTAGGCACAAGTGAGTGTTCCAGAATGTTAAATTGTAGACGACTTATATTGTGCATCACAACAAATATTCCATTCCTATCATATAAATACTTAACCTTGGCCGTAATCGTATCATTGGGTTCTTCGTCAGTAATAACCACCAGGGTATCGTTTTTTGTCAAAACCTCTTCTATTGAGAACAAGTCTTCAATTATATCATCTAGATTTTGGGGGCGGAGCTGTTTTGAGTCTAAATAGAAACGAATGTATGCCTTTGTTTTTTTATCCTCGTTTTCTACCAACATGTCAAGTTGATTATTCTTATACATTGTGTCTACCTCATTAATGCTAAAATCCGCATAATCTTCTACGTTAAATCCTTGGTGTTCTCCTATAAGAGAGATAATTGTTCTGCGTGCTTTGTAAATACTTTGGATGCGATTGTTTGTGCTCATAGTCTACTTGTATATTTATGAGATATATATACAAATTGTTTTTAATTCAATTTTATAGATTATGTTCACACCTTCTTTATTATTAATTTATTAAAATCAATGGGTTTGTCGGCAGCCTCTATTAATGGTGGTCTTTCATCGTCATCATGATGTTTGTATTTTATGTCGGCTATGTTGTCTATATGTTCTTCATCACTTATTTTAACTATGGGATTTTCAGTGTCTGACTCCATCTCTTTGGTATTCACGTTTATTATAGGAGCGAAATTAATGTTATTCCCAGATTGAGGTTGTTCGGTAGACAGTCCTTGTGATTGTAAATTGGGAGTGTTGTATATAATGTCACTGTCGTAATATATATCTTCGGGTTTTACAATTTGTAAATCTTTCATCGGGTTGAACATTTTGCCCGGTTCATTCTCTCGTTTTATTGTCAAAAAATTGTTGCCACCTTTAATAATCTTCCATTTTTGCAATTGTCCGTTCATTGATTTCGATTTATCTCCACGATAATATACCTTGTCGTTTATGTTGTATTTCGGTTGTCTATCCCCTCCACCGGCTGTAGGTGGAGCATAGTCTGGCGTTGCAGGTTGATTGTCATCGGGTGTTGCTGGGGCATACGGAGGAGATGACCAATTTTGATTGTCATCAGGTGTTGCTGGGGCATACGGAGGTGATGACCAATTTTGATTGTCATCGGGTGTTGCTGGGGCATACGGAGGAGATGACCAATTTTGATTGTCATCGGGTGTTGATGGGGCATACAGTGGACTTGGAGGATAGTCAGGCGATTCATTGGGTCTATTGTTTTCCGGCGTGGTAGGCTCTTTGACTGGCGTATCCGTGTCGTCCTTCGCCTCTTTCAAATTTTCAGCAATGGACGTTTTATAAGCGTGATGACTAGCTACACCCAATGTCGTCATATTTTTAGAGAATGTCATGCTCTCTAGTTGGTCGATATTGTCCTCGGTAATTATTCGCATTTGTAAATTTATAGTGTTAAGTTCTTGCATTAATAATTTAAGAGAATATGGGATGTCTACTATACTGAAATCACGACCGTGTTGCGTTACATTTACAATGTTCATATTCTGTCCGTCGAGTGACCCGGTGAATTTAATCGGGCCATCTGCCATTGGACTCATGAATAGATTTTTTTCCGGGTTGTATATAGCCATCATTCCGGTTGTATTACATACTGCCATGCGATATTTATCAGACCGTTCCATCATAGATTCACGTAAGAATTCAGATACACCGTGAGATATTAACGAATCACGTTCCATTTCTCCAATACGCAAACCGCCATCATTGGCACGACCACTAACAGGTTGTCTCGTAGTTGATGTCATAGGTCCAAGTGCTCTATAATTTACCTTGTCTTTTACCATATGTTTCAATCTCATATAATATGTCGGCCCCATGAATATTTCAGTCTCTAATTGTTCACCTGATTGTCCATTGTATAATATTTCATTACCACTTGAATGATACCCCATTTTGGTAAGAAGTTCTCCATAAACACCTACTTTGTTGCCTTTGTTAACAAAAGCTGTGCCATCACCGAAACCACCTAACAGTGCACACGCTTTCCCAGTAAGACATTCTACCAATTGACCAATGGTCATTCTAGATGGAATGGCGTGTGGATTAATAATAATGTCGGGTCGTGTTCCGTCACGTCCAAATGGCATATCTGTTTCAGGAACAACCAGTCCGCAAGTTCCTTTTTGTCCGTGCCTAGACCCCACTTTGTCACCTAGCGTTGGTATACGAATCTCTCTAATGCGTATCTTGGCAATGCGTCTGCCTTCTTCGCCCTCAGTTATGAATGATTTATCGACTACGCCAAGTTGTCCTTTTTTGGGAACTTTTGACGCATCTGACTTACCATTTTCACCTGTTGTATACATACCAATCAGTATTGTTTTATCATCCACCAAAGTGCCCTCTCGTATGATTCCATACTTGTCAAGTTTGCTATAATCATATCCAGGTTTTAAACCAACAATGTCTCCGTCTGATTCTATGTTTGCAAATTTATTCTCTGTATTTCCATCAGTAGTTTCTTTAATTTCCTCGTGACTCTCATAACTTGTATAATATGTGGTATTAAATAAACCACGCTTGAGAGAACCCTCATTGATTAGAACGGAATCTTCCATATTATACCCCCCGTAACACATAATTGCAACAACTGTGTTCTCACCATATGGTGTCTCTTCGTGATTGATATAATCCAAGTATCTAGTTTTAACAAGTGGACACTGTCCGTAGTTCAAAACAACTGCGGCCTTGTCCATGCGGACGTGGAAATTTGTATGGTATATCGAACAAGCTTGTTTACTTTGACCACACGAGAACGCATTACGTGTAGGTGGGTTGTTTTCTGGGTATATTATCAAGTTTCCCATTGTACCAAAAATTAAAGACTGGTGAATCTCCAAATGTGTGTGTGGTTTTTTATCAAAATCACCAGGTTCCATACATATCATTGCATTCTCACTTTCGTTGCTGTCTATGTAATCAATTATACCTTTGTTATTTATAAATCTATCTAATTTGGCAGGATTGGTTTCTGTTTTTATGTTGTCGAACAATTGATTAAGCTCATAAATCGTATAATTTTCTTTTTTATATTTCAGGTTCTCTCTATGCTTATTGAATCCAAGTGTCAGGTTTGCCCACGTGAAGTCACCCTTAACAAGTTTATCCTTTACACTTTCATATGAGAGTTTGTTTGTTAATTCATCTTTATAAAATATAGGACGACATAAACGTCCACCGTCTGTATAAATACTTATCATATTCGACTTTATATCAAATCCAATACTAGTAAACATGGATAATAACCCATTGCGTCTGTATAATTTAATCTTACGTATGTTCTCGAATGGTTCTAATATAGAACCAGCCCAATGTCCGTTAACAAATACTTTTGTCATAATTGCCAACATTTTTGGTGTGCATTCGTATACATATTTCATGGCAGTTTTCTCACGTAACCACTCTACAATTGGTTTCCGCATACCAATGCCTCCCTGTGTGACACGAGTCATAATAGCAAGCGATTTGTGTAATCCAATATTGCCACCATCGGGTGTATCCAGAGGGTCAATTAATCCCCATTGTGAACCGTGTAGTAGACGAGGACCGGTAACCTTAGCACTAGAATCCATAGGGAGATTTGTTTTTCTTAGATGACTAAGATATCCATTAAACGATAATCTATTTAAATCTTGTAACACACCAATTCGTTTTGTATTTGGTTTTGCTCCCCAATTTCCCTTGAATGCTTTATTAAATCCCTGTTCGATAACACGTTCTCTGAATATCTCATTTTGGTAGGTAGAGATTAATGTATTTAAATTAGATGCATACAAATTAAGATTAAAATTCAATCGCTTGTCGTATTCAAGACGGATATGATTCTGTTGTTCTGTGTAATAATCACGAAATAAATCATAGAGTAGAGAACCTACCAATTCTACACGTTTATACTTGAAATTATCTCTATCTGTTGGTTGTTCCACGTTATTCGCAACACGTAACATTTTGTATACCATGTGTCCAATGAAATACGCTTTTTCTATGTAATTTGTTTCGCCAATGTGAGGAAGCAAGTAATCGCTTAAAATCTCCAATCCGTGTTCAATTCGTTTACCTTTCGTCAACGACGCAATAAAATCAATAGCCAATTTTTGTGTCAATATTCCACCAGCATCATGAACGGATGGAATGAAATCATCCAACCATCCCTCATACTTATCTATATCTAATAAACACGTTTCTATGATAGCCTTATCTGTAATAATTCCCAATGCCCTCATAACTATAAATAGAGGAACTGGCTGACGAACATTGGGTATGTTTACAACGATATTTAAATTCGTGTAAAGTGTAGTGGGAGCAACCATAGTCATCGACAGTTTTCTAATGGGTTTAGATGCGTTTTCGGAAACACTTCTCAATTCGGCAGAATAAAGGTTATCAAGTTCTAAAACATCATCGCCATCTTCCTTAATATACTTACGAACGTAAAGCATATTGTCGGCGAATTTCTCTTGGGATATAACCGCCTTTTCTTTACCCTGTATAATAAAATATCCCCCCAAATCTTGACGACATTCGCCAGCACTGTGTCGTGCTTCAGGTGACATTCCCTTTAAAATACAAAAATCAGACTGTAACATAACTGGAAATTTGCCAAGAAATACTTTATCCATAGTTATGGTGTGAGACTGTGTATTTGAATTTATCATAGATGCGTGTGTTTTTTCTTTAAGTTCGGTTGCTTCATTTGCTGTTAAATTGTATTCCTTTACAACACGTTTTCTGTCAATCTTCTTCATTGCTCCTCCATCAACCTTTGCCTCGAAACCATCGTCCGTTTTATAATTGTCAAAATTGTATGACGCATTATAGTCACGTGCATCCTCGGTGTGTTCATCTAATCCTTCGCTATTCCCGCCTATCATTTCGGGTTGTTCTCCGTCTTTTAATATGGTGGTGAAAACCACATCCACATCATAATGTATAGTCATTGCATATGTCATATTCCTAAGACGAGCTTCGTTTGGAAACATATAATGAGAATTGTTATTATCATATATGATAGGCTTGCCGAAGTATATTTTATCACCGTTTATCCCTCCACAATATATCTCACACTTATTTCGGTAATCATCTATCTTTTCGTCATAATTAGATTCAAGGCGCACAGGATTCTTCTCTTTGAAAATCTGGTAAATGCCATTTTTAAAAAAATCATTGTATGACTCCAAGTTATGACACACTAAACTATCTGGTGCTTCCTTAAAATATCTATCTAACATCGTCCAAATTATAGATTCATCCATGTGGTAGTATAATATTTAGGTATATTTATTTTTTTACATACTTTATCGTGTATTTCATTTATCAACATTTAAAGAAAAATATGACATATATATATATAAAATGTCTGACCTTATGAATACTCTCTTCGGCCCTCTTCACTCTGACTTCTGCTTATACTTCTACTATTTATCGGTATTTGGATTCATTTTAGTAATTATATCATTCCTCACAATGTTACGTTTAGCAATGACACACAAGAGAAATGCTGGATTTTATGTTAACTCTCTCATGGTTCTCATTGGATATGGAATATTCTATTTCCAGAACAGGTTGCTTCACACAATGTGTAGCAATAGTCTTTAATCATAATAATGTTTAAACGTTAAATAATTTATATTTTTTTCAATCCAAAATATAAACCAAATGGACAATCTGTATTATTCCAATTATTGCAAGCACAGTAAAAAAATACTCGACTTTATGTCAAAGAGTGGTCTGGCTGATAAAGTAAATTTTATATGCATAGACAAGCGTAAACGAGACCCAAATACTAATCAAATCAACATAGTATTAGAAGATGGAAAGCACGTATTGCTTCCACCCAATCTACAATCTGTACCCGCTCTTTTACTTGTGAGTAAAAATTACTCCCTCGTATTGGGAAGCGACATTATTCAACATTATGAACCTGAAGTGAAAAAGAAATTAGAAAGTGCCAATTTCGGTTCTGGAGAACCTGCATCTTATTCCATGCAACAATCATCAGGAGGGTCAAACATTGTATCAGAGCAGTTCACTGACTACAACATGTCCCCTGATGAACTAAGTGCGAAAGGGGCGGGCGGACAACGGCAGATGTTCAATTATGTCCCTGTAGGTGGAGATGGTGGCGTTATACCTACCCCACCCGATACATACAAACCCGACAAGATCGGAGAAGTTACTATAGATACCATTCAACAACAGAGAAACACGGAAATTCCTCAAAAAAATAACCAACCACAATATCAGTATCAAACAATGGATTAACAATCATTTAGTTAAAACCCATTTAAATAAATATCACGTTTAATATACACCGATAAGCAATGGATAAAAAAACTACGCTTAGAGCTTTTAACGACCATTTTAACGAGTTTGTAATGGATGTATTATCCGTTTTTCCTGAAAATACTGACATACGTTCTGCAAAGACTACACTAGACCTAGCCAAGCGTGCAAACCCGACACTTGTAATCAAGATATGGTTTATGTATGTATATTCACCATATGCCGAAAAAATTGACAGTGGCGATTTAGATTTCTTTATTTATAAAGATTACAGCGCCGATTTAAACGGCATTCCCAATTCAAAAGATATTTTATCATCAGTAAACGCATTGCGTGACCCAATCAAAGAAATGAGCGAATCAAATAAACAACATTCTCTCAAATATGTTCAAAATCTATGTAAGTTGTCATCGTTATACAATAAAGGTTAATAAATTTGGAAGGGTGTGCAAAATAATATTAATATGGTTATTAATATTATATGGAATTCAACGAACGAGTGGCAATATTGCCCGAGGATATGATTTTTGAAATAAAGCAGTATTTTTTATGTTGTGTAGATTGTAATAAAAGATGAAGAAGTAAAATGCAAATGCCAGTTATGTAAGAAGGTTTGGTGATGCTGAAATAATCACACAGACAGGGAAGCATTTAGAGGTGTCGGTTGAGTTGTGTCACAATTGTTTGAACAATTTCAAAACACCGAATGTTAGAAATGACGATAAAATATTAATTTATTATAGTTTTACATCACAAAAAAATATTGATATTATTTATTATTTATTATTTTTACTACTACCTACTACCACTACCACTACCACTACCACTACCCCTACTACCTACTACCTACTACTACTTAACCCCCTACTACCTACTACTACTTAACCCCCTACTACCTACTACCTACTACCTACTACCTACTACTACTTAACTACCTACTACCTACTACCTACTACTACTTAACCCCCTATAAACTTACCTTAATACGTTTTGCTGATAATACGATCACTCCCTATCTCAATGTCATCATCAACATCTTGTTCATTTGATATTTGTTTCTGGACAAACTTACGTGTCTTGTATGTCAGATGGTATAGTTTCTCCTTTGGTTCCATATCATTGAAGTATCCAGCCACAACATTACGATTGACAATTACAGGTTCATCTGAGTTACGGTTGGGCAGATAGAACGTGTTGTGAAGATTGTAAATGTGAGTGAACAATGAAGGATGAATGCGGACAGACTTGCCTTGTTTCTTCACGTAATAACTAACGTACGCATTGTGAACCTCCTTGATAAACTCATATGATTGACGATAGAAAGCATAGAAAGCACTCTTATACATGGGAAACTTCTCAGTAAACGCATCCACACGATTGGATGCAAACAGAGAGAGATAATGATAGTGAAGGTTAGGATTGTTACCACGGACATCCCTCAACCGGGCATAAGCCGAGTTCATAATGCTTGCTCTTGCTCCTGATTCCGAATCGTGTAGCATGATTCCTAACATATGGGTCTCGGCACTACTAACAATGTCGTCAAATGATAGACCCGAAATGTCAACTACCTTGGGGGTGTAAATTGGAACATTGGATGGAAGGGTTGAAGCAATTTCATTTGCCGAATAAGACTTAACCGTGTTGCCATCTACACGATATCCAGCAATCAAGAAGACACGAGGACACATAACGTTAATAACAATATGATTCAACGGGTGTTGAAGAACAAAACTGTAAATGTAATTCTTGTCTAACTCCTTTACAACAGTCGAGTCGTTGAGTTGAGTGTCATTATTCTCACCCAAAGCCTCCATGAACATCTGTCTGAACGTATACTGGAGTCCATAGCCGTCAATATCGGCGTATTGTGTGCGGAAGAACCAATATCTCCCACCAACTGCCCCTTTCGTAGAAATCTCCCACGAGTTCACGCGCTGATCGTAGAATAGATTAATCATAGTCCCTTCAATCGTTTCGTTTGCTGTGACGTTGTCACCACCCATATTCTCGAAATATTCAAGCGAAGTCGATTTAGGGGGGGAAAATGAAAGAATCTGACTGTTTTCGGGTGCGACTACAACTGACCTATAAGCACCAATCACATTATGGTCATCATCAGAAACTACACTTGTATCATAGTTCAATATTCTATACGCATTTCCGCCGGAAGAGTATTCCTTGTCGTGAATCTGGCTAGACGCATAATGTTTGTCGAAAAGAGTGTAAGTAGGCATAATTAAGAGCGAGAGAGTTTTTTGTCACATAACACTTTTACAACACAAAAATTCAATTTTTACAAAAATATAAAGATTTTTACAAAAACATAAAGATTTTAGAAATATAACATAAAACATAAAACACAAATGTTACATTTTTTATACCTTTGTATTTTGCAAAATAAAGATATATAAGTTATATATACATTAATACAATGGATTCCGACAAAGAAAAAATTAAAGTAGACGACAGTGAGAAAAAGGATTCTACAATTAAATTAAAATTGGGAGACATAATTGAGATTGAATCGCCAACAAACTTGGAGTATCATCAGAATAGCTACATAATAGACTATATCGATGTAACAATGTTACAGATAGTAAATATAGCAACCATGAAACAGAGCGTTATTAATATAAATAATAATAACCGATTAACAGACGAGTCAATCACATCTATATACTTGTTGAATAGGAGCGATGTAGAGGGTTATGCCAGACAGAACAATTTAAATACACATACGTGGTTAGACATTCACATAGGCGGAGAGATACCAGTTATTATCACAGGCGAAATTACAAATTTAGAAGAAGACATGATAGAATTTACTACTTTCCCTGAAGGAGATACACTTTACATAGATTTTGGGTATAAGGGTGTCCCGCGTGACATACCTTTCGAGAAATTCATCATCCGTGAAAAACCTACACTTGCTAGGAGTAACTTCAAAAAAATAATTGATGATTCTGGTAACGAAATTCCCGAAGACGAACAAGACATTCCGGCAGACTTGGCAACAGCGGAAATGTTGGAAAATGGAGAAATGATGATTGATATTCCCGAAAATGCTGTCCCGGATGAAAACATACGAGAGGTTCTACATGATATGTATTCTGACGCCAATGAAGTGATTTTTGGAGAAGAACTTGACGATATTATTCAACAGGTTGAAATACCAGAACACCAACGCAAATATGGAGTCGAGATTCAAGCCAACGATTTGATGGACGAACTCTTGTCTACAATACCAAATCACAAACGTTCGGCGGCCGTCATTAACAACATTGGTATGATGATAAATAGGTTTAAAGAATTGCGAGATGCGTTTTCACGTTTTGATGACAATGACAATGTTGTCGGATATGTTCAAAATGGACCTTTATTTAAACCCATCATAGAAAAAATACAGAACCTAAATACAAAGATTCGGTGGATTATTCCTGTAGTAGAACAAAAACGAAAACTTTACCTGGGTGCAAGTGAGGAAGATGAAGAAAATTTTATGAATGATGATATTATATCTGTAAATCAAATGCGCGAAATGCAACAAGAAGAAGAACTTAACAAAATATATACAGGTGGAAATCAAACATTGAGTGTGAACAAATACGCAAAATTAAACAGTGAGTTGCACAAATATAACAAACCATTTGAGGCAACTAATAACGAGAATGCGTTAATGTCAAACAAAGAAATGTCCGTCGAATTAGATGCCGTAGTAAGCAATCTGGGTAATTTTTATAGCACAGTTGCTACGTATAACAAAAAACAAACAGTTGCATCACGAAAACGTTTTGTAATTCAGAGATACGGGCTTGGTCTTACAAAGAAAGATAGCGTATTGATGAAATCGGGAAAGATTATTTTTGTTCGCAATAACTTAACACCGGATGACAAAATTACAATTAAATCTCTTATATTTATGCCCAAAGAGATAGTAGAATTTTCAAAAGTAGATCTACCTGGGACTAACATACTAACTCGTTCAGAATATACTCAAAATTTCGCATCTCTGTTCAGAATATTGAAAAACAATACCCAGTTAACTACCCGTGTTATTGAAAATATTGAAAACGAAATTCAAAATGATGACGATAAAGATGAATTCTTGAGCAATATGAAAGAGTATGTATTAGACAGCAAGCATAATAATGACCCAGACAAGTTTAAAAAAATGCTCGATGTGATTATACCCAAAACAAGGGATATTATTATAACAATCCGAAAATTTATAAAAAATAAATTGTCTATGCACGCAATTATTAGAGAACTTGAACCTTTCATGATTAATAAACGTGACCTTTCGTATCAACAACAGAATGAACTCAGGTTTACAGTGAAGACCGCCATACAGGAGTTTAACAAGGAATACATCACAAAATCTCAACAGTTCTCTCAAATATTTGCCAGGAAATATGATATCACAGAGCAATTAAATCGTATTGAGCGTATGTTTTATGACAATACTGAAATGGTCGAGTTATTTAAAGATGGATATAACTTAAATGATGACAAACGAAGTTCGTGTGAGATGATTCATAAATTAATAGTGAATGATAGCGTTGTTATGTTTTCTGATATAATCACAGCGCTCTCGGTAAAAACACTAACAACACCAAGCGAATTGTTAAAATCATTTGAACCTGGAAAGATCGATGATACAGGAGAAAACGAAGGCATTAAAGCGAAAGACTGTACACGAAGATATCTTGCAAAAAGTTACACAAGTCTAAAAGATTTACAGGATGATAATGGCAAAGATGTAATTTATTATGACGATGAGCGTGATGATACCCCATATGGGTTGATGGAGTTGTATTCGAATGAAAAAAAGGAGATGGAACCATCTGTATTCAAGGAGTTTTTAGAAGAGTCATTAATACAGAAGCACGATGTTCAAAGCAATTACGCACAAGAACTGGCAGTTATTTTAATGGCGGGGAAAAAAGAAATAAGCAACGGTGAATATGCGATTTTATCAGTAAAACCTGGATATGGTAATAAAGCCGACGAAGAATTATTAACACCAAAAGAGAAAAAGGCGGCCGAGATAGAAGCAGAGAGTCGAAAAAAACAAGGATATTATCAACGCAAACAAGGTCAATGGATTTATGACAATTCGATTGATCCAGAAATGTTTATAGATTCAAATACTCTATTCTGTAATATTCGCAAAGACTGTATTAAAAACGAGGTAAATAACGTGTGTGAACCCACCTCGTTCTCGAAGCAAAGAATAGACCAACTAAACAAACAAAGGATGGTAAAGGAATTCGAAAACCGCATTGATTCATCTATTGAACAACTCGACGAAAAAATTAAAAAGGACTTGCTTGAGGATTATAAACGAATGAGGAAAAATATGTTGCTACGAGAGAAACGCTTGTATAAATATAACAATTTTTCTTACGAATATGGTAAACTAGCAACAGATGTAGAGAGAATTGTTTCACCTCACGAGAAAACACGTGATGCTGTATTGGCACAAGTCGACTTTGTAAAAAAACAAGGTGACATTATACGAATCGTTGATATGTATTGTCGTGAACCAATGCCCGAAATGAAAGAAGATGAATACTGGTTATATTGTAAAGACACGAATACCAAGTTGATGCCAAGTTCATTATATAGATTAGCATTAGCATTTGTATTAAATACAAATTATACAAGTAAATTGGATGCTATATGCGCAACTCACGGAGTGTTGAGTGATGATGGTGACTCGGTGGTCGATAAGCACAGTGGATTTACATTGAAAAAAATAGATTTTCTAATGCAAGACACATATAATGATGAGGGATTCATGGTCCAAACACACGATATAATGGAAAAGGACATTGATGATAAAATAACTGATATTTTTACACCTTCTAAAACTCCCATATTTGAGAATAAAACAAATGAAATTATTTATAATGTAACAAACACTATGTGCTCTAATATGGGAATTCCAATTGAAAGTGTACACGTGTTTGTCACACGAGTTTCGAGCGAAGTCATATTGTCAAATGTTTTAAATGAAATAAAATACAATGAATTGGCGACAAACCGACAGGAAAAAACAGGTAAGTCCCAATTGACATACGAAACTTATAAAAACAGATTAATGCTGTGGATAATCGCTTCGGTTTTGTTGATATCCGTACAGACCGCCGTGCCGGGACACCGTGTAAAGAAAACATTTCCAGGTTGCTCTCGTTCATTCAGTGGATATCCATTAAATGGTGGCGTAGAAGATATAAGTGCTATTGAATACTTCGCTTGTGTTATGCATAAATTAAAGAGCACTATATCACCGTGGGACTCTATATCAAAGTTGAAAAAGGATATATATGCAAATAAGATCAAAGAGGTGTTTGAAAAATACATTGTAGATAAACGTCCTGACATTATGGAACTTTACACAATAAAACAAAAATACGCATTGGAACACCCGAATGAAATAATACCCGATGAACATAGCATAGGTAAATGGAATACATTCATGCCACCAGTTGTTCCGTTCCATATAGCATCTATACAGCCCGTTTCTAACGATTTCGAAAAGAATTTCCTTGAATCTGTTAGAAAGGGACACCACGACCAACGTGGTTACATAAATACAATGAGCAGTAAAGCCGCACTGTTTGGATTTGATACAATAGAACTTATAAACAAAATTGTTATAACAAAAGATCCTTTGTTAAAAACGGCATCATATGACCCATTCCTTGAAAACAGTTGTTGTGATTCAAACCATTCTAATATCGCAATTCAATATTTTATAAACGAGAACCAGTTAATTGGACGCAATAATAATGTAGGACATTCGATTCACGAAATGTTGCGAGAGACAAAAATGTATAGCAGACCATCGTTATTACACCATAACGAGTTTACTGGGATGAGTCACTCGGTAGTTAACGACAATATATCAGACGAACACATTTATGGTGCATTCATATATTATTGCAATTTTAACAATGACATGCCAATTCCAGTAGATTTAATTGGTGTATGTCCCGAGAAACCAGAGAATTTCCCAGTTCACGCATCAATTATAGACAAGATTGATTTTCTTAAGAAGAATGGTAGGCGCTATACAATCGGTGATTTGAATAATCTCATGCGAATAATTCATAATAATAATCTTGTTGTGACGCATATTGATGAACCGTTTACACAAATTAATGTGTTATATGACATACTCGATAGTTTTGACACAAAAGAATCTCATTCGGTTGAACCAAAAATGAGAGAGCATCTAAGAAAGGTACTAGGCACTTATAAAAAGGGTGTTATGGTATCGGACAAGAGAGATGAACTCGTTTCGTTCAGTGCTTATTTGTATAATGCCAATAAGAAAATGTTCAGGGAAATCGTCACCTTTTTAAATGAATATGGCAATCTAACTACATCAAAATTCAGTAAAATACAGGATGTATTATTGAATGTCTATGAAACTGATACGGATAATGTTACCGGTTCTACATCTCACGTCTCAAATATGACTTATTTGTTTACGAGAACACTCCCTGAAATGATTTTAAATGGAAAACAGTGTGATACAATACATAAACACTGGGGGTTATCCAACGCACACGTAAGAGATTTGAAAAAAGCAATGGATAAACATTGGAATAACATTGGACGGTTTCACGGAGATGTCACACTTGTTGGGTTGCTGAAACACATCAGTGAGAATACGCATGATTTATATCTACTATTGAATTCTATGCCTGTATGTGAGAACATCATAAAGAAAAACCAAGAAACAGGAGAGAATACCGTTTTCTACTCCTTGTTTGACAATGATTCAATTAAATATATGCATCAGTATTTGCTATATTCGACTTTATATGAATATATCATTGGAGCGAATGATGTAGATTTATTAACATCCGACGTTGAATTGAAAAAAGCAAATTTGCGAATTAAGAACCAAATGTTTAATGACATTGCCTCACAAACACGAGCTATAGATGACGTAAATGATGACGACGAAATATTGGAAGTTGAAATATCAATGACAAACGAGACGGAACTGAAGAAGCGTGTTGCAAATATGTTGGTAGTATTTTTAGACATAGAACAAGAGAACAAGAAGGGATTAATGAAATATGATGAAATATCCAATAAAATTCATAAAGCAAAGGTAAAGGAGAAGCAAAAAATAGTCACGCAAGATTTAGGGAAATTAGACAACGACGTTCGTCGGGTTGAATCACAGCTTAAGAAATATAAAATGGGACGTTGGAATATCGGTCTACAGCGCGGACTTGTTCATTATGATAAGAACACATATGACAGAGAACGTGACGAAATGGATGCCGATAATTTGGTCGACAGGGACATCGAACAAATGGAGGCAGTCGAAGAGGAAGATATAGAAGAGGATTATAATAATGAGGGCAATGACATATCACAGCTTGCGGATGATTACATGGATGGCAATTATTACGGAGATGAAATTGACGAAAACGACTTCGGTGACAATTAATCACAACATTTTGAAAAAAATTATAGAATTATAATATAGATAATTCTATAATAATGGGAAACGTGTTAAGTAAAAAATTCGTACGCATTAATAAAGTTAATATAGCAATACTATTGTTTTTAGTGAGTTTCACTGTCATTCACATAACAAAACCTCAATTCATATATAACAGCGAGGGTGGCTTTCGACCATTTGGTGTTGGTTATCGTCACAAGACGGTCGTGCCTATATGGTTGATTGCCATTATACAGGCCATCTTGTCATATCTACTTGTATTATATTATTTATTATTTTGTTAAAATGTCATCTTATTCTAAAAAATGACATTTTCGTTATTACCATAACTGTTTATTCTCTACCACTTTTGCTTTAATTTGATGACATTCTCCTGTTTTTTTATTACGTCTTGTTCCATTGGGACACCTTTTGGCTCTTATTTTTTTTGTTCCATCTACCTTCTTTTTTTTGATAATGGCAGAGAACCCGGGCGGAGGAGCTAAGGCGGGCGAATCGGTTCCAATAGTTATTTTCTTTTTTTTGACAATGGCAGAGAACCCGGGTGGCGGAGCTAAGGCGGGCGAATCGGTTCCAATAGTTATTTTCTTTTTTTTGACAATGGCAGAGAACCCGGGTGGCGGAGCTAAGGTGGGAGAATCTATGGCAATGCTTTCAATCAATATCTTTGTTGGTTTCTTGCGTTTAACTTTAATCGTCATTTTTTTAGGTTTATCTGTCTTAAATGGAATTAACGCTTTTAGTTCTCCTACCAACTTATCAATGTCTATGGGTTTAGATGCATAGTCACACGAGTATAAATATTGATACAACATAAGTTTAGTATTTTCCTTTAATTTAGAATTTAAGTTAGGGTTCTGTTTAACTATATCATCATAACACGTGAGAAATCCCCAAATGTCACAGTTTTTAATGAAAACTTCATGGAAATACCGTTTGTATTCAAATTTCTTGGTTTTTGGATTTACGAAATCAACGACAATCCGGGTAATGTAGTTTGTTATAATTGAATATAACGCAAAATCCTGCGAAGAATAGTCTGCTATATTAAAGCGGGACGCCAACTCGCCTTTAATATATTCAAAATGACCGGGCACATCTTCCGTAACATTATATTCGGTATCAACCATCTTAAATACACTAGCTCTAATTTGGTCCTTTAATTCGCTCTTGTAACCATCTCTAAATGTAAGTTTGGACAAGTCTTTGTTAATCTGCTTAATTATATTTTTATTGAAAATTACACCACTGAATGGTAAATTATACACAAATGGTCTATTTGTTGCGCTTGAATCGACACGACTATGGTCTTTCACTATAAATGATAAACCCCAATCTATAATACGCATCTGGTAATCGGCATCCATCAGAATATTTCCAGACTTTAGATCGAAATGAACAACGTTAAATTTATTCATAGGAACAATTGCATTAACTAGTAAACCGATTGCTGCTTTATTAAATAGTCTCAGTTCAACAGGTGTTGTGCTTTTTTGTTTGATAAATTCATCAAGGTCTTTGCCTCCGTTTGCTAATTCAATCAGACCGACCGATTTTAGTTTTGAGTTAATATTTTCAGCAGTTATATCTTTCTTGGTAAGGTTCTTGCATTTTCGGTTAAAGTTTATAAGATCATCCTGTGTTAATTTGTCGGGTTTACATCTCTTTTCTGGAAATATGAAATACTTATTATACGATTCTTCTCCTAAATTGCTACGCAGTATGTTTTGAATATCCTTTGCCTCTTTGAACTCATCGTCAGCATTATGCTTTGTGAGAAGTTTACTTACCACTTTTCCTGTAGGTCTGTCTTCACCCTTACACTTTAATGGTGGAAGGAATACACACCCGAATCCACCTGCTGCGATCGCCTCTCCACCAATTGAAGCATAATTGTCCAATATAACATTTTCGTTTATTGACATATTTATATATTATTGATATAAATATATCTAGAACCATTGCTTCACTTCCAATTGCTTGTAATCTCGGTCGTGGTTTTTCGGTAACTCGAGGGGAACAATTAAACTACTCTGGTCTTGTCTGTATTTCTCGTATGATACAGCTGAGTTATAAACCGATGGAACGCAATAGTCGAGAACCAATTTATTCAGTCGTCCAACCTCGTTAGTGACATCGGTGCCTTCCTTCGAATGTTCTAAAAATATACTTCGCATAATAGTCTTCAAATTATTAATATTCTGGGGTGGTACCATGTATTTTTGTCCCGACATGTTATAAACTCCTACACGCATATCGTTCTGGTTCATTGTAATATTTTCGGAGCAAAAGAATACACGTGACAATACCGTTTCTTCACGCAATCCTGTAACTGCCGTTCTATAATCCGTTGATTTATTATCTAATGCGATTTTCTCTGACATTTTAAATTGAAGCTTTTGGTCGGGTGGTTGCATAATGTTTACCCGTCCATTATATCTCTCTAAATCTAGAATATTGCCTTGTTGGTTTATGGATTCAGGGTTAGTTGAATAATTTGACATTATATCTATAGTATTTCACTAGATAATATAATTGTAATAGCACCACAGTAAAATATATTTAGTATATATACAAAATCATGGAAATGTTTTATTTAATAACACTTTCTGTAGCAATAGTTGCATTAATCATTACATTAACTTTAGCTGGTATTGCCTTACAATATGATTCAAAACAGCAAAAATTTCCTCCGTCGCATGACGAATGTCCGACAGATTGGACGGTAGACCAAGCAACCGGAAAATGTAGAGATAGCACTGGTGAGTATACTACTCCTGCCACAGCTGATTGGAGAAATTCAGATTTGGAAAGCAAAGGGAGTAGAGGAGATCACGATGTAAGAGAAGTAGACATATGTGTAAAGAAGGCGTGGGCTAACACAAATAAGGTTTATTGGGACGGAATAACCACATATAATGGATGTTAAAACATATATAGCACTATAACTATACATGTTTATAGATTTGAAACGAATGTTTTTACCACTGGTTCTTCCCCTTCACTTGATTCCATTTTATAGGGGGCACTTTCATATTGAATAAGTATATCATTTTTAATATCAGTAATTAAATCCATCTCTGTTATGTCGTATTTAAGTCTCCGTAGGTTCTCTGACTCGGGAATTAATTCTTTGATATGCATATCAGACATAAGCTTCACAATACTAGTGTTTCCGTTTTCCTTATATTCATCACCCAATGCCTTAATTTTATGAACAATGCCATATATTTCTATTTGTTTCTTTTTTATGAGTTCAGTTTTGTGGTCATCATTGTAATGTTTATTGAATGCACTTATTTCTTCACTTAACATAAGATTGTAATTTTCAAATTCCTCCAATTTTTCTTTAAATGTGCGTGCAGATGTGGCTTCTGATATGTATTCAAATAATGTATCCATTTTTTGTTTAATAATTGTTTCTTTACATTCATCTACTACGTCAGTCATTGCATCAATGTATAGTTCACGATCAATGAAGACTCCACGTGTTAACAATATATTGAATTTACACGGTTTCTTGGTGTCTCCGCATAATGCTACATATTTGTCACTTGTCATTTTAAAAATTGTTCCTACAGGTCTCGCACAATTTAAGCATTTGGGTTTAACCGCATTTGATCTAATCTTAGAACTCTTGACTGTTTTACCTTTATTATACTCGTTTCGTTTGCGTTTTAATGTGTCTTGTTCGTATCGGTTTTTTAATCTAAAAAAAGCATCCAATGCCTCTGTATAGTTTATTTTTTGTTCTATTTCTTTTGCATCCATGCCATCTTCGCCCGGAATAGAGTCGAAGGCAGTTAATTTATTATTATCATTCGTATAACTACGAATATTTGTTGGACGGTTCTCTATAATTAGTACAGGATTGTTCGATGTAGAGAGAATGTCCAGTTTATGTAACCCGATTAAATCAATACTGTGGAGTTGGTTGTTATCACAATTCAATTCAATCATTGTTTTGGGAATATTTTTAATGGTTTTTAACTTGTTATCCTGACAGTGCAATTTTTGAAGATTGGTCTGTTTCGCCAAATCCAAACTGTGTATGTGATTACCACGACAATCTAGGTTTAAAAGAGAACCAGGTAGACCAGTCAACTCTTTCAGTATATTATCCGGACAAATCAACGTTTCCAAGTTAGTGGGTGCATTGCGTATAGATGTAATTTCGCCTTCCCTAAATATAATACGTTTGAGATTGACAAACTTTTCATCTTTTAATATAGAAAGATCCAGGTCACCGTGTAATTCAAATGGTATATTTATATCCTCTATATGTCGTTTTAAATCACGTATGAAAGTATCAAATGTCACCTGAGCAGTGTTATTATTTTTAATAATATCTTCACGTATCTGTTCTATAATGTTTTGTTCTTGACTCATTGATATTTATATAAATAATGACAATATTATTATATTTCGAAACGTTCGCCATTCTTTAAAACTGGCAGATTTGTGATTGCACTTGTATTGTCGGGGCGTTTTGCCGTTTGATATTGTTTTATTTTAGACATAATGTAATCCTGGTCTTTACGCTGTTTTTCAGCAAATTCAAACGGAGTCAACTTACGTTTACGTGAGAAGTACATAATTAATGCTAACACACAGAAAAATAAGAAATATCCAATCGCATTATACAACCAACTCTGTATAACAAATTTTTTATCGTGACAAATTTTCAAACTATCGCACAAATGGTATTTGACGCCAGGTTCAATTAGATTCATTACTAAATGTATATATATGAATCCTGTAAAAAATACAAGGATTTAACAGAAAACTATCGCATTATTGTATATAGATATAATAGCACAATGAACGACGTTCCTATATTACCCAATCCTTTCAAATTACTGGATATGCAACGAGACAAACAGTCAAATATAGAAAAATGCACAAGTTGTGATAACAATGATGACGATTCATCAGATGAGGAAGAGACGAAATTTGTCGAAGGTCTTGAGGTTAATGATCCAAGAATGAAAGTATGGGTTGTTGTTGTGTTTTCTATAGGGGTTACTGTATTGGGTATAATTATATGGTTGTCTGCATGGTTAGCGTCCAACGTGTGGAAGAATCAAGACATGATTGACTTTATTAAATATATAAACAACAACGAAACTGGTAGAAAAGAGGCATATCAATCAATATTAAAATCGGTGAATCGGTTATCAAATCTCATGATTTTGTTTATCGCTGGCTTTTCTATTGGTCTGGGTATCGTTGTGAGTGACAATAAAGCTGCGTCTAGTATCATAATTGGGGGCATTTCCTTATTTGTAATGGGTTTACCACAATTGGCTACATACTTCGAAAATACAATAGGATATTTTTTGATTTACCCGTTTTTGGATCTGAAGGTATGGATGAAGAGTGACAATTTCGATAAAATGACAAATGAAGATTTCAACAACGGAAGCATAGCAAGCATTAATTTCAATCCACTTATAACGTTATTCTCTCTAGAAAACTTACCAGAAGCGTTTGAAAAAATGAGATTCGGCACTGATGTAAATGAAAGAAGTAGACAAGACTTTTTCGTAGCATTGGACAATGATAAAGATAACTTGAAAGAAAAAGGGGATTTTTTCAAGTATTTGTTTGACTATACACTGAAGAAAAATATTATTGGCAAGTGTGCATGGATTGGATTGGCATCATCCATTGCGTTTATGGTGTAAATATGCTAATAACAGTTGTCAATGTGTAATGATAAACCCTATAAAATGGATTTTCCACATTTTATGAGCACTAGTTCTATGAAATATATAATCATCGAAACAGTCTTTATTCTCATCACTAAAACGTTTTATGATTTCATTTGTTCCTGGATGTATATGATTTTCTAGATAATCCGTGAAATCATATACTTTGTTTTTACATCTGATAATTACTCGCCCGTTATTTCTCAAATGTGTTACGTATTCTATATTGAAACTGGGATGCCAGAACATACTATTATATGAAGGCTTATTTTTATTTATCTTATTAATATATATAAATCATATTAAATGGCTATAATAAAAAGTCTTAAAAATAAAGGGGTAGCTGTATACACTGTTAAACAAGACATGACAGACGAAGATGCCGAAAAAAAACTACTGAATAAGTTCGTAAAACCAAGCATGATTAAAACAATAATAAAAGAAGATACGGATGTTTATACTGATGAGGGCGAATTGTTATTGAGATTTAGAAAGGGGGCTTTACCTGATAATCACACAAAGGCATTTTATGATAATGTTATTAAGTTTGCGTTAACTCCTACAAGTAACAGAGGAAGTGCAACGGGAAGCAAATCAAAAAATGTGTATGATAATCCCAAAATAATGACTAATATATTTGGTTATTTTGATAGGTTCTCCCCAACACAGAAGAAAAACTTTCGCACAGCAGGTGTTAAACTTCCATTGGAAGTGCGTGAGTGTAGGTTTAACCGAGATTTTCCGGAGTTGTATGCAGAGACTTTGCCATTAATTAAAGACATTGATACGTTATATGAAAAGTATACGCCAACACATTATTCAAAACAATTAAAAAAGGCACGACAAACCGCATTTAAGATACCAGGAACGTCTTTTACCACTATCACCACAAATGTGAACTTTAAAACGTCTATTCATACTGACAAGGGTGATGATTGCGAAGGATTTGGTAATTTAGCAGTCATTGAAAACGGTAAATATAGTGGAGCTGAGACTTGTTTCCCCCAGTATGGCATAGGCGTTGATGTACGCACAGGTGACATATTATTCATGAATGTTCATAAATTGCACGGGAATCTACCAATGAAGCCAATTGATAAGGATGCTCGTAGACTTTCCATTGTATGTTATCTTAGGGAAAAACTTTGGCGTCGTTCTAAAGGCAAGGGTGTGGAATTTGTAAAAGAACATAATAAACAAATTGCTGACATAGGTGGTGGGATGAAAGGCATTGCGAAACTTAATAAAACCATACGAAATAATAAGAAACTGACTAATAATAAAACACATAAACGAAGGTAGTGAGGTTCATATTGATATTATAACATACCAATATGAAAAAAAATATTTAATTGCGTTTCTTGTTACTGCGGTTGCGTCTTTTCTTGTTCTTCCTGGATTTGCCACCTTGTTGCTGACGTTGTCTGGATTGGCGCTGTCTGGATTGACGTTGTCTTTGCTGTCTGGATTGACCACCACGCTTGTTCTTCTTCTGTCTGGAAGTCTTGCGACGACCACCAACAGTGGGTTCGGTGGATTCGGTGGGTTCGGTGGGTTCGGTGGATTCGGTGGATTCGGTGGATTCGATGGGAGCAAGTTCGGACATAATTATAAGATATAATGAGATATTTGTTTAATGTGCTAAATGTTTATTCTTTTGGTTCTCCATTTCGCTTAATACGAGCCATACGCACTTCTGTCATTCCGTTATCACGATGAAAGACACTAACGTATCCTGGATACGTTGTTGCTAAATAATCCGCAGCAACTCTATTTGCGTCTAAACGTCCCTCGGTTATTCCTAACCCTCCTGGAGCGTGTTTCTTTGCTTTTATAGTAACGTCATTATACCGCACTACACCACCGTCTTTAATAAAATATTTTATGCTCTGTTCGTAGTCTTCCTTCTCTTTAATCTTAGACGACGGTTGAATTGTCTTCGTCTTGCGATTTACGAAACCATATAACGTCCCGATTATGAATTTTAAATCAGTTGTGGTGGCACTTTTCATAAAAAATGGATTATGGACTGGGTAAATGCCCCATATGTAAAGTCCTTCCTTTTTAAGGTTTTTAAATGCATCATCAAAAAACTTGTGCACGTTGGTTACTTTAATTAGTTCCTTGTCATTTTTTTTACGAAATATACCTTCTACGTCATCATCTATAGATACAATCGCCTGGTTCTCTGGGTAGTGTTTAATAATAAACTTTCGTTGTTCTGTTATTCCTATCTTACCTACAACTATTTTACCATACATGTCTTTGGGAACTGAGTCCTTATAACGTTTTTCCTCTTTTTTATTGGCAACAAAAATATGGACTAAATTCTTTGGGACTCCGCCATCTGATAAAGTTTTGAGCGATTTATTAATGATTGCTTCAGGGCGGTCATATGATGGGATTGCTACAACATATGCGTTCGTTGGTCTATTTTTACGTGTTTTACGTGCTGGTGATGACATTGTTCTCTTAATATATATAGTGAAAAAAAATGAGTTATTATTTATTGTTATTATATATGCCCCACCCCCCTTCTCCATCAAAAACCCTAATCGTCATCACTTAGCGCAGTCATCAAACTTGAGCATTTATTTATCCTTTCAAATTTTGCTGTGATAATCAACAAGACTCACGGATTCATCTCCACGTAAGGTTGTACAATCCTTCCACCCATTACAAGTTCTGCCCTTTCCTCCTCCCTCTCCTTCTATTGCTGTTCTGTGAGCGGTACCAAAACCACTTGGAGACGAATATATAACTCCATCGTGTTCTATGCCATCTTTCTCTTCATTGTATTTCCCTTCCCACACACGTTCATTGTGTTTTTTATATCTTTTTGCTGTAATACGATGACTGACCAAATCACCATCTTCCAAACATTCACGCATCTTACGGTTGGGCATATCACGTTTGGTATGTGCTTTTGAATCATGATAGACCTCATCATCATCATCAACCTGGATGGGAGCAGGTTCTACAATGAGACTGGGTGTATCGCACTGGGCATTGACATATGCGAGTTCAGCTTTGTGTATGGCATTGACATCGGCGAGTTCAGCTTTGTGTATGGCATTGACATCGGCGAGTTCAGCCCTGTGTCTGGCATTGACATCGGCGTGTTCAGCCCTGTGTCTGGCATTGACATCGGCGAGTTCAGCCCTGTGTCTGGCATTGACATCGGTGAGTTCAACCCTGTGTCTGGCATTGACATCGGCGAGTTCAGCCTTGTGACTGAGATTGATAGTCATCGCAATCTTGTGATAATTTATTTAATGTGTTTTGAGAGAGTTTTGGGGGTTTTATTCATCTACCTAACGTTTTCGCAAAGTATTTCAATTTTTACAATAAAAACACAATAAGTAATAATTTACAATATAATGCTTTTCATTCTATAATTAATACATCATCCGTAATGGGTAGAACAGTTAATGCGAAATTTGAAATACACCCAGGACAGGCGTGATTCGCATCCTCTCTTGCAAATCCATTGTTATTAAACCAACATCCGTTACATATCCTATGTGATTTAAACCCATTCACTCGTATACATCGTCTTGGTATTAACATTTCTTTAACGGGATAGGTGGTCATACATTTACAACATTGGACGTTGAACGACATATAAAGCGTTTGGATTGTTATACCTAACGCACAATAAGTCTTTAAATTTGTATAATAAAAAATTATATATTATAACTCTGTATTATATCTCTACCTGCTACTACGCAACCACCTTCCTGATTTAATTGGTTTGATTGGTTTTCTGGTGCTGATATCCTTCTCCCAATCATCGTCGGATTGAGTCATGTCTAATCGGAACGAATCGACTACATCCTCAAATAGAATGTCAGACTCAACGCAAGTCCCAGCCAAAGCATACAACCAGTCTTTATCAGATGCTTCCTCAATATAAGGATAATTGCTATCATTGATAAACTCATTCCCATTCTTTACCCATTTGATGAAGTTAGAGTCTTTGGTGTTGAACTCACTAACAACCTCGTAATAGTTGACTACAACCGAAGTATCTAGCTCGTCAGATTCAGCCTCATCCTCCGGACACTCGTCAACAACATCATCGTCTGTATCCTCATATTCTTCCTCTGTATCCTCGTCTGTATCCTCATATTCTTCCTCTGTATCCTCGTCTGTATCCTCATATTCTTCCTCTGTATCCTCGTCAGCTTCAACATCTACAACCTCGTCGTAGTTCACGGATACATTAATGCCATTAAACCTCCCCATTCCATACAACATATTTCCACTTTCTACGTATTCGAGATAATCGACAAATTGTTCGAGGATATAATCCCCAATGCGATATAACTGTGGCAATAGTGAAGACCATGACGAAACCCCGTTGATTTTGCCTGGGTCATGGTGACACATAAAAGAAGACCATACTACAGCCATAATAGACCATGACAAGAACGCAGGATAGAATTGATGAAGAAACAATGCCACACACAATGCGCAGTTCAACTGGTTACTTGGGCGAATATCAATCGCACCATTGGCTCTACGAAAGATTACATTTTTATCATCTATCATCTCTATATTCCATACACCACCGGGTGACAACTTACTAGCAATGTCATAAGACTTATACAAGAATCTATCCTTAATATTCTTATCTACAACTATGCTTTCCTGCAAAAGACCAACATCACTGAAATCGGGTGTATCCTTGACCGGATTATGACACCAAATGTTGTGCCCGGTGATAGGGGAGATGGGTTCGGACGTAAAGAGGGATTCGGGCATGGTAAACATAATAACTGTGGGGTATGTTATATAATGTAATATGAAAAAAGGGTTTCAATTTTTATGTTTATTGGGGTTTGTATTTTATGTTTTATTTCTAATGTCCTTCATCTTGCTAACCTCCTATCCGACCATTTCGCAAATACCAGCAAACCATGCGCAAAACCAAATGACGTCAAAACAATGCCCACTATCACCACTGACATTTCCAATAAACCGCGTGCGTTTGTCATCGCCGAATCGCCATTCAACCACAAATCAGCCACATCTTCCTTCAAAATTCTCATCTCTGCCTTCAAATCTGTCACCTCTATATTCAATGCGACCATCTTGTTCACAATATCTTCGTGCGAAGGAATATGAATCGGTTCGTTGGTGTTTGTATCCTCATTTGTCACACATTTGATTTTGTCGGTTGTTTTCGTGGTTAGTAGAGAATACATTATAATAAGCAGGTTTAATAAATATGATTAACATAAAAAAAAATCAATTTTAAATTTTTTATTAGTGTTCACACGGAATTATTTTATCGGTGTATACACATATTCATAGTGAACGATTTCGCAGGTACAATCGAAACACAGAAACATGTTTATGTCACTCAATTCAATATTTTTTACCTTGTGAGTATTTCGGCTGTGAAATCGTATGTGATGAAATGGATTAAACCCACACTTACCGAAGAATCCTACAGTTGTCTCTACGACAATAGGACTGTCTACGCTTCCATTTTCGACCATTTGAATGGTATCTCTTGCAACAAATTCATCACGTAGTTTTTCATCGGCACGCCATAACATAGACTCGTCTGTCATTGAAATAAACGCTTTACAATCACGTTCATTGAAACATTTCACCAATTCCTTCAAACTGTTTTTAAGGACATTTTTATAAGCAAGTTCGAATTTCACAATCTTTGGATGGTTGTAAATGTCACGATACAATTGATGTCGCATCATGAACAGATTGAACACATCGTTCTTAATTCGGTCACTGAACGACCAATAAGTCCCAAAAGAACCCTTTGTATCGTCTACATAACCGACAACAATGGACGAATTTGTAATAATCCGTTCTACACTAACATCAGAACCCAGACCGAATACCAGACAGTCACGAGCAATATAATCCATCTTGTCAATGTCCACACCATTAACCTCATTGTTCACAAATTGGAAGCGGAAGTCGTGATGATGAGTCCTAGGTGGATTGATAATGTTACAAATATAATCTATACCTTCATTTGAAATCTTAATGTCTTCAGTCACGACCATGTATCGGAACAATTCTTGTGACCGTTGTTCGTGAGTTGTCCAATCTGTATTCGTAATTAAACCATCTTGTTTCATAAGGTCCTCTATCAAATCATCAAATGTGTGTGAAGCAGGACCATGACCCAGGTCGTGTATAAGTCCCCCCAAACAAATCCATTCGTATTCATCTTCTGTAATGCGAGGTTTATCACCGGTTGCCATAATTTCTGTCATTTCAGTTGGTGTAAGTGGGCGGTCGCCACCCAAAACAAGATGCCCCTGACGAATAAGATTATCCAGAAGTTTATGCCCTAGACCGTATACGCCTATTTGATGATTTAAACGTGTATGTGTTGCTGTAGGGAACACACGATACGCCATAGATGTTTGCTTGATATTTGCCATTCGCTGATACATCGGCGTATCTACAATAGAAATTGCCAAGTCAGTCGTGCGAATGTCCCCCCAAAGCGTGTCGTAAATTATTTTCATTTGTGTTTTGTGTTGTTTTACTTCTTTAATAATATTTAAAAAAGTAATCAATTTTTACATATTTTGATAAGAAGGTTTAATATGTGTGTTATTAGTTGCGAGTTTATGTGAATATTACGACACTACCAAGGTTAAGTGCTGTACCATTGAATTTCCAATGAATTATCCCATTCCCAGTTATGTTGTTATCACGGTCTAATGAAAACTTAGACTGACCAGATGTCCAACTCGCATTTTGTTCATTACTACCACGGTCAATCCCATCGAAACCATATGTTGCACACGCAAACCCATAACCGGAAAAAGAGTTGAAATTATCTGAACCGGGAGAGTTAGAACCCCGAGTAGTCTTGAAAGTCGGTTTAGTGTGAACGTGCAACGGTGTTACCCACACGCCATCATACTTCACTTGAACATCAAATGAGTGAGATTGGCGGAAGTCAGCACTATAATCGTCATTGGTTAGTGATGTGTTCATACTATCATCCTCATAATTAAACACCAAACCCCGCCATTCTGTTGGTGTCACTACTTTTAATGAACCTATTCCATTTAGTCTAAACTCTGCTGTCATTGTATAATTATTATATATAAACATTATTATTTATTAAAACGCACATCAATTATAAATAACACATTACATAACTAGACTGTTTATTTCTTCTTCGGGTTAATATTCTTCTTCTTCGTAATTTTAATTTTCTTTGCTTCCCCACATTGAACATTCTCTCGGTAATTCTTGTATGTCTTGTAATCTTTATCTAAAACGTCCAATTCAGACAACCACAATTCCTCTAAACTTGTATTTCTTAATTGTTCCAATTCAAATACGGCATTTTCTTTATCCTTCATAATTATAGCAACCTTTTCATCAGTTACCGAATCCATAGGCATTTTAATAAGATACTTAAAATCTCCATCTACTACATCGAATTTACGCTCAGTTAGTAACTCGGTAACTACATTTGCTTTCTTGTTCCTCAAATCTACAATTCTGTCCAATGTCTCTTGAATATACCGAGCCTTATTTGACAACTTCACCAACTTATTCTCCAACAAGTTAATCAAGTAATCTTTGCGTGTTCTATACATACTCAATCTAACGTCATAGAAATCCCCTATAATCTCCTCAATTGTATTATACTTGTGTAGTTTTCTGTCAGCATCAAACATATGCATGTTTGTGCTGCTAATACTGGTAGTAAGTTTCAACAACTTCTCCACACCATTAATGCCCGTAACATCATCTCGTGAATTTTCAAGTTCCTCCAGTTTTCCCTTCGGGAATGTAACCGTAAAGTTAACGGTAACCTCTGTGCTGATGGAAATAAAATCACGAATACTTGGCGATACCTTCTTACCCTTCTTTGAAGTGCCACCGTCCATTAGTCCTTCCAAGAAACTTGTATAAGGGATAGTCCAAGTCCCGACAGGAAGTTCAGTGATGCATATTATATCAGTTCCTACCGTCTCATAAACACCCTTTGCCAAATACTTGTGCTTCTCAAGTTTCGTAATTGTTCCATTAAATCCCTCGTAATATGGTGCGAACTCTTTTGTATATTCCTGCTTACTCAACCTGGCACGGAGACAATCAATTAATTGAGCAGGGTTGTAAGATGGGATGTTACATGAGAAGCCAGTTCCAATGCCCGAGATACCATTTACAAGAGCAAAGGGAATGATAGGGACGTAATACTCTGGCTCGACCAGAGTTCCATCATCGTCCATGTATGCCAAAACCGCATCATCTGCGTCAGGAAAGATGGACCTGGTTATACGATTGAGTAGGGTGAAGATATACCTCTCACTTGCCGAATCATCGCCCCCGTGTAGTCTTGTCCCAAACTGCCCGTTGGGCTCGAGAAGATTGATGTTATTTGACCCGACAAATATTTGTGCCATATTTACAATAGCACCGTTGAGGGACGCTTCGCCGTGATGATACGCACTGTGCTCCGAAACATAACCGCTAAACTGGGCTACCTTAATCTCTGTCGTTAGGTTGCGCTTAAACGCCGAAAACAGAATCTTACGAAGCGAGATCTTGAGACCATCAATCATATTGGGAATCGACCTTGCACAATCGTATGTGCTGAAATGAATCATCTCATTGTCGATAAACTCCTCGTATTTTACGCTTGAACGTGACGTATCTAAATATGAATTCTTATCATATGCCTCAAGCCAACCCTTGCGGTCGTTGGCACGTTTCTTGTTGAAAATCTTGTCGATTATGTCATCACTTTTTGCGCCAGTATATACAAAATCTACAACCTTCTTATTTGCGAAATACTCCTTGAACTCTGATGACGTCGAAGTACCAAGTCCCTTAAAATACTTAATTGTCCACGTTGTGATGGCAGGTCCAATTTGTTCCTTCCAAATGTCATACTCACCTTCATTATAGAATACCTTTGTCTGTGAACCCTTGCGAGCACGGAGAATTGGTGTGTTCATGAATGACAGGAAACCTGGGATGCGAATCAACGACGACCACTCACTATGGAAGAGATTGATACAAAGTCCCTTAATATGTGAACCATCTGTATCCTGATCACACAAAATCATAATCTTACTATAACGGAGACTGTTTGTTACATCTGCCATTGACTCATATACCCGGTCGTTTTCCAGTCCAAGGATCTTCTTAAGGTCCGTGATTTCCTTATTCTCAGCAATCTTAGTTACGGCCTCTCCACGCACATTGAGAAGTTTGCCTTTGAGAGGATAGATTCCAATGGTGTTTCGGTCGTCACTTGAAAGTCCAGATACAATACCCGATAACGCACTCAACCCCTCACAAAGAATTAATACACATTCACTTGAACGAGCAGTTCCACTCCAGTTAGCATCGATAAGATTTGGGATTCCACGAATAGACTTGGTCTTCGAACCATCTGTCTTCTTTGCTACCGCCTTATTTTGTTTTGCCTCCATTAGAGAGCACGCCACATCCATCACTCCCATCTTGGCAATCTTATCAACGAAATTATCACTTACAGAGCAAGAAGAACCAAACTTGGCTGCGGGGGTGTTCATGTAATCCTTGGTTTGACTGTCAAATGCTGGATTCTCAATATCACATCTTACAAACAGAATTAATTGCTCCTTGATTGCGTTCTGGTTCACTGTAATCTTTTTCTTCTTCTCGATATATGCCACCAACTTACGAGTAATTTGACCTATAATATAATCAACGTGTTTTCCTCCTTTAAATGTGCAGATGCCATTTACAAATGAAATCGCAGTGAATTCGTGAGTAGGAGACAATGAGACAGCATACTCCCATCTATCGTCAGGTGCTTCGTATACACGAGCCCCCTCACCTACTCCGCCACTCTTTGGGCCGATATACATGTCGATGTATTGCTGAAAGTTCTTAACTGGAGCAGGCACATCATTATAATTCACCTTCACCTTCTTTGCTGAATGGTCGGTAACGGCAGCAATGTCAAAAGTCCTTTTCTTAAGAAGAGCATACATATCAGATGTCATTCCACTCGGCATCCCAAACCTAGCATAATCGGGTTTGAATGTAATGCGCGTAAATGGCTTCTGACTCTTGTGCTTGGTAATAACTGGAGGACAAATCGTATCCAAATTGTCTTTGAATTCCTGCACATATTTTAGGCCACGAATATGGTCTATCGTCTCTACCTTTCCATATGTCGACCAAATCAATACTAACTTGAATCCAAATCCATTCTTCCCCCCTACGATGCGTTTCTCCTCTTTGTTGTAATTCGTAGATGTCCTCAAATGACCGAAAATCATCTCAGGAATCCACAAATCATACTCGGGGTGTTTGGCTACGTCAATTCCGTTACCATCATTCTCCATAATAATCGTTCCGTCTTCTGTTACATGAATTGAGATGTCAGTAACGAACTTCTTGTCAAGGAGAGGCGAATGAATCATACGAACTACATGATCTCGGCAATTTACAATGCCCTCGTCAAATAACTTATACAACCCAGGCACATATTCTATATTTTTTAACACAACCTTCGAGTTGACATCGTCGTAGACCCACATGGCAGCATCGACATTCTCTACTGACCCGATATACGTGTCAGGATTGTCAAGAATGTGCTCCTTGTCGGTCTTACGCTGATATTGGGTTGCTAGGTCAGTGCTCATTGTTCTGGATATAAAGTGTGTGTTTATTGGTTTATATGGTTTTTTATAATTCACTTCAATTTTTGTATAGGGGGGTCTTGTAATTATTTACAACGAACGATTATCGCATTATTTTGTTTATAAAAATTGATTTAGATATATTTTTATTTAATTATAAATACAAACAACTGAAAATGGTTAGCATTGAATTTGGAAACAGACAGTCATCAGTTATTAAATACATAGATTTGTGTTCAGGTATTGGAGGTTTTCGTGTAGCAATTAACAACATTTCTAGCCCGCAAAATATATTTGAATGTGTACTGTCAGCCGATATTAAACAAGACGCAATTGATACTTATAATAAGAACTTCGGCGAAGATAATAAAAAGGTTGATATAAACGATTTGAAACCCGATGAAATCCCCAGTTTTGATTTGTTGTGTGCAGGATTCCCATGTCAACCTTTCAGTTCAGCTGGTCAGAAACAGGGGTTTTCGGATAAAAGAGGTGGAATCATATTTAAAATCATAGACATTTGTAAGCACCATAAACCCAAACACATTATTTTGGAAAATGTGTATAATTTGATGACACTCGAAAATGGTAAGTGTATACAGAAGATTAAACAATTGTTTGAGGAACTTGGGTATTTTGTTAATTTTAAAAAATACAATTCTAATGAATTTGGTTGTCCTCAATCACGAGAACGGGTTTATATCATGTGTAGTCTGGTTAAACAGATTAACTTTGATTCGGTTCAATTTGTTGAGAAAACATGTTTGCGAGATATTATTGAAACCAATGTGACGACTAGTAAACTAAATCCAGCGTTTGTTGATAAATTAATTGACCTGCATAAAATCAATTCTATATATGGATGTAAAATCGGCGACAAAAGGGGAGGGAAGAGCAATATTCATTCGTGGGACATTGGGTATAATGGTACGGTAAGTGTAAATGAACGCAAATTGATGAAACACATTATGTTAGAACGCCGTAAGAAACACTGGGCGGAGGCGAAACAAATCGCATGGATGGACGGTATGCCTCTTACATTTAAAGAAATTTCTACATTTTATAAGGATGATAATTTACAATCAATGTTAGATAATTTGATTGCTCATAAGTATTTAAGGTTGGAAAAGTGCAAAGACCTTGTCAATGGTAAGCGAGTTTATAAGACCGACAGTGAAGAAGGATACAACATTTGTAAAGGAAAACTTAGTTTCCCCATTAGTAAAATTTTAGACCCAGATGACGTTTCGCCTACATTAACAGCAACAGATTCTAATAAATTGGCGGTTATTATTAATGATTCTATCATCAGAACACTTACATCTAATGAGATGAAAAAAATATGCGGATTTCCATCATCTTATATTATACCCGAACACGTGAATTATTGCGACCTATTTGGTAATATGGCTACGCCACCTGTTATTGAGGCATTGCTACGACTTATATATTAAGTTCTGACCGTTGTTCTCGAATGGAACGCAGATTATTTTGTTTATCAATATCCGGCTCTTTGTACCAGGAACTGCCAATCAATGCTTCTATCATGTCAAGAAACTTGGTCGGAGTTCTCAATTCTCTCCCTTCTAACGATGTCCATTGATTCTTTGTAGCAGGACGAATATTAACGCCTTTGCCACCACCAATATTTATAGGCTTCTTACCACCATACGCACAGCATAAATCCCACACAGACAACGACCAAAATTGCATTACCTCCGCCTCGTTATTTTTTAAAGTATATTCAAAAACAATATACTTCGTCTTGTATAATTTTCTATTTACACCTCCTGGTCTCGCTAGTGAACTTACGTATCCAGTTATACTACCAATGTCGAACCCAGGAGTACCCATAAATGTTTTCTGTTCCAATTCGAAGGTTCTATCACGATTCCAATAGTCAGGCGAATCCTGTTTGGGCCCCTCTTCCAAAGTAGGAACACTCTTTTTCAAGTGAGGGTATATTACCGACTCCATCACATCGCCTACTATGTTGCAATTTGAGAACGTCGATGCGTTCATACTTCCGTCAGCAAACACAATAGAATATGACAGAGTTATTTTTGCACCGACAATCGACTGACAAGTCGCAATGATTAGTTGTGTGTCGGGATCTTCCATTTAATGTGTGGATTTGATTTATTTATACAAACATACCAAAAACTACCAAATATTCAATTTTTATAATATTAACACGATTTAGGTAAAAAATGTATTCATATTATAATATTATAATATCATGTCCGAAACAAATCTCGTATTCGATTGTGCCAATAATACTAATAAACAAAAACGTTCATCTAAGTGTGCAATGGTATTCTCACAAAAAGGCACAAAACGCATGAACACCTCCACAAATGTTACACAAGTTAGTAAGGCTATGCGTTATGCTGAGTATTTGCGAATGCGCGGGAATACTGACTTCGTGAATAACAATGGTTAACATTTAGTCGTGTTTTAAATTCTCTGAAGTGTATATAATGAAGAGACCCGTTAGAAGCACAGATGGTATGTTCCATATTAAAGGTAAGAAATACCCCGAGTTATTCGGTTCAAGAACCCAGGTTTTCAGAGGAAATGCGTATAAAACCAGTGGTGGGTTAATTTCCGACAAGTTAATCATGAACAAGCACGGACGCATTGTTTCCGCAGCCAAGCACAAGACTGCCAAAAAGGAAAAACGTTTAGAGAAGGCAGGATTCTTTGCACAAAAGGGCAAATTCGGGTATGTCAAACGTGACACTCGCAAGAACCGCAAATCTACCAAGAAAAAGTAGATTTTTTAAACCATAATAAATATACAAATATTATGGTTTATTTACACGCTTTGTTATATTAATACTCGTCGTTAAAACGATACTTTAGACAAAATTGAATTATGATCACATTTTTCATCAACCTGTTATAAACACATCATGTCATCTCAACTCATCAATCTAGTAAATTCGATCCCCAATCGTGACTGGGATTGGGAGATGTTATCATATAACCCCAACATCTCAATGAAGGATATCATGGAAAACCCGGATAAACCATGGGTTTGGTGGGAAATATCACGAAATCCCAACATCACCATGGATTTTATATCGGCAAATCCCGATAAACCGTTTAATTGGTATTTAATATCAATAAATTCCAACATCACTATGGATATTATTTTGGCAAATCCCAATAAACCGTGGGATTGGACTGGTATATCACTAAATCCCAACATCACCATGGATATTATTTTGGCAAATCCCGATAAACCATGGGATTGGGACGGTTTATCACAAAATCCCGGTAAACCGTGGGATTTCACTGATATTACTGGTGTATCAATGAATCCCAATATTACAATGGAGGATGTGCTGTCAAATCCAGATAAACAGTGGGATTGGTATTTCGTATCAAAAAACTCCAATATTACATTGGACCACGTTCTATCAAACCCAACTAAACCGTGGGATTGGGTCGGTTTATCAGGAAACCCCAATTTTACAATGGACATCGCTGTCGCATACCCAGATATGCCCTGGAATTGGGGTAAGTTGTTTCATGGACCAATACCAACCATTACAATCATACCGAATACAGATAAACCATGTGATTGGCATAATATATCCTTAATGCAACTTGGTCACTGGGCTACCGAGCATTATTACGAGGGTCGTCGTAACAAGACCATTGCACAAACGAAGGTATTCGGGGAGGAATTGATTGCCGTGTGGGTTCGTGAACAAACAGTTACACAAATGAAGGTATTCTGGGAAGAGTTGATTGCCGTGACGTGGCATCCCAAGGGGGCGATGTTCAAGTATTTCCTGGAGGAACACAGTATGGATTTTGCGGATGACGATGATGTCTAATGTTGAGGGAGTGAAAGATGATGTAAAAAATTATTTATTTATTTTCTAATACAAATTTAGAACACACAATATGTCGTCTCTGCTAATCGATCCAGTCAATGAATTGCCCGATAAGGATTGTGGTCGTGGTTACAATGATACCGTGCAATATTACGCAGGTCGTCGTGACCAGACCATTGCACAAACGAAAGTGTTTAGGGAGGAATTGATTACTAAGGCATGGCATCCTAGTGTATGGCATCCTAGTGGGCTATGTTTAAATATTCTTTGGACGACACTGATGTGTAGAAAATTTTATGCTTTGATTAAATGCCTAAATAGAATATTCGTCTGCATAAGGAAAAAGTGAATCTGGATTCTTTGCACAAAAGGGCAATTCTGGTATGTCAAACGTGGCACTCATAAGAACCGCTAATCCACCAATAAAAAGTATATTTTTAAAACATATTATTGAAATCCAAGCGTAATATTTTTTATTTATTAAAACATTATTTTTTGGTTTTTCTCCCTTCGTTATATTGATTACAACAACCACAATGATCTTCATTCGTAAGATCAACCTTTCGGTTTTGATGTTTATCAATATTATGTTGCCATCTGCCTAGGGGCTTGGGTTGCTCCTTATATTTTAAGAAGTTTATGATAACGTTTAGGATTCCCAGTCTGTTTGGTTTAATTGTAGTCATTTGAGGTTTATTCACTGTTTATTATTGTATATATGAAATTCAATTTTATAAAAATTTTATGCTTTGAAACTGGTTCAAAATATAATATGTGACTGCATAAGGAAAAAAGTGAATATGGATAAAATGCATAAGTATTTAAAGTTTTAGGTTGTTATATTACATAAGATGACAAATATTAAACAAATCGATTATTCAAACACTATATTTTACAAAATTCAATGCAAAGACCTGAGTGTAACTGACTTGTATATTGGACATACAACTGATTTTGTGAAACGAAAAAGCACTCATAAGAGCAGTTGTTATAATAAAAATAATATGGCTTACTCTAGTAAAGTCTATAAGGTTATACGCAACAATAATGGGTGGGACAACTGGAATATGGAAATAATATCGTTTAGAAATTGTGATGGACTGGCTTCTGCAAAGAAAATAGAACAACAATATTTCGAAGAATACAAGGCAACGATGAACAGCATAGAACCATCACCAAAACCCAAGACGAAATGTATGACCGAGACAAAAACCTACAATAATCGTATGAAATATACTTGTGTTATAACAAACAACATCAAGCGTTTTGTGTGCGACGATTGTCACTTTAGTTGCTATAAAAAAGGAGATTATGCACGTCACATAATGACCGCAAAACATAAATTGCTAGTGAACGAAAATGCCAATGTTGCTAACGAAAAAAATCGTGTAAATAATTACCGGCGTGAATGCAAATGTGGAAAAATATACAAACACAGTGCGAGTTTGTCGAGACACAAACTAACATGTAACGCAACCGGGAATATAAACAATGACGACCCGCAAACTGCTTCGGGAAATATAGATCCATCCAACAATCCAAAGGAATCATTAATTCCCGCATTAATCACACAAAACAAAGAACTTATGAATTTATTGACATCACAACAACAAGAAACCAAGTGTCTTCTTGAAACTATTAAAGAACAATCGGCAACTATTCAAGAACAATCTGCAACTATGCAACAGACGATTAAGGATATTATTCCAAAGATAGGAAATAATAATAATAATACCACCAATAACAATAAGTTTAATCTTCAGGTCTTTCTGAACGAGGACTGTAAGGACGCAATCAACTTTTCAGAATTCATAGAAAATATGCAAGTTACTGTGGAAGACCTAGAGAACCAAGCACAACTTGGTTATGTAGGAGGCATTTCCAAGTTATTTCTAGAGAACATGAAAGAGTTGGGTGTTAATAAGAGACCTCTTCATTGTACCGATAAGAAAAGAAATACCATATATATTAAGGAAAACAATGAATGGGACAAGGAAGGTTCTCAAGAGCAACTCTTACATGGAATAAAAGTAATAACGGGAAGGGCCAATCAAACTCTTTGTGATATGAAAGAAGACAATCCAATAGAATACTCAGATATAGATTCCCCATTTTCTACTCGGTGTGAAGATATCCAACGAAGTTTGCTTCCGGGATATCCAAGAGAGACGACATTAGGAAAAGTGATTGATTCTATATCTATAAGTTCTACAATAGAACGATAACTTTTGCATAAATGAATATATAAAATATTTAAAATTGAATATTTTATATCATTAATCTTTAATAACCAAACAACGAATGTGGATTGACTCAAACAAAATTTTCGGGGCGTGTGGTTTATTTTCTCTTCACGCAGGAAGTACTATAACATTTGGTGGTGAACAAACCACGGTGTTTACAGGCAATGTTGGGTTGTCGCCTGGAACATCTGTAACCGGACATTACTCCATAAATGAAGGACAATTGCTTATAAACGACGCTACGTCATCCGAATGTCAACATGACAAGTTACGAGCTTATAATACTATAAACTCGATTGAATGCCCGAACGAGAATAAATCGGCAAACGCGGATTTGTCCGGACAAACGATATATAAAGGAGTATATTGTGCCAACACAATTACAACGGGAGCATCGTCAGTTGTTACATTGGATGCCGAAGGAGATGTAGACGCTGAGTGGATTTTTCAAGTTCACACAACGTTAACCACAGGTGCGTCCACAAAGTTTAATTTAGTAAACGGTGCGTCGCCCAACAACATATATTGGAATATAGGAACAAGTGCTACTTTGGGTGCGTTAACAAATTTAGTAGGAAATACAATAGCAGGTGCATCGGTAACTGTAAACACAGGAACTACCGTTCAGGGTCGTATACTTGTAAGTGCTGCAATTACATTTGCTAGCGGAAGTGATATTTATTTATCAATTCCCAATACGCAATCACCAACGACATCGCCAACCGGTAATCCTACCAATGCTCCAACTACCTCACCAAGTAGCAATCCAACTAGCAATCCAACTACCTCACCAAGTAGCAATCCAACTACCTCACCAAGTAGCAATCCGTCCTCAATGTCGCACGCTCCATCAGGTGCTCCTTATGGTTATCCAACGGCTATCCCGAGTTCAGAACCATCGTCGACACCGTCGTGCATCCATGTTCCTGAAGGTTATACATTGGTCGTTGAAGTGAAAGTTGCTTTAACCGGCGTTACAGTTACCGAGTTCGAGTCTTTAATTACAGAGTTCCAAACTTCGTTGGAAGAGTATTACAATGTCGAAGAAGTTATCGTGACGAGTGTTGCTGGTGTGGGGAGAAGGCTACTACACGAGCTTGTAATTGACTATAACATCGTCACGACGGGAGGAACTGAGGCGGCGAGTGTTGCTGATTTGACCAAGTCAATCGACGGAGGAAACGCAATTATATCAGCGGTTAAGGAAGCAGGGGTGAAAGTAGTAGACAAGGAACTAATAATCGTAGTTGAGGTGAAGGATGTTGAAAAGACTTTGTTCGATGAAGCTGCGATTTTGGCGATTAAGGAGAAAGTGAGAGAAACCCCAACTACCTCACCTACTAGTAATCCAACTTCCTCACCTACTAGTAATCCAACTTCCTCACCTACTAGTAATCCAACTTCCTCACCTACTAGTAATCCAACTTCCTCACCTACTAGTTGGATTGATAATTGGATTGATAATAATCCTACAGATCCACTTACCATTGGTCCAACTGCCTCACCTACGTATCTACCTACCAGTGCTCCAACTACCTCGCCAACTAGTAATCCAACTACCTCATCTACCATTGGTCCAACTACCTCGCCAACTAGTAATCCAACTACCTCATCTACCATTGGTCCAACTGCCTCACCTACGTATCTACCTACCAGTGCTCCAACTACCTCGCCAACTAGTAATCCAACTACCTCATCTACCAGTGCTCCAACTACCTCATCTACCGGTGCTCCAACAGACGTTCCCAATGGTGACCCAAAATATGCGGATGATGATCATGGTAAATCTCCCACCAATGCGAATACGAATGATCCCACCAATACGAATGCGAATACGAATGGTCCAACCAATGCGAATACGAATGGTCCAACCAATGCGAATACGAATGGTCCAACCAATGCGAATACGAATGCTCCCACCAATTCTGATACTAAGCCATCGCAATCAACTAATGGAATCCTCAAAGTGAACAACTTTATAATAATAATGATTGTTATAATAGGAATACCATTGTTTTGTTGGTATTTACAAACAGAATAACACGCAATTAACGGTCATAGACTATGAATAATTCAATCCGATGTGCGGATTGAATTATTCGTTGGTTTAAATGGAAACATTATGTTTGGTAAACCAAATGCTCATTATTGACAATTTGTCGTCATTGATGTAAGGTTTAAGCGATTCAATTATATAATTATCGAAATATGATTTATGTACTATATAAGCATTGGTCAAACCACCAACATTTTCATTTTTCAAGTGGTTATAATAGAATACATATGCGTCATAAATAGTTTTATCACCCTCCATGTTTAATGTATTATAAGAGGTCTTAAATGAATCCATTATGTCGTCAATCTGTGAACCCTTATCCCAAAGTGAACATTTATACTCGTGAACATATTTTTCATTTTCTATACAAACGTCTGGGAAAAAGTGCTCTATAATGTCTAGAGTCTGTTGGTCGTTAAGTCCAAACAACTGTTCGCCTGAATTCTTATTCCATGTCTTAAACAGATTACGTATTTCCTCTAACTCTAAAAATGATTCATTTGCGTCTTCTACCATAGTATCGTTCCAGAAATCAACGAATGTCCGTGCCGAAGGTAAGAAACGACTGAAAACATTTACAAATTCATCAGTTTCCTTCATATAATTGGGTTCTATTAGACATGTCAGCGTATCTTTAAAAGTGGTCTGATACATAATAGATGGTAAATTAGCATTAATTAGATAATGATTCCATAGATACTGCATGTCCTTCCATTTTATAACAAGTGGTTTTATTGAAACATTATTTGTTTCAATAGAGTTATCCATAGTTAAGTAATCTGAAATAAAATCAGCGACAATATTTTCCTTAGTTTTGTCTTTAAGATATAACACATTGTTAGAAAACTTATCATCCGAATTGTTGTGCAAAAACTGTTCGGATCCTCCAAACCGTGTAGAATAATGGGTTGCTACACAGAGTAGATTCATACCCACATCACCTAAAATGCGTTTCCATACATTTTCATATTTGATTGTTTCGTGAATGTTGATTACACGACATGTGAAATAATCGTGGTCTTCGTGATATTTCAACTTAAGAGTGTTGACAGCGTTTACGCCGAGATTACTCTGACAAAAATTATTAAGTTCTCTTATAAATGTATTCGAATATAGTGGAATGAGATGAATCAGTCCAGAATTTTTTTTTATAATATTATCACCTACTACAGTTAAGAAGTATTTGGCAGCGTCTTTAGAACTAAATATGGCGGGATATAATCTAGAAATTACATCTTGTATAGTAGAAGACTCGGGAACAGAATTATAGATAGGGTTTCCTTTAATAATTTTCATCAAGGAAACCTTCGTCTTATATTTCCAATTTAATAGATTTCGTTGACTGGTAATAGTGGTCAATATATTATGTAATATATAATCCTCGCTACACATTTTATAATCATTCCCATCATATTTATAAAATCTCTCAGTTGCCGATACATAGTAATATTTATGGGTATTCAAGTAACTGTTTATAAATGATGTAAATTCATTATTAAGCTCAGCTGTCCTATTAATTCGTGAAATATTAGTGTCTTGAATGCCCTTCATAATAGTGGGAAGATTATTGCTTATATACGAGTGTAGTCTTGAATGCATATATTTGTCAGATGCGTATAAGTCGTTTAACTTTTGCAAAGTCATGATAGAAGAGGATATGTCAAGTTTATTTTCCATGTTATGTAAAAAGTAAAATATATCTATATATTACTTTTTGTTAGATGTATTTATTTAGATACTGACTGCACTTGCGTGTTTTTCCTTGTCATCTGTGTATAAATCACTTGCGTCTACCATAGATTCTTTGATATAATTAACGATTGCGAGTTGTGAACTTAACAACTGTGTTCTTGACATGTAACAAAACCAATTATATTTGTTTCTTTTCAACATTTCATCTACAGGTATGTATACACCACAGCAAGATGAATGTAATGAAAGACGCTGTTCCTCCATCAAATCATCAATGACGATTTGTTTATTTTTGAGATTCTTAACACCAACCTTCTCACCGCCGATAAGGTTCAATTCGTTCTTATTAATTGCGTTAATGCACCAGTTGTTTACGTCACCGACCACTGTATGTTCACTAGAAAAAAGCGTTTTGGAATTGCGTGCAGTAAGATAATTAATTAACTTGTCTACAGTATCGTTGTTTTTGACACTTCCCATGAAATAAGGGTCGGGGACAAAAGATAAAGACTTACTTAAGCCTGTATTATTTTGAATGGTTCTGTTAACAATCTCAGTGACGAAAGCGCTATCATTGTCAGTGCCTTCATCATATATAGTTTTCAGATTAGAACTACAAACAAAAGAGTTAGGTACAATCATTCCCCCATATTTATTTAATAATGTAAGCATTCCAACCTCACGATACCTAGATTTAATGGGGTCAGGCATAGTTGTAATATCTACGCCCCAACCAGGTATTAGATTACTAAATGTATTATCATCAATAAGGCATATGTGAAAGTCACGACTGCAATGGTCAATAATAGACTGGATTGTCAGGTGCAGATAAGGCTGGTTCAAATCCATTGTATTACGAGAACCGAATGATTTCCAATTACGTGCATTTATTTCATAAATCGTGTGAATCCATATCTTAGGTTTATTAAACCCATATAATGGCGTTTCATTTAACAAATACTTTTGTATTAACTCATAATCATCATTGGTGCGTTCTGAGAAGTTTTGTTTGAATTGCTTGCCTACATAACTAGCAAGCATTACTAAACTTAATGTTAAAATGTAGTGCGGAGCATTTTTAATGGTGATCATAATATAATATTACACAGTATATTATTTTCATTATGCAGACCTAAAAATAAATATAGAACACAATGTTGTATTTAGATTCGTTATATTTTATAGATGAGTTGAACATAATATTATTATGCTTACATATTTGTCTAACGACGTTAGTAAATGACTTGTAACACATTTTACGTTTAATATAAAAACACTTCGAAGCATAATAACAATCCTCCAAGCTCTTGTAAAAATCAGTATGCAAACTATAATACATCATTTTCTTATATGCGTTTTGGTCTAACACATAGCATTTATCGCTCTTCAATGAGATTTTGTGGAGTAAATCAAATAGTGTTTTATTGTCAATTTTTTTTTTGAATAATTGGTTGTTGCTCATTGTATACTTAATCATAATATTATATAATGTTTCAACTAAACCCATTAGATAATATACACCCTGCTTTATTTTTTATTTTTGTCCGTTTCAATCTGCTTTATTTTTTCGAGGTAAAGAATGGCGTCCATATGCTCTTCTTGTGCGTGCTGTATCCACTCTAATAAACTTAAATCCGTCCTATCCATAGTTGTGCCATATTTATTCAATCCAAACTCAGCACGTTGTTTAAACTGACTGATAACCGAAAAAACAACGCTGTCAGTATTCTCGGTTGTTATATTAATCTCTGTGTCCGTCATGTAATAAAACATATAGTCAATGTTTATTACATTTTTTATCATATGTTATTCATATTCTAACGTTCATCTGTTTACACAACTCCCATAATTTCATTGGTAAATAAAGCAAGTTCAATTTGGTCTTCGTGTACCTTATTAAATATGGTAATATATCTACATATAAGAGGAACAATCTTATACTTCTCATCTTCAGACACATTCTCAGTTATCTTAATGAAAATGTAGAAGTAATCGAGGATATCAATAACCGAATATCCCTCATCGTGCATGGTATACAATAATTTGATTGCCGTGTCTACATTGTTCTTCCTAATTTGATTAAGATACATATCAAATCTGCTAAATGATATGTTTGAACATATTTGCTTGCATAACTCAATGTGAATTGGTTCAATATCTGTCGAACCGTAAATATATAACTTTTCTAGATTATTTATAACATTCCGTATATTGTTCTCCGAAATACACAATATATATTCTCTAGATTCTGTGTCGATATATATGTGCTCATTCTCAACAATCTTGTTTAATAAGTTGGATATCTGCGAACGGTCCAGAGAATGTATATGTAATATGTGCAATCTTGACTGTACACTTTCTATAATTTTTTGAATGCTTGAACATACCCCAATGAAATTCACATTGCCCGAGTGCTTGTCAATGTAATTACGAAAGACCTGTTGGCTGTGTTCGTTAATTGTATCCATATCATCAAGAATCACAAGTTTTTTCTTGCCGAATATAGAGCATTTCGATTTACAGAATGTCTTCATCTCGCTTCTGAAATAATTTATGCCCTGTTCTTTCAAATTGTTGATAAACATAATCTCAGTTTGTGGTAGAGGTTCATCTTTTGTAACTCCATAGTAATCACGAATTAAAGCATACAAGAAACTAGTTTTTCCTGAATTTGGTCCACCAATGAATAACAGATTCAGGTCATCGATTGATTTTAAAGCCTTTAACACAGAAGAAAAAGAATCATTCATGTAAAAATCATCGGTATAGTAAGGTTTATATTTAACAACGATAGATTGTTTCATTGTAAATACAACCCGAATTAACTTTATATATTATTCGGTTAAAAGGAAATATAAATAGAAAGGTGTATAACATTCATATTGATGACAACACACTACGAAATTCTGGGCGTAAACAACACAGCAAGTGATGATGAAATTAAAAAGGCATACCGTAAGATGTCATTGCAGTTTCATCCTGACCGAAATAAATCTCCTGAAGCGAGTGGACAATTCCAGAAGATTAACGATGCGAATGAGATTCTATCAGACCATAAAAAAAGAACTGTTTATGATATGGAGATGAAAGGGGGTAATCCATTTTCAGCATTTCAAGGAAACGGACCAGAATTTCAAGACATGAATGGGATATTCAATGCGTTTTTTGGAGGTATGCCTGGTATGCCTGGTATGCCTGGTATGCAATCGGGTATACCAAATGTAAGAGTATTTAATGGAAACAGACAGGGTGGATTCGCTCAAAATTTAAATAAACCCCCACCAATCATTAAAAACATTGCGTTAACACTAGAACAAGCGTATCAGGGTGGAAGTCACCCAATTTCTTTATCAAAATGGATATTGGTAAATGGCCGAGAAACTGAAGAAAAACAAACTGTATATATAACTGTGCCACCAGGCATCGATGAAAACGAAATGATTATTCTCCGTGAACACGGACATCAACTCAGTGAAACTGTAAAGGGTGATGTAAAAATTACCATTAAAATTGAGAACAATACAGAATTCAAACGCCAGGGACTCGACTTAATATATGAAAAGAATCTCACGTTAAAAGAGGCATTGTGTGGTTTTGTATTCGACATTAAACACATTAATAAAAAAGAGTTTTCGTTCAATAATAGCGTAAACCCAGCTACTATAAAACCAGGACAAAAAAAGGTAATACCTGAGTTGGGCATGATACGTGACAAACATGTGGGAAACTTAATCGTAAATTTCAATATAATATTTCCAGATAGATTGTCGGTGGAGCAAATCGTGAAATTAAAGGAAATTATGTAAATCGTTAGTGCATTGGCTGGTTTGAATTAATCAATTCTATTAATTGTAATTTATTTTTTGAACTATACTTTGTAATGCCAAGTTCTTTACACTTATTTGACAATTCTAATTTACTCATTTTTGAAGTATCCATTTTAGATATATAATATAAGGTTGAAATTGTATATTATATTATATTTACACATGTAAACCAATGTTGATGTAAATGAGAAAATGCGTTAGGGCGTACATAAGCAGTTTAAGCTGAAATACGCTTGGATGGAATATTAACGTCAATAAGATAAATAGAATTCTCGGTCATTACAATGTAGTCATTTCCTACCTTGAAAATCTTGGCAACTGGACTTGTATACTCGTCTTCACTCTTAACCAATAGTTTTTCTCCGTCCTCTTTTACACCGATAAGAGCAGTTTTCTCTAACGAAGCTGTCCAGTAATCAAGTAATATTGGCTTATCTTCAACAATTCCTAGTTTGGCTGCGTGTGCTAATGTATTTGCATCTGGTAAACGATATCCACTATTATCAATTATTCCACTCATTATAATAATAAATATCAATAAATGCTTTAAATAGTTTAATAACTAATTAGTAATAAAATTATTGTTATTATGTGGCATTTGAATATAAAAAATATATTATGTGTTATATCATAACATATGCGTAAATTAATAGACGAACAGAATGAGTATATTCAACAGTATATCAACGGAGTAATTAAATACATGGAATTCGCAACCAATGCGCCATTCATATTAAACAATGATAAAGCCACATTCGTTACATCGATTGGCTTTAGAGCAATCACACACATATGCCAGATGAATTACATACATACACGTGATGTAGACACGTCACATTACAGTATGCAAAAAGCATATCTATATTATTTAGAATATATGGAACAAGTGTCAAGTAGCAACATGACAACGGAGTTAAATCATACAGATGCAATTCTTTTCGTATACAGCAAGTCTCTGGTTAATTATTCAACCGATAAAATTAAGACAGAGACTGACAAAAATTCAATAGTAGACAATATGGCATCAATATCTAAAATCACTGAAACTATATTATGGTGGGACAATAATAAAATAATTAGAGAATCCTTATGTAGTAAATTATTGTGTAATCTGTGTTCTCTATCCATATATTTAAAAGATGATTTATTATGCGCTTTTATTGAATATGGTCAAAAACGCACAATGAACAATGATGAATACGCTGAATTCTTGGCGTGTACGATCAAACTTTTCCGTGAAAAAATAAAGACAAATTCCATTTTATCAGTCGTCCAATGGACGCAAAATATGATTGAGCACAATATTGACGAAATGAATAACATAACTATACAAAAATGGTGTCGCACAATAATGTAAATTTTAGGTTTTAACCCCCATTTGATAATATGTGTGTGTTCAGGTAATCATTGTCTAATGATATGGTGCGTTTCCTAATTTTGGTTCTCTTATCTTTGGTAATTATTTCACTACCCGGCATAAATATTTCAGGATACTCAGTTTCAAGCACATTTGTAATAAAATTATATATATGCGTTAAAATCTCTTCACTGCAATTTCCCACTATTAACACACTTCCCGTTCTGAATATCATAAATGATACGATGGTATATTTGTTGCTCGTAGTCAGTTCGGCCATACTCATAGTCATGTCTGTTGGGTCGATTGAACCTGTTTGTTTTATTGGGTCATCATCATTATTATAATAATATTTACATTTAACGCCTGGATAGCTACACGGGTCGAACGCCGCCTCTATATTATATTTGCTACTTCTAATTATATACTGCAGTTTGTCACGATTAATCGTGTAACCACACGTAAAATTGGAATTAATCAGAACATTTCCCGTTCCATTGGTATCTACAAATGTCAATGGATTGTTTACTAATGGTTGGAGCACGTCCAATATGTGAGTTTTAACCTCATCTAGAATGGTGCTATTCACAATGCCGGGAATCTCTAACTTACCTGTATTAAACACTTTCACGTGTATTTCTTTATATTTGCCACTGTGAATAAATCGCAGACATATGGCAAAGCAATTATAAAATGCGTTCTTTGGTTTTCCACGAGAGTTAATTATATCTTTACGAGATAACCCAACTGTTATTTTTCTCTCGTCTTTGAACTTTATTCTACGTGCTGTTGGATTGTCGATCTGTTTTATTATATTCTGGGTATAGTAACTAATACCCGTCAATTTGTCCATAATTATTTTGTGTTCATCGGGTGTATGGGATACAATTTTTATTTGTTTCTTGATTACTCCCGTTTCACTCGTTGAATATTCTAATATAGGTATTTTCCAAAATATATTGTAAATATCTATAGCCTGCGAAAGAAAGACCACCTTTGTTTGCGTTGATATATTCAATGCAGAACATTTAGGACTTTTCACGGTTATTGTATTGTTGTCGTTTCCTATATTTTCAATATGCTCATTTACTGCGTCGATTGGATTAGTTGGTTTATCGTCATTTATGCTTGAAATGTAAAGATCCCATTCTTGGTCTATATTTAATGTCATAATTAGTTCTATATAAAGAAGCCCTTTTTGTTTAAATGGTTTCAATTTTATTAGTTAGCAATTACGTTACACATTCTTTTTATAGTCAATTTTATAATATTACTAATAATTATATATAATGCCATACGAAGAGGTCGATTCAACTTACAAACGTTTACCTAGTGTCAAGACACCTACAAAACCCATTAATATACAAAATGGCGAATCTAACAATAATAAATTTAACACACATAGACACGATTTATTGTATGCACAATTTGACCCGGCACCATTCTCTAGCACCCCACCAAATGATTTTATGAACAATTTAAAGTTGCGAATCAAGACTTATAATTAATTCAATGAATAGCACAATTATGATGTGTAAATTTAACCATTTAATCGTATACTGTTTTAAATCTATGACAGAAATAGTTTAGCAAATCCAACGACTGCAGTTCACCGTTATGTAGTATTTCACTTACATTGTTAAAAAACGCATTTGTTAAACAAACCGGTTTATTTCGTATTACCATATTAAAATAAGTCAATATAATTGTTCGCTTGTCAATATTATATTGAATGCTTTTCTCGTGTATTAAATGAACTATTTTAACACTATCTACATTTGGGTCTATTAACATCTCATGTATTTTATCTAATGTCTCTCTATTTATTATTTTACCTTTCCAATCGTCCGTTTTTATATTTTGATTTAATTGAACGAAATTAATAATGCTTCGTATGTCGGAGTTATAAATTTGTTGAATGGTTGCTATGTCGTGGTCTGACAATTTTATATCTTCTTTGTCGGCAATATTCCTTATAAAATTCATTATCTTGTCTTTTGGTAACTGATTGAATCTCACACATATAAATTCATTTACTAGAGAACTATCTATTTTGCTAATATAATTACATATTAGACATATTTTCACATTTGATGGACACGACTGTAGCAATATTTTGAGTGCTTGTTGTGCGTTCTTTGTCATATAATCTACTTCATCCAAAATGACAAATTTGTGACCTTTTTCGAATAAATTATTAGAACTTACAAATGAGTGTATTTGATTGCGGATCGTATCTATACCACGCTCGTCTGACGCATTGAGGTGTATAATGTGTTGGTTATTTTTTTTAAAGTATCTCTTTTGATGACTATTTATCAAATTTACTATTGTTGTTGTTTTTCCTGTACCCGGAGGACCATATAGCAATATGTTGGGAAAATAATCCTTATCCAATATATTTTCAAATATACGTTTATTAATTGGGTCTAATACAATGTTCTCAAATTCGGTTGGTCTATATTTTTCCACCCAAGGGATTGTATTTATATTTGTCATTGAAATAAACGATACAATTATTTTTATATGGATATATATTAAGAGTTTATAGTATAATAATTTTTATACTATAAAGAGTGTAATTAATTATATTATTGACTGGATATTATACTTGGTTACAACCCACGATGAATTGCCTCGACTAGTAATGCCATTATCATAGGAACTTGCCAGTAATTGAACAGATAAAAATATTCACGTTTTCTTAAGACAAATGCTTGTATAAATATGTATACTGATACTAATGCCGCAAATGAAAGGGATATAATTGATAGTAAGAGAAGTTTATCCATTATTATATAATATACGTAGAAAACTATTTAATAAAATGATATAAAATAGAAAACACTTATCTCTTTATAAAATGGACAAAGAACCTATTATACCGAAGAAGAGAGGAAGACGCAAGAAGAGCGAAATGCTAAACGAGACGAAAGAACCAACTGTCCCCAAAAAAAGAGGGAGAAAACCCAAAGGGGGGAAATTAACTACGAAAACCACTAATGACCTTTCACAAGAAATGTTACCACGCAATGTCATATTACACTTGAACTGTAACCTCATTGACCTCGAAAACCCATCTTATTCTATAGAAGAAAACATGAGGTATAAACCATCGTTACCACCTGAGGTTAAAGCGTATGACACAATTGGTGGCGATAGTTATTGCGAATACGAGAATAAAAATACGCAGGACAATTTCGCTTATGGCGATGGAAATGACATTATTGATAACACATGCAAGATGTGCAACGCTACAAAAGATGATTCACATCAAGATGATGACAATGTCAATATGAAAGACATTAACGTAAAGTTAAAGCAGTTGAAGATATCATTATATAACAATGATTTACAAGGGAAAACCTCCTCTTGTTTTTGGTGCACGTATGAATTTGACAATCACGCATGTTATATACCTAAGACTGAAACAGAAGAAACTGTTTGTGGTTACGGATCATTCTGTAGACCAGAATGTGCCGTTGCGCACTTATTTAAAGAAAACATTGACGACTCAACCAAATTTGAACGATACCAGCTGTTAAATCAGTTATACAGCAAAGTGTATGAGTATAAAGAAAATATTAAACCTGCACCTGACCCTCATTATTTACTGGATAAATTCTTTGGAGTATTGTCTATACAAGAATATCGGAAATTACTAACAACCGACAATTTGTTATTTGTTATCGACAAACCAATGACCCGAATTTTGCCCGAATTGTTCGAAGACAATGATAATTTTGTGATGGGTATATATGGCAATAGCGTCACCAAGTCACAGTCGTCTACCAGTCAATACAAAGTTAAAAGACAAAGTGAAAAACAACCCGGTCCAAGCAAATCCAGTATAATGCGTGACAAGTTTGGCATGGTTGCCACAAATTAGTAATGAACTACATTATATCATTACTAATTGTTTAACTAATAATGCAACAGTCTCGTTCACGATGTGATATTCTGTCGAATATTTCATCTAGTTCAGGTGCGTTGTCTGTATCGTTTGAAACTGATATTTCTACTAATTCTATCTCACACGATGGTATGCTCGTGTCTGATGATATAGTGATTTGTTTGTCAACATCATCACTGCTAATGCTGTCATCGCTAATATTATTGTCTTCTACTTCTGCTTCTACTTCTGTTTCTTCTTCTACTTCTGTTTCTTCTTCTATATTCTCGTTGATAATGTATAATGTATTATCTATGTATATCGTATCTAAACACTCCCGCAGTATACCATCTGTCGTATATTCGACGAGTGGTATTTCTTCACTATATTCGTGGTTCATGATATATTATTTATTCATAAAATAATATAATGATTCAACCGATATTTAAAATATAAAGATGATTACGTGCAATATTAAAGGTGGACTGGGAGAACAGCTATTTCAAGTGTTTGCAGTTTTGAACCACAGCATAGACAATAAAATTGCGTTCATATTTCCATATACAGAACTTCTTAAGGACGCAGGATTTTTGTACAAAACATATTGGAAGACATTGCTAGGTGGTTTATTGAAATACACAACAGGAAATAATAAGTTTGAAGACGTTGAACGTATGAATTCGCTTTTATTATTGGAACACCCAACATTTAACGAGGTTTCTTACACTTATGCTGAGATAGGGAACAATGACAATGTATTGATCAATGGTTATTTTCAAAGTTATAAGTATTTTGATAAACACAAGGAGAATTTATTTAAATTAATTGACATTGACCACAATAAACTAAAAATACGTGCTGAATACTTTAATTTGTTAAATACAAATTGCGTTGCAAGTATGCAGTTTATCAGCAAAGACAATAGGAACGGTCATTTTGAGTATACCAATCTCCCACAATCATATTACGAGCACGCTCTTTCTCACATACCAACGCAATATAAAATTTTGGTTTTTTGTGAAGCGAGTGACCGCAATAGAGTTGATGGCATTGTGTCTTCATTAAAGGAAACGTACCCACACGCATTCCAATTTGTGCAACACGATATACCCGATTGGAGACAACTGCTACTTATGAGCTGTTGTGGAATTAATGTGTTGGCCAATAGCTCATTTAGTTGGTGGGGGGGGTATTTTAACACTGAATGTGTTGATGTGTTTTACCCGAGTGAATGGTTCGACACAAACACAAATTATGACACTTGCGACCTGTTCCCTGTGTCGTGGAAACAAATCGAAGTGTGATTGCGAAAACATAATTTATAAAATTGAATTGTAAATTATGTAAATAATATAGAAGATAAAACCTATCGTTTACTAGATTAAAACATGTCTTATTCTGCTAACACTGACGCTACCGTTAACTTTGAATATATTAAGAAAATTCCTTTTGTGAATGCGTTGTATAAACACAATAGGAAGCTTCAAAGGAAGAACAAAGACCTCAAGCGTCTTGTCAAACTAATCACCCGCAATGCGTCTCTCCTTTCCCCGTCAGGAACAAGTAGTAACATTACTCGCAATGTAAGTAACATTAGTAGCACTACTCGCAATGTGAGTAGTGGCGATACGTCTGTTAGTGAACCAAATGTATCGTACGCCATTTATGAGAAACATAGCGTTATTGTTCCAACAGTTACAACACACGAATTCTCACGCTGTTACCGTTGCAAAAAACAGTATGCTAACGACCACCCGGGTGGGGACTGGGGATTGAACGAGGTATGGGTGTGTAAATCGTGTCTCCCTACGTGTTTGAAATGTAACAAACAGTTGTGTCAATTGGAAGATAATTGTTGTTACTCGGGTCGCAGTGATGGCATTGGATGTGAGAGCGATGAAGAAGGTAAATGTGATACGACAAAGGGGGTAGTTGAAAATGATAATGAAGATGAATGTGATTTGACAGAGGATGAAGTAGTTGTAGAGGAGGATGAAGTAGTTGTAGAGGAGGAAGAGGAAGAGGAGGAAGTAGTAGAAGATGAAGAGGAGGAGGAGGAGGAGGAGGAGGAGGAAGAGGAGGAAGAGGAGGAAGAGGAGGAAGAGGAGGAAGAGGAGGAAGAGGAGGAAGAGGAGGAAGAGGAGGAAGAGGAGGAAGAGGAGGAAGAGGAGGAAGAGGAGGAAGAGGAGGAA